AAGGGCAGCTAATAGCAGAATAAGAAAAGAAAAAGGCATAAGAACAGAGCCTGCATATGTAACACCAGTGACGCCTAGTCACATTGACAGGATAGGGAGAGATGTCTGGTAACTCAATAGTATTTAATAGAGTAATAACTGCTAACGATAGATCAAAAGAAATAGATCTCAGAAAAGAGCTTGATGATTTTTTGTTTGGATCTTTAGTGGAGATTAGTAAACACTATGAGGTACTAATCAGGCAGTTCAGAAGGGATAAGGTGAACCAAAGAGTTAAGTGCAAATGCAATGTAAATAATGAAGGTTCAATCAATCCAAATTGTCCCCTTTGCTTAGGTGAGGGATACTTGTGGGATGAAAAGATACAGCCTAGTTTTAAAGGCTATGGAACCAGTGATGGTTCTAAGTTTTCAAACTTAATAAACCTGGGACCAGGTGACACAAGAAAAGGGGAAGTAGTTTTCTACTTCAGGTGGAATGCTGACATAAAAAAGACCGACATTATCATTGAACTTCAAAAAGACAAAGAAAGAACAATAAACTTTAAATCTCTAAAGAGAGGTAAAAAGTGGAAAATACAAGAAATAGAAGAAAAGAGAAGTGATTACGGGAGACTAGAATATCTTATAGTTTACTGTACCTCTGAAGATCTATTTAACAATGATAGAGTGGAGCCCTAAGTGACAACTGGAATAAATAATAAATTACTAAATTTAGAACTATTAGAGAAAGTAAAAAGCACTTTAAGTTCTATCCCATTAGGTTTACCTGATGGAACAAGACTTAGTATAGATAATTTTGGAGGAGTTTCAGTATATGGACCTCAAAAGCATCCTAATAGCCTTAGTGATACAGATGACATATTCAATTGTATTAAGAAACTCATTGAAGAAGAAGCAAAAAACAGACCATTAAACTTCTTTCCTAAAGATGAGAATGGGCAGTATTATGTGCCTTTTAAGAAGGATGAAATTGAAGATGAGCTTGTATTGCCTTGTGTTACATTCTCAGTATTAGAAGAAGAACCTGGCCCCTGGGGAAGGGGCAATCCAGGTTCACCAAATACAAGTCAACTTAAGCCGGTTCTGAGAGCTGAAATACCAGACCCGGATGATGCTAATAAAACTATAATGATACTTTCAAGGAGGCTTTCTGGTAAATTTAAACTTACATGTTGGGGAGAAAATGCAAGATCAGTAGATGATCTTAGGAAGTGGTTAGATCATGTAATACAAATGAATATGTGGTACTTTACCTATAGTGGTTTAAATCAGTTGCATTTTGAAAAAAGAACAGCTGATAAAGTTTCTAAGGTTGATGGAAAAACAATGCACTCCAGAGGTTTAGAATACTACTATATGTTAGAAAGGTTACAATGGTTATCTGTAGATAACCTGAGAGAAATCATAATCAAACTTAATCTGGTATCTTAAGGAGGACCATAATGGCTTATCCGAACATTGCAGGAACTACAGTAAATCTTACTGATGGTAACCTAAGAGAAGTTAATAACACAAATGAGCCTGGCGTACTAGTTATCGGTCGGGCCCAAACTGGACCTACATCCAGTATCGTTTCAGTTGCATCTATTCAAGACGGTGCAAGTATATACGGAAAGCAAAGCGATCTGTTTAAAGGAATAGTTGAGGCATCTCAAGGTGGTGCTCTTAACTTGCTAGGCTATCGGTTAGCTGGAGTTGCGCCTGTTCTAACAAATGTAGGTTCAGAAGCTGCTGAAGTATCAGGTGGTATAGAAGGAACTGGCTTCACTATAGCTCCTGCATTGGAATCAGCGGAAGCTGCTTCTATATATGCAGTTGCTTATCAGTCTTCAGTAAATAGAAACCCTGATGGGAATAATGCTGATGAAGGAGCTGCTGTTAATGAACTTATGGTTCTTAACACTCAGACCGGTAAAGTAGTCTATCACGGAACTGCAACTCAGACATTTCTTGACCTTGGAGAAGTGACTGTTTCCAGTGATGTATTTAATAATACTGATACAAGTGTAGACGTTGTTACTGTTACATTCACGGTAAACGCAGGGTTAACTAATCAAACTTTAAGCTTTGTTATAAGTGGTAAAGTTGTTAGTTTTCCAATACTTGCAACAGATACTGCCGCTGGGATAGCAACTAAATTTGTAACTGCTTTTAATGCCACCGATCTTGATGTTGTATTTACTGCTGGTGCATCTGGTGCAATTGTAACTATTACTGCTGATAAAGCAGTATCTTCTGATGGTGTACTTAGATATCCGACAGGCCACCCTCAAGCAGGTCGTCCTGCTAGACCTGTAGTGTACTCTGTTCCTGATACTACTAGTAGCCTAGAAATTGCAATTAACAAAACAGATGGGCCTGAAGCATTTGATATTGGATGGCTACCTCTGTATGTTGAAGATCCGCTATCAACTATTAACGGTGGTGGGTTTGTAGGTCTATCTCAGGTTCCTTTATTTTTCAATACAATGAATGCTATCTACACTCAGATAGGTGGCGTAGATTTTGCGCCCAAAGCTACTATCTTTACTGCTGGTCAGACAATGGCTTCAACTTCATATATGAAGTTGTATGAGAAACTAGATGAAGCTTACTCTCTACTTTCATTCAGGTCATTTGACTTTGTCGTCCCTCAGGGAATTAAACTTGATGCAGTAAATGTTGCTGATCTATCCCCAGAGCAGGTAGCTAGCCTTGGTCTAGATGACCTAGAGGACTATCCTCTAGTTGGCTCACCTTCTGATGTATTGGGTAAATTGGCAAGAGTTCTAAATTCTGATGGATTTACCTATACCTACTATTGGGATACTGACAATGACGGTGTAGCTAATATTGCATCAGATGGTGAGCCTGGCGATGCTCCTGATGACCTAGTTTTTTATGAAGTAAACTTTGCTCACCAGCTTGCCTTGTTCTGCTATAAGACTAGTGAAGATTTTAACTTCTGCCATGGGTTTGTGGCCACTTCACTTCCCCGAGCACTAGATCCTCGTTCTATTAGAACCTGGGCAGGTAGAAGCCCGTCTTCAGTTTATGACGCAAGACTTGAAAGGTATGTTATACCTGCAGCTGGTGATGGAACAGGGCTGCTTGGTCATAAGCTTGTAGGTGGTAGTGCTGATTTCCACTTTGGATTCCGTCGACCTGGAATACCGCTTACAATTGATGAAAACTTCGGCACAATGTCAGATGTTGACAAGCTTGTAGTAGATAGCAATGGTCTAGTGGTTGACATCGGCAAGTACATATCAGTTGTATCTGGGTTTGGTAATCTAAGAAATGAATACAATTCAGTAAGAGGCGGATATCTAACTAATCTTGCAGCCTGGTATGCTGGTCGAGTATCTGCTTTAGCTCCGGTTAACTCACCCACAAATAAAACAGCCAATAACGTTGGCATGATTTATGACATTGATGCCAGAATTGTAGATGAGCTTGCTGGAAACAGAGTTGTTGCTCTCTTTAAGAAGGATGGAGTTCCTACAATTGCAGATGCACCTACATTTGCAAATGAAGGATCAGACTACAAGAGACTTACAACAATGCGAATTGTTCACACTGTAGTTAAAGAACTTCGCGCTGCTGCTGATCCCTTCCTTGGTGAAGGCCTTAGTACTCAAAAGCGTGCTGCTCTAGATACTGCCCTTCAAAGTGTAATACTTCAAAACATGGGTATTAATCTTACAGGTGGTAACTTCATAGTGAAACAAACAGCGGCTGAAAGAGTTGAAGGAAGAATGAGATTATATGTATCTCTAGTTCCCATCTTTGAGCTTAGAAAGATTAACGTAGAAATTTCGCTAAGCGCAGGCGAATAAGGAGATAGAATATGACACTTAGACAGAACGAGTATTTTACTAGGTCTTTTTCCTCCTTTTCTGGAGCGGATATTAAGGTGGTTTTTGCAGGGATTGAAATTGCAACCCTACAGGCCATCTCATATGCAATCCAAAGAGAAAAGGCACCCATCTATACACTAGGCGATCCTAACCCGAGGGCCTTCTCAAGAGGCAAGCGTGGCATTGCTGGATCAATGATTTTCATTATGTTTGATACTCACGCACTGCTTGATGCATTTAAGGATGCTGACCGTGAAAATCTTGCTAAGTTCGTTACAGATATTAACGAAATTAATCCTATAATGTTTGAAAGCGGAGCTAGAGACCAAGACGTGTCACCTATAGAAGTTGACGGACCTAGTACTTATTGGAACAGCTATGGTGTAAGTACAGCATTCTATGTTGATCAAATTCCTCCATTTGATGTAACAATACTAGCTGCAAATGAAACTGCAGGTGGTGCAGTTATGAGAATTTGGTCCGCTGAAATCATGAATGAAGGCTACGGTATTAGCGTTGATGACATGGTTTCAGAAATGCAATGTACCTATGTATGTCGTATGATTACTAGATGGCGTAGAGCTGGAACTAACGGCGATACATTTGGCTTCCAGGCCAATAGAGTTGGTCCTGGTGTTGAAGTTACAGGTCCAGAGATAAGTGCAGCAAGTAGAATATAAGTGATTTGATTATTCTACTTATTTGGTCACTTTAACTTAAAGTCAATTAAGGCCCCGAAAGGGGCCTTTTTTGTTATAGGATAATACTCATAGGAAGTATTCAAGGATTTTATTATGAGTAGACCATTTCAGAATGAATTACAATGGTATGATCAGCCAGAAGAAATAATAAGAAGAAATGGTGGATTTTCTGGCTGTGATATTGATTTAGTTGTCAGACTACCAGCAACTTACGATAGAAGGGGAAGGCTTCTTTCTCAGTCTGTAGCATATCAACTTGGAAGTATACAGACTTTAAGTTATCAATCTTATAACTCCAAAGAAGCAGTAAGGTCTTTGGGTTTTAAAAATGTAAGGGGCTATGCAAGAGGATCAAGAACAATAGCTGGCACCTTAATGTTAAATCAGCTATATACACATGTACTTGATGATGTAGGTACTTCAACTATACTAAATGACACAAAAGGTATATTGACTTATTCATCTGGTAGTATTGTTTATGTTCGTAATGTCCCCCTTGATCCTAAAATAAGAGAGGTTGTTGGAGAGACTTATGATTCTATTGAGTCTCCTTCTGTAATAAATAGAAGGCATAACTTTGACTTTTCCTGGGATCAAAATACAATAGGAAGACAACTTAAATCTTCTGACTTGCCACCATTTGATATTATTGCCATATTTGTGAATGAATATGGACATGTGGGTAAGATGGTTATTTATGGAGTTGATTTAGTTACTGAAGGCGGAGTACTCAGTATAGAGGATATTTATACTGAAGTTAGCATGCAGTATGTAGCTAGAGATATTGAATACTTTCATAGTGAAACTCAGGCTGGCACAAGTCAATGGAGAGGTGTGAGTCCCTTTGGAGGTGGCGGTAATAGAAACACAGAGCTATCATTTGTTATGGATTCAATGGGTGATGCAAGTGATAGGGTCTGGAGGTCAGTTTATGGAGGTGGAGATGCAGCAGGAGCTGAGTCACTTTTACGAGTTGAAGAAGGAATAAGGGCTAACAGGCAAGGGTTTGAAGGAAATAGTGTCCTTGGGACTAGTCAACCTACACTAGTTGATATTTCTGGAGTTATTGGATCTGCACAGACACAGGTAGGAAATAGCTTGGATCGATCACTATATGTTACACAAACAGTAGATGTATTTAATAATACAAACACATTAACCAGGGAAGATGACGGATTAAATCTTACAAATCTTGATAGAATAAGATCTTTGATTACAGGTACAAGTTACCTAGATAATATTGAAACTATTATTGGAGATACTCTTAGATTTACTACTATTAGGATACTGTATGATGAATTAGAATTAGAAAGAAGTAGGCGAATTAGTTATGAGAATGGTGGTTTCTCGTCAGAGAATTCACTTTCTAGATCCACTACACCATTACCTTTGGATACTATAGATTTTATAATTAGATACTTAATAGATGTTGATTATTTAAATACAATTGGTGGAAGTGGAGGGTAAAAATGGCAAGTGAATATTCAGCAAATTATTTTAGTGGAGCAAATGTTTCTATTTTTATAGGCCCTTACTTATTGACAGAAGTATTTGGAATAAGCTGGCAGGAAATGGAATCACTACAGCCTGAGTATGGTTATAATTCAAGATACTATAACTTTGTGAGTGAAGGGCAAGTTTCTGTAATAGGAAACTTGTATTTAAACTTTGTTCACGTTTCATACTTGTCAACTCTCTTACAAAAGTATCATGAGTTTATTGCTCTAGTAGAAGGTGCAGCAAGGCAAGGACAGATTGAAGGCATAATTGGAATTCTTGAAGAAAGAGAAGAAACTGCAAATTTAATAAATCTTGTAAGAAACTTCTATGACCCTAATTTAAGAAATATAAGTGGATATGGTTCTCCTGTTAATAATAGCAGTAGTAGTTTACTAAGTCCTGGGGCCTATGCAAGTGCTCCTGTTTTAACATCTCAAATGTTGAGAGCTGCCCAGGATGGACAGCGCGTAATAAATGCGGTAGATTTTGATAATAGATCGCCTGATTTATCAATGGCAAATCTAACAGATGCTAATGCATTTAGGACTAATACTTCACTTTCAAGATCTTTGGATGTTGGATTGAATGCTATATTTGATTCACCTGAAACAAGGACATCTCTTATATCTTTTTTTACAGGTGGTACTGTTACATCTAATTCACTTTATGAGAATAATGATGGATCTGTAACTCAAAATTCAGGTCTAAGATTTGATTCACTATCTGAAATGGTTGATAATTCAGTAAATAGATACGCAGCAAAAAGTCCAGGTATGATTTATGCAAACCCTAGGCAGTTTGGCTCTGCCTCACAAGGCGCAAAGGGTATTGATATAGCAGTACACTATGGTCCACCTGGTGGGCTTTCAGAAGAAAATAAAGTGTATAATTACAGTACAAATAGCTCTTTCATGTTAAAAGGTGTTCGTTTTACAGGAGAGAGCGGAATATTAAGAAATGATGATCAGCCTGTTCTTGAGTCTTACCCATTTCTGGCAAGACGCAAGGTGACTATAGCCGATAGAAGCTATACGACTTAGGCGTAACTTGTAGGTTAAGGTGCAATAATGAGTACTAAATTTAGTGATCCTAGTGAGCTACTTGAGAGAGAGCTAGCTGAAAGCGTAAAGCTTGAAGAACCTGATGCTGGTCAGGTTGAAGAAGTTAATCCTGCAGAAAAAAGACGACTAGATGGATTGGCAGTATTTGCTTCACTTGGACTGAGTGAGCTTGATATTAAGGAAGCAAAAGCAAAGTTTAAAAGAGTCTATAGTTTTATCTTTGATGAAGATAATGCCTTCCTTTACAAGGCTCTTAATAAGAGAGACTTTGATAACATTGTTGCTTTAGCTAAAGGTGATGAAGAAAAGTTTAAGTCACTGATTGTAAGGACTGGAACTATCTGGCCTTCAGTTACAACTGAGTACTTGGGCGAGAAGCCTGCTGGTATTAGTAAGCTTCTATTTGAACTCATAATGGCACAGTCAGGCTTTGTAGATATTGGACTTGCTCTTCAAAGTGTAATCGAGCTCTAATGTCTCTTTCTAATGCAGATGTCATAAAGAGTAAAAAACTCTATCTCATAAAGTATGAGATGGAAGAGGGTGAAATTTATGTCATATTTAAACTCATACCGTGGAAAGAGTTTAAGAGAGTTTTCCACGCAAAAGAAACAGATGTAATCCCAGAGAATGAGCTTTGGAATTTAATATTTAAACTTTATACAGTTATAGGAGAAGCTTTAACCGAAGAAGATATACTTGAACTTCCTGCTGGTGTTGTAATAACAACTGCAAAGATTATATTTGAGATGTCAAATTCCTTCGGGATGCCTTCTAAAACTAACGGCATTGAGCTAAATAAGTTTCTAAATAAACTTAACTATGCAAGAATGATGTCTAAGGTTTCTATAGAAAAGCAACTGTTTGCTCTTATATGTTCTGTGTATAAAGGCTATACTTTCTCTTCTCTCGAAGAGATGGATTTTAATGAAATTCTTGAGTTGTTTGTTGCAGCGGAAAACCACCTATTAAATATAGGTGTGTTGCAACAGCATCTTTCTTTTACTCCTGTTGGCGGAAATGGAGAAACCTTACAAGAAGAAGCTCCACCAAAAATGGATAAACAGGAAAGTCAAGGACAAGTAAAACTAACAAATGCTGAAAAGCAAATGCTTATGGCAAGACAAGCACAAGAAGAAAAGAATAGGAGAATGAGAAATGGAACCTAATAAAATGATTCAAACTAAAGATATAGTAATTCAAACTAAAGCAGGTGATATGGTGTGTCCTGCGATTAACTATGACACTCCTTTCCCTGTTGATGAATTTAAAGCTGCACCTCTTATGACTGAGGAAGAGGTTATAGCTCAAGCTCTACAGGCAGGATGCCCTCCTGCTGGTTGGGAAATAATTCAAAGAAGAAAGTTAAGAGAAAAACAAATACAAATGTTAAAAGACCAACAAGAAAAAGATAAAGTGTTAAAGGATAATAAAGGTAATAAAAAGAAACTAAACCTAAAGCAACTAAAAGCATTAGAGTTAGCAGAGAGAAAGCAGGTGTAAGATGATTCAGGACCCTGTAACTGGGCAGACCGTACCTTTTAGCTTTGGCTTTGATGCTCCCGCAGAAAAAGTCTCATTCGGTCGAGTTCAGTCACAGTTTGTGCCTGATGAAGGAGAATCGGGGGAAATAAATCCTACAGCCGAAAGGGCAATGTCCTTGGGTGTAGGGGCAGCTGTTTTATACTATGGCGCTCCTAGAGCTTTGGATGAATTTGTAAAGTTTAGTAAGATTAAGTCGCTTGAAGACTATGACTTGCCTGGAGAGCAAGCCATAGATAAAATTAGAAGAACTTCTGGAAGCTCAGCAAATAAAGCTCTAGATGCAATGCTTGGGCCTGAGCCTCAGGGATTTGATCCAGCCGACTTACAAGATCCAGCGAAAAGACTTAGTGCAATAAATGCCTTCAAGGCTCAGAAGAAATACTCAGCTGAGGTTATGTTTAACCTTAAAAAAGCAGAGCTAGAAGAAAGACTAAGACTAGAGCCATTCAAGAGTACTGCAGAGGATTCTATTGGTAGGAAAGCCTTTGAGTTCGCAAGAAGAGTTGAAACATTTAATGCTGCTGGAGACTTTCTATCTCCTATATTTAGAATATTTGCAAAGGCTCTTGGTGCTGGTAATATTCTTTCTTATTACTCTAAGACGGGTGAGCAAGCTACAACTGCCTTTAACGTATCAGCAAGTCAAGTAGGCTCAGATGTAAGAGGTGCCTGGAGGACATTTCTTGAGTCTGATATATTTAATGCTTCACTCCCTGGTGAAGCGACAGATACAATTGAAGCTCGAAAAGCAAGGCTATCTAAAGCTTTTGAGCAAGCTGACTATCTTGTTGTAAAGGGAGGCAACCTCTATAGAGGTAGGGCTGTCGTAAGAGATAGAAAGAAAGTAATTGAAGCAATAAATGAAGATCCACTACTTAAAGGAGTGAACTTAATTAGTGGAACAGGAAAAGAAAGAGTAGGAATATTAACTGAAATTGATTCTTCTTTTGGTGATAGATTAGGCCCTACAAGAAGAATAAGAGGAGAGTTAATTGGAGCAAGTGAAGGATTTCTATTTCTTCCAAAGAATATACAAGGTCCATTTACTGATCCAAGATTAAATCAATCACTATTCCTTGCAAAGGGATGGATGTCCTCTTCTCTTCAGAGAACAGCAGGACTAATGGAAGAGCTTGCCACTGAAGGCAAAAACTTTCTTAAAGATACAGTTGGATATTTAACTACAAATAAAAATACAGGCAAAGTATCGGCTATAGCAAGAGCGTTTGGGATACTTCCAGACTTCCACCTAAAGACCTCTGCTGGTATGCTGGGTACATACATGGGCTTCGCAATGAAGACCTATGCTGGCCTTGCCATAGCTAACCAGAGTCAGTTCTGGCAACAGAATGGAGGGTTCCTTGGCTGGATGGCTGGTGGTGCAATAAACACTGGCATTGGCGCCTATATTGGCTCTAAACTCGCCACAGCACTAAAAGTAGACTCAGGTAGGGGTAGGCTTATAGGCGCGGCTATAGGGGCAACCTCGTTCATTCCAGGCAGTCCTTTTAATGATGGTGTTATTGGTGGTGGAGCAAGGATATTTGGAGGAATAAATCGCCTAAGGTCAACCATAGGCGAAGCTACCTTGATGAATAGCTGGAGAAGAACTCTAGAAAAAATAGCTCCTGGTTCTACTGATTTTACCAGTGCTATGTTTTTTGGCTTAGCTGGATCACTTGCACTTACAGCAGGTTACAGAAAGTTTTCAGGAAAAACTTTTATATCCAAGTCAGATAGAATTGCTTATCTGAAAGCTTTTGATTTCGACAAGATTGAAGACCTTGTTGATCCCAGGCTTGGAGAAACTCTAGATCAACCTGGTGGTAACCTTAAAGTTGCTCAAGATTTAAGAAGAACTCTTCCATTCCAGCAAATGGATGCTGGAAAAAAAGAAAAGATATTTCAAGAAATAAAAACATATGTAGAGGATGCAAGGCAGGATCCTGCAAGGTGGGTAAAGTTACAGAATGACTTTGCCATGGTTGAAGACACCTATTCTGCTAAATCAATCTCGCTAGCAGAAATGCTAGAAGAACAATCATATGAAAAAGCTAGAGCTAAATTACAGAATCCAAAACTGGGACTAGCAAAGCGTATAGAAACAATGGCACTTGAATTACCTCTCGCAAGAGGTGTAATTTATGGTGCTATTGCTATGACTGCTATTTATGCAGGACTTACTGGTCAGCTAGGTACAAAAGAAACTCCTACAGAAATTGGGCAATATAATCGCGGAGAAAAGTTAGAAGTAGTAAGAAGAGCCCAAAACTGGGAAGGTGGCTCTGAAGCCTATGAAGGTGCTGAGCCGCTATATCACAGGCCTACATTTATTGCAAGATTAATTAGTGGAACAATGTCTTCTGGTTCCTCTAATAGGGGTATGGTTGAAGAGTTCTTACTTAAGAACTTCACATATGAACTAGAAAGAGAAAGTTACTATACTAAGCCTGCGCCAATTACTTCTGCTGCCTTTGATACATTGCCAATGGTTTACCTGGCAATAAAGCCGCTAGCAGATTTAATTAAAAGACCAAAGTTGATGCATGAAGAAATGTGGCATCAAGATGGTCAGTATTTGGAAATATCAGAAGGACTAGATCCATTGCCTAATATGGGAATGGGTGGCGAAGGTATGGCTGCCCCAGTCAGCCCATACTCATATAGTAGGGTAATCTCTAAGGTAGTTAATCAAGCTCAAGCTTTTGCAGGTATTAGAGGCTTCTATACAAAAGAAGCAACAAAGTTTATTGGAGGATTTACTGGCATTGCAGACCAGAGAAAAGAACTAGAGTCATACAGTGAAAACGTAGATATGACATCCAGGTTCTATGATCTTCATACAGGTGGTGGCTTTATGGGCGTGCCGTTTGTATCTGAAATCATAAGAAGATTCATGGTCAAAAATAATGCTGGTACTTATAATCCAATTCCTAATGAGCTTCCCAGTTGGCTTCCAGAATCTATGAGGTATGGAAATCCCTATACTTCACTAGCACATGGAGGAGCTGAATATAGAATGCCAGGTGAAGGCTATGCCTCTCTGAATCCTGAAATGAAAGGAGTAGACCCAGAAAACTACTCTACTGCTCATAGGTTCAAGATACTAGGTAATATAGCTCCTTGGTCAAATGAATACAGAGACACAAGAGATCAAATAGAATCTGAAATATCAAGAGGTATGATCTCAAAAGAAGGTTATAGAGATTACTATAATACTCTTCAAGATATTAAAGATAGGCAAAAGAAGCTTGCTTTTAATCCTTACCTTTATGATCCTAGTAATTATGACAGCATCATAGGTAGGGTAAAAAACTTAGATGCTGACAATCTTGCATTTGAACTAGAAGGTGTAACTGGAAAGTTTACACTGGCAGGTGTAACTAATAATGCTGGTGACTTGGTTGGTCAGCTTAACCTTGAAATACATGAAGCTGCAAAAGTCAGAAAGCAGAATGCTTCCGAGTTTCAGAAGCTAATTGAAAAAGGTGAGTTTGTAAAAGTAACAATGCCTAAGTCAATTGGCCATGCGGTTAATGAAAGGGGCCATATAATGGCGGCTGTAAGTAAACCTCTTACTCAGCTTAGTTATAATGCAGCCTTAGCGAGAAATGCCAATGTAGCAACTGAAGATTCAGTTATTGGTCAATATGCAATGGGAGGTTTTGCAGGGAAGACTGCAGGTAGGGCGTATCAGGCATTTACTCATACTGCTACATCTTTAACTGCACCAGTAGAATTCATATCTAAGTTCGGCTTTTCTCCAGGCATGAAGCTTATGCCTGAAAGAACAGCAAGAGAAGAGTATGAACAGTTTAACCTGTACGGTACAAGAGTTAGACTTTGGCAAAATCCTTTGACTCACTGGTTTGGTTCTTCAGCTAAGTCGTTCGCACATAATGTAGTTGGTTTAGACTTTGTAAGCCCTGGTGTACAGAAGCAAAGAGATGTAGAAGAATACTTTGATAAAGCTAAATATGTAAAGTACAAGAGTGCAGAAAGAGCAGCCAATGCAGCAGGCAATGATGAAATGGCTATTGCTTATAAGTCAATGGCGAGAGACACAATGATAGGGGGCTCTGGGTTTGTAGGAGATACAAGATTTAGAAACTTGATGAAAGGAAATGAAGGAGCCTATGCTTTAGGCATGGCGGCAGAAATAAACCCTTATGAGCAAAATAAAATCCTGTCTGTCCTACCAGAACATAAAAGAAGAATAATGGCTGGCAAGTATGGCCAGCAAGACCAGGCAGCAATTAATAGAATGCTACAGGCTTCACCAATAAGTGAAGCTGGTATGGACTATTTAGATAAGCTAAATAATCTACAGAGATCAGATGGCTACCTAATGGAAACCTCTTCAGTCGAAGCATACAATATGCAGAAGCAGGAAAATGAAGAGTACTCTGATTTTAGAAGAAGAAAAGAACTAGAAGAATACTATAGAAAGAATAATAGGCCCAAAGCAGACTGGGCAGGTTTTAATCCGAATGTAGACCTTGAAGATGTCAAGTTAAGGTACTTACAGAACGAAGGTTTGGATTATCATAACTTCTCGATCTTTGAATCTAGAAACGAATATCTCCATAGGAAGCCCTACATAACAAGCCATGACATTACTCAAGTAGGTATAGGCTATACGAACCTTAACATGGCAATTAACAGTTTAAATCAAGTAAGACAAATGATGGCAGCTCCCGTAAGCGGAACTACATTTGTTGGTAACTCTGAATCAAGAAGTAGTAACTTTATACAGTTAACACTAGAGCAAGACCGATTCTATAGAATGGAAGGAATGTAATGGAACGTAGATTTGAATTCCAGGATTTGGCTGCACTTGGTGCCATTGGTGTAGGTCTTGCCGTAGGTATAAGAAGTGCCAAGAGCGCAGGCGTTACCACAGATGATATAGTTAGAGCTTACTCTAATGTAACACCAATTAGAGATGCGACTCCAATTCCAGTTCTGCAAAAAACTCAAATGAGCCAGCAGAATGTTCTAAGTAGAATTGCAAATGCTGTCGAAATAAGAGAAAAGTTTAATGCTCAAAAAGTAGACAGAATTATAAGTGGAATGGCAACTGCACCTCTTAGTGCAAATGAGTTAAATGCAGCAAAATTTGGATTACTAGAGTACGCTACGAGTCCTCAAGTTGATCCTCAACTTAGAAGTCAGCTACTAGGAGGTCAAGATATTGGGACCTTTGCAACTGATATATTCAACATGAATGAGCCTCAAGTTAGAGCAGAGGTAACTAGGGCATCAAGTATTAGTGCATTAAAAGAGCAGAAAAGAAATCTTAAAAATATCATTGGAAACAAGTCAAGGTCTGCTTCAAGATTTAAAAATAATCTTGCCACTGTAGCTAGGGTATTTGATGTTAAAGAAGCTAGAGCAAAAGTAAAAAATCCAACAAATCCATCAAAAAGAGTATTTAATTCAATGACATCAAACATGTCATATAGTGCAGTATTGAATAAAAATGTAAGAAGGTATCCATTAAAAGATAAAATAAATGTTTTAGGAACTGACTTTAGTAGAACCTTTGATTTTAAAGGTGGAGCTGAAGGCCCATGGAAGCAAGTAGAAAATGCACTAGAAGGGTTAAATTTAAAAAATAGCATAAACAACAAAGTAAGAGATGAAGTAGTAGAAAAGTTTAGAAAAACTCAAGACTATCTAACTCAATTAGAAGGTAAAGGAATCATCCCTAATAGAAGTAATCTAAGTATTACGGTTATGGGAATGAAGGGGATGGATAGTCCTGCTATTTATTTGAATGTTCCATTTGGCGATTCAATGGACCAAGCAAGAGGTAGAGTTGGTTTTCAGATTCCTTTAAATAGACCTAATTATATAAGCCAAAGAGGAACCTCAACCCCTGTTTATTTTTCTACAGCAGAACCTAGAAATCCCGTTGCATTAAATGCAATGACAATGAGAGCGGGCTCTATTAATGAGATAGGAGAAATACAAGGTGGTAATAGATTATTAAATACTATTGATGCTGTATTCTTTGGAGGGGCAGATAATGTTGATGTAAAAAATATACCTTTCTATGAATCAATAATAACCTCTAAAAAATCACTACTTCCGATAGATAATAGTGATCCAATTTTAAATGAAGCAGCAGCGAGACAGAAAGGAGTCGGAGTAGAAGATGTTACAGGTAGACTGAAAGAAGGTAATATATTTACCGTCAATCCCTTAGACTCACTATTTGGAACAGGAGATGATAAAGCTAAATATGGCCAGTCAGTTATTGGATCAATTGATGATGCAGCTAAATCTCAGTTAATGGTTCAAAGAGGAAGAATGATTGGAATAAGTGGATTATCTGAACTTCTAGATACTTCACAATTTACATCTAAAGATATATTTGATGATATACACCGTCAACTGAATAATACTATTTCTAGCTATGGGGGTAGATACTCAATCTTGAGAGTTAATGCTTCAAGTGTTTCCCCTGGTCAGGTAGGTATAGAAAGAGGAGGGATAAGTGCTGTTTCATTTAACTTAACCAATCCTGAGGCGGTAGGTCTTACTCAGGATCAGTTAAAAGAAGTTGTTGAAGGTAGAGGCGGAAGATTAGGTAAGCTGGCTGATTTAAATCAAGCTGAAAGAGAAGACCTTGCTAAAAGTCTTGGAGTTGGAACAGAGGAGCTAGAAGATATCGCCAGAGCAGAAGGAGGAGGAGTAGGCAGAGCAAGCAAACTTGTTAGGTTAAAAATAGCTAAAATGGGAGAGGGTGCAGCAACTATACTTGATGAGTATACACACTTTGGTCTTTTAGAGGGAACAGCTGATCCTACTGGATTTAATCAAGGAAGAAGACCATCCCAGCCTCTAGTTGATGTATTTGAACCAACTCAATCATCACTAAATGAGATGAGTGAAAGTCGCTACAGTTTAACTGATGAAACAGGGAATAAGTATACTTTATTTTCTCCCTTGGAAGAGATAGGAGTATCAAGGTCAGAAATGCCCTCAGATGTAAGAAAGACAAGAATAAATAGGAGATATTTATTCATGCATCCAGAAGCAGAGAGAGACATCACTGGTGGAGTGGTTTCAAGAGCTAAATCAAGCTTTCAAGAAGGTATAAGTGTTGCTGTCACCGATAAAGTTAATCCTGAGTTTTATGGGCAATCTGTAAAATCAAGAGTTTTTCTAGGAGAAAGTAAAACTATATTAAGCGAAAGAATGGAGAAATTAACATCAGCACTACTCTCACTGTCAGAAGATGACAGGAAAGATAGTACGATTAGAAAAGAAACAATCAGAAAAGCTCTATTTGAAGGAGATCTTGGAAATCTAAAAGCTCCTAGACCTATCTTTGAAAGGGGAGAGTTTCTAGGTCTTAAGATGGATGCTAGAAGTGGTTTAGATTTATCTGGAGTAGATTTTGGTGGAATGCCTGAGTATGCACTAGAAGATGCATATATAGATGGTAATACATTAGACTTAGAATTTAAGCCAATTATAAGATCACAACAAGCATCTAAAGTTATGCTCTCAAGTAAGACAACTCAGGTAGCTATGGGGTCTGATGAGTTAGCAGATGTATTAAGACTAGGACAAGAAGATGAAGATATATCAAGATTACTTAGCCGCAGGCGTATAGATGCAGTTGCTGATGCTACTGAAATTGCAAGAAAAGGAAACTTAAATGCAATTAGATCACAGCAGCTTAGCGGGCTTATGGAAGTAATGACAGATTTATTTGAAGCAAGTCAGTCCGCAACATTAACACCAAAAGGGATTGAAGCATCAGGTAGATTTGGTAATTTTATTAGAGGCGTAAAGGGGTCCATAGATGCACTAAATAATGCAATGACAGGAACCTCAAAAGGTCAAAATGTTTATAACTATAAGTTTTCAAGATTTAATGAAAATGTTAATAAAGCAAAAGAAATATTAGAAACAAGAAAGGCTAATTTTGGTCAAGATAAAACCCTGCGTCCAGTTGCTGAAGCTTTAGATGAGATGCTTAATAGTCCAAGATCAACATCGGCCTTGTTAGATATAATAGGAATCTTTGGAGCAGCAACAGGCAGAGGTAAGAACGTACTTGATGAAGATGTATTTGGAATATTTGGACTAGAAAAAGTTAAGGCAAAAGGTGGTTCTCTAATAGCAGGTCTAGAATCAGTCCAATCAAAAGGAAAGTACCATGCAGGAATACTTGGTGTAATGGCAGATAAGGAAGCTAGAGATTTAACATTAGATGTTTTAGGTGAGCTGACAAAAGATGAAAAAGGAAATAGCCTTTTTCAAGCAGGGTTTTTAGATGAAACATTAGAAAGAATTGGTATCGGATTACAAAATACAGATGTAAATGAGTTCTTTATTAGAGGACAAGCTGCTACTACTTTCAGAACGACAGCAGGTATATTTGAAGCTAATCAGGTTTCAATAGAAAGAAGGGCAATTCATTCATTACTGAATGTAAATCAATTTGTATCAGAAGATGGCAGGATCAACTTTAGAGATCTCTTTGTTGAAGACTTAGTTACTCAGATACAAGGACCTTCAAGAGAAGAAGCAATTCTTGCAGGATCTTTACTTGGAAACAATGGGCTGCTTGATTTAGCAAGAGGCAATGAGCCAATCGAAGTTCTCACTAGCACTACTGAACTAGGAGATCAGGGAAGAAATGTGACATTACCATTCCTGCAGGGACATGTTAAGAGTCCAATTTTATACATGCCTTCTACAGAAGAAAGAGAAATACTACAAAGGAATATCTTAATTGGAGATAAGACACTTGATAAATCTTACTCTGGAAAAATAGATGAAATAAAAGCAATACTAGGAGGTATGTCACCTGAAGACATGAGTTCATTTGATCCTAAGAGTATACATGGGCAGCAGTTAATAAATGCATTTAATGAAGCAAAAGTCATTGGGTTCTCTACTGCAACTGATATTAATGAGAGATTCTTTTCCGGTGCCATAATTGGAAGTATCTATACACTAGAACAATCAGGACATAAACACTTTGACGACAATCTCAAAGTAGCAGATAACATAATGCTTAAATCCTCAACCAAAGGTGGGGGATTAGTGACTGCAGTAAACAAAAGAGAAGCTCAAAGATTACTAGAAGGAGTCAAGAGAGTTGCCAGTAAAGAAGTAGCAGCTCAAATACAAAAAGAACTATTTGAAGACATGACTCCTGTTTTGCAAATAAGCACAAGATTTCCAACTATTACTGGTACACCTAGAATAGCAGGATTAGTTCAATATGATCCTGACTTAGATTTTGAAGTTAATGAAAGAGGTAACTTTTATAGAAGTGAAGTAGACGGAAAAGTAAACTATATAGAAGTTGATAATTTTGATAACTCAATAGAAGTCAATAAAGATAAAGAAGGGAAATTAATAAAGTACAGAGAAGTAGATACAGAAGTAAGAAGGGGCGGCGTAGCAATAGCCGAAGTAACAGAAGGTGGCAGTAAAAAAGAAGTAATTATAGACTCCTATCTTCTGTCTGGTACTACATCAGACCGTGACGGTGATCAAGCTCTAAGGAATCTATATATAGGTGGGAATAGACAAGAAATACAAGATTTCCTTATGTCAGAAGATGGGAGAAGGCAAATGTTTGCTTACATTTACAAGCAAACAGAAATGCAAAAACAGTATGAAGATATGGTAAAGTCTAGTCCTAGGATGCAAAGCTTTGAAGCTGCAGCCAAAGGAACGGGTGAAGTGTTAGATGATTCAGTAAGGGCACTATCTCAACATGCAGGACAGGCAGAAATTGGCAAAGTTTCATCTGCTATTACTCAGTTAAAGTTACTATCTGCTTATAGTAAAGAAGCGGCAGTTCAAAGCCTGGGAAGCGATACAGTAAAAATAAATGCAATAGAAGAATCCTTTGAAAGGTTTATGGGTTTCCTTCAGGGACTGGAGCAGGTTCCTATTTCATTCAAGCACTCTGCTGCTGGTGAAACTCCCGCTGCAGCATTAACAAATCAGATAATGAACATATTTAGCAATACCGATCAGGTAGAAGCAGAAAAGGCAATGCAAGAATTCCTAACTGGATGGATGGGTGGAGATAAAGATCAAGTTGGAAAGATAACATCAGAGTGGATGGATAACTTTATGCGAACGGCTGTAAGTTACTCAGTTGCAAGTGATGAAATAAGAAATGCAATAAGTCTATCTACAAAGCATAGTGAAGATATTGCAAAGATGAGTCCTGAGGATTTCCAGCAAAGATACAAAATGGCAATGAATGTAAGAGGAATGAGTGTAGTAACAGCGACCCATGCTCATGCTGAGCTTGCAGCTGCTGTTCAAGCTGCCTCATTAAAGGGAAATGAGCAGATAGCTGCCTTAAATAATAGCCTTATAGAAAGAGCAGCTGAAGCTAAAATGAACAGTAAAATAAGCGGAAGCGTAGCGGAGCAAGCAAGAAGTGCAGTGTTAAATGAAAAAGGTAAAGCTTTTTCAAAGATTGCTAAGCCAGTTGGAGCTGGCCTTGCAGCTGCAGGCTTAATATATGCAATGTTTGACCAAGGCCATTCAGCAGATAACCTTGAAGAGCCAGAAGGTGGAAAAGGCCTTAAGCCTCCAGCTGGGATTAGAATGAACAATCCACAAAGAGATACTAATCTTAATGTTCCCTATGAAGATAGAGAGATGAGCTATGCACCGAATACAATAGATAGGAGAACAGTTGGTAGTTCAAATACAGGAAGAGTCAATTCCCGAGCCCAAATATCTCAGAATGTTAATGCACTAGAAGTAGCAAGAGCAATGCAGACAACAATACCTCATGCTCAAATTGGTGTTAACCTTCAATATTCTAATAAAATGAATCCAAGACTAGAGCAGGATTTGTAATGGCAAATTATATGTTTGATGTGATTGAGCACATCAGGGAAAACCTACCCAGACTAGAAGATATATATTCTTCTCAAGCAACGGAAGATCAAGAAGCATACTCTGATGAAGAGATAATGAATCATGCCTTTTGGCTAAATGATCTCTTGTTTATATGTCCTCCTCAATCAATTAATACACAAACAGATCAGCTTATTGCGAAATATCAATCTTTAAGATCATCAGCAAGTTCAAAAGTTCCCTTTGGAAAGGGAACTAAATATTTCATGGTAGATTTAGTAATACCTGCTAAGTCTGCAATTATGAATGTAGACTACAGGCTACCTGATAATAATGCAGTTGCTACTGTATCTCATGATAGTGATTATGTCAATACAGGTAAACGGGGAGGAATACTTGATTTAATCATTCAGTTTAAAGTTACTCCATTTGCAAGAGTAGAGAATGCCTTTATAAGATCTACCCTTGGCATACCGAAAGATAAGAATATAGCAATGTGCCTGCATCAGCTAACCCTCTACACAATAAAAGGTAGAAAGGGTGCAGTTGGATGTAAGTTACTAATGTCTGTATTTAACTACAGTCCTTATAGTCCAAATTTTGTTTATAAAGAAGATTGGGTTACTAAGAGTCAATATGGAAGATTTAATATTGAAAGTGTAAATCGAATAGATTTCGGAGATCGTAGTGTAGCAAGAAGAAGAGTTCCTTACAAGGTTTATATACAGGGGCTATCGGATGCAGTGGCAACTCTAAGATCTGAAGAAGTGGAAGCACAGCAGGCAACTTCTCCTCTAGTGCAGAGAGTTAATCCGGTAACACTTGGTAGTTTTTATGAAAGTGGAAATCCTTCTAGTTTAAGTAATGCCGAAAGATCCAGGGCATTTGAAGAGCAGTATAACATGCTCTTTACTGAGAATGAAGATGAAATGAGTAATGTTGATTCTTATTTCATGGAAAGCCCAAGAGGAGTTGCGAACCCTGCATCAAGTGCTGTATTTAAAGCTTATATTGACTGGATTCACTCACAGTGGACATCTATAAATGATATAGATGGTGAGTTTAATGGCTCTGCAATTAGTCAATATGGAAGCGAAGAGCAGGATTTAGGAGATCAAGTTATTCTTGAGTGGAAAGAATTCAAGACAGAGCCAATGCCACCTGAAGTAGAGCAGGAGGTTAGAATTTGGTACCGCCAAAGAATGGCTGACTATCAAGCTGCTAGATCAAGCAGAGAAGAGTACACTCCGGCTACACCACAGAATAGTAATCAAAGTACAAATACAAATCAGACTTCAACTACCAGTAATCAAAATAATAATACAAATACAAGTGAAGGGCTGTCAGTTATAACAAGTCCCAGTTATCAAGACTGGGCAAATCAAAGTGGTAATCCACTAGAGCCATATAGAGTAATATATGATCCAGTTACACCAAGACCAGGTGGAAGATTTGCTGTGTATCGTAGGCCTAGAAATTACAATCACAAAGGCATAGATACGTATTCTCAGTCTGTTGGGGAAATAGGCTATGAGATTAGAGCAATTTATAATGGAAACTTACACTATCAGCTAAGTAGAAAAGAAGGAATACTAACAAATGAAATAGCTAGAAAAATAATACAGTATAAAACTACCCCAGGAAATGAAACAAAGAGTAGCGGCGAACTAGACGGACTTAGCTTCTCATTAAAGGGCTTTGAAGAATACAGAGACGATGGACCTGCTGGAGTCTTTTTAAAAAGAGGGGGAGTTTTTTATCCAGTTGAAGGAATTATAGAAACAACTTCAGGGCGTCAAAATGTATACTATTTCACATACTTGAAAGAAGGAAGAGAAACTAGAGGTGGTGTAATCGCAAGCATTAGGCTAGATGATGGAACTTATGCAGGTACAGATCTAGATGGTATAGCATGTAACTACATGCATATTGGAGTAACAGAAGAAGTAAAAAATCTAATTGATGAAACAACTGACTCTCGTGGGGGCAGCAAAAGATCAGTAGTAACTAGAATTCAGGCAGGAGATTTTGTTGCCTATGGTGGCTGTACTGGCATTTATGAAAGCTATCCTCACTTGCACTTTGAAATGGCAAAGGACGATTGGTATCCTGATCTTGACATTATTGAATATTTAGATTCAACCCCATTTGTTTTTCCTGGACAAAGATCAGATGTAACTGGAGTAGAAGCAGAACAAGATGAAGATATAAGGAATAATCCAATTTATTATTTAAATAATTTAGATTTAAATACGTGGACTAATGCTGGTTCTCCTGGGCTTATAGAATCAAGTAATTCAGGGACACTACCAGAAGAAGTAGAAACCTTAAATCAGCCTACAGGCATTGACAGGCAAGAAAGAGAAAGACAGCAAGCAAGAGATTACAATGCAGAAGCTTTAGGTTCTCTTGAACAGTATAGGGCTTTTGTAGAAAGGCAAGAAAGTCAAGGATGGAAATTATATACTGAGAATACACTAGCTTATAACATTTTTTACAGAGTAAAAAGAATTAGTATTCCTGCATCAGATCAAGAAAACTACCCTCTTGGTGTACCGATAGTCTGTGACTTCATCTCAGGTGGGGCAAGTAATATTATTGCAAGCATCCCTATGATGGGACAGACTTATCCGACTGCACAGTTTCTTGGTAGAAGGGATGATGAGTTCATGCTTTCATTTAGAGCAATTGGCCTCAATAATGTTAAGCTTCTTTCTAGAATGAGAGATGAGCTTAAGAGTCAAGCTCATTCGTATAAGTGGATTCCTGATGCATGGATGCTGAAAGTAGAAAACAAATTTATCAATGCTTTCGGGCATCGGTACTTTGTTGTAAATAACATGAGTGAAGTAACTTCACCAGGTCAACCTAATACCTATAACATTGAAATAGGAATAACATCTCACCCAGCCAATACCGACCAGGGTCAGATAACCTCAATGCAGGCAGTTAATAAAGAAGAAATAAAACTAACATTCTGGGAAGAGCTACTGCATGGTTATAAAGATGGAGAAGATGAAGGTAGAATTTTAATAGAGAAGCAAACAACTTGGGCTCTTGTTTCTATGCCTGGCATAGTTGCAGGTACAACAGTTAAACCTTTTATAAGTGAAAACCAAGATAGCTTTGTAAGCGAAGATCGGACTGCTCCATATACAGGAATAGTTCCCTGTTTTGTTGCAAATCCTAGGCTGCTAAGTATTAGTCAAAATAACATACAAGCTACGTCTACAGCTACTAGTGTGGCTGACTCCACTCAGGATCCAAATCAAGAATTTTTCAACTGGCTTAATGTCAGGGTTGCATCTACTCTAAATTTAGTAAGGCTCCTAGAAGAAAGCGTTACTCTTTATGATCCAAGTACTGGAGAAAGAGTAGATGTATCACTTAGTCGTAGGTATAAGAATCTATATGATAGAATTTTTTACTTGTGGAGAGCTAAGGCAAAAAAGATTCCATTAGGAAGTGGAAATATAGTAGCAGAAACAACCTTAATGGCAGAAATGTCAAATAGGAAAATTGTCAATTCTTTTGCACAGGAAAATGTAATCAGGGAAGCATACTCTGGATATGGGCTACAGAATTGGTTTATAGAGGAGAATGGTTTAACCAGATGGAATAGCAATGAGAAGATTTGGACTTTTGGTGACAATGTTGCAAGGCTAGAAGACTTTGTTGGTTTAGACGCAAGTCTTAATGTAACCTCATATGAAGGAGGGGTTAATTTAGCATTAACAGAAGCATATAATTATTCACTTAGAGAGCATACAGATTGGAATCTTAATGGCGAGTATAGGCCTAATACTGCAGTTCCAATGATGGAGGCATACCTTGATGTCAACCCAGTTGTCAAAGCATTATTGTTAAGTAACTATCTATCTAAACCTGAGATTTATTTATTTGATGAGCTTGATAGAAGTAACTCAAACTATAGAGGAAGCATTATTGATTATTTTTGCTCCCTCTTTAAAAGAGAATTAAGAGCTGGTTTTGACTATCCGGCTTTTTCTTTTAGCCGTCCCTTAATATATGGAAATGTAATTACATTCAGAACCATAAAGCCAAGTCTTCTTTACGACTATGAATATGTAGCAAAACCTTTCCCAATGGGAAGAGATAAATCTCCAGTAGAAATAACAGAGCCTATTTTTGTTCCAAGTTCAGCAACTACAGCTCCAGTTAGAACAGTACCATTTGAACCATCATTCTCATCAGAAGTATTACTAAAAGTAGGGAGAAGAGATCTAGCAGAAAGAATTCTAAATTCGCCTCTTGTTGCTGGAAGTAATATAAACTTTAATAATTTGAGTATATATATCTGGGATCAGCTATCTATTCCCTACCTCAATAATGCTTTCAGTATGGAAGACATTATAAAGTATAGTCAATATACCTGGCCGGATGGCAAAGCTATATTCCCTAGAACTCAAGAATTATTAAAGAGAGAAAGAATAGGAGTTGAGGGAGTAGCTTATCCAGACATGATGCTTCCCTTGCATCCATTCTGGACAAGTCAAAATAGCTTACTTCCAGTAAGTAGTATTTATACTGAGCCAGATTTTTATCTAATTAATTATGGTGTTGATACAAATACAGAATCAACACACTTAGAGCCAATATCAGATCCATCTAATCCAAAGACATCTGAGAATGCTACAAATTTATTTATTCAGACACAAGCTGAACTTGCATCTCAATCTCTTGATATGATGGAGGGAAAAGCAAGAGATGAAAGGGGAGCTTTAATAGGCGGGTTGACACACACAACAGTAGAAGGTATAGAAGTTCAGAAATCTAAACCTTTTATTGAAATGGTAAATCCTATTAATTCTAATGCGCTTGGATTGTTTAAGGGAGATCCAGTATATCTAAGATCTGATCACTCAATTGGCTCTTATTATTCTTCTGGGAATGTAGACCCAAATACAGGAAGGCGCACAAAAGATTATAGTGAGGCAATGAGGCAAGAGGCTCTTGGGAGTGGAGCAGTAAATATTAGAAAAACAAGATCAGCCGATGCATCTAGTGATACATTGATAGGTCAGAAAATTACACAATCAACAATAGACTCAAGATTTGAAGCAGAAGGTTTGAGTTACTTTCAGGGAGTTTCAAGAAGCCAAGCCTTTGAATACACAGCTAGTCCTCAAGGAAGTGATGTTCAACTTAATGCAGGTATGAATACCCTGTTGAATGAAGGTGGCGGTAATTCTAATCTTGTATTATGGAGAAGTGTAGTTCCAATGTTTGCTCCAAATACTGCTTTCCCGGAGACTCCGCTATCTTTTGGAGGAAGAAGTTTTGTTGGAATGGGCTTTGATGGCTACTCAAGGTACTCTCCTGCAAGTATGATTGACAGAATTAATAATGAGGCTGATGCTGTTTATGAGTTCAATACAGAAAGTTCCACTTCTGATCCTAGTGCTTTTGTGAATGGAAACTGGGGATACAGTGATATTCATCAGTTTACAACAAGTAGACTTTCTACTTATGAAAAGATAAGAGATGGCCTCAAGGGATTAAATATAAAGAAGTGGGCGTTTAGAAGAGCATTTCCTACTTTTAAAGTTTACATTATTGAAGAAGATGAGATTGAAAGAGAGTGGATTCAGTATGACGACTTCTATCAGTACAACCAGATTCAAGAAATACAAATCTCTGAATCAAGAAAAAGACCTGCTCCTGTATGCATAATTAATTTCATTAATGTAGGCGGTGCGCTGGATGGAAATAACCAATGGCACTATTGGGCTAGAAATAATCCTAATCAAGAATATGATGCTCAAAATCCAAATGTAGCGAGATCGTATTCTAGAAGAGAACAACGCATGACCTCAGACACAAGTAATCAGTTACTTGCAGGTACAGCAGAAGAGCAGAATATAACTAGATTTGTTTTAAATCCAGGAGTAAAGATAAAAGTAAAGCTAGGTTATTCAAATAACCCAACAAAAATGGAAGATGTATTCCTTGGCTCAATAGCAGAAATAGTACCTGATGCAGATGCTGGGTCTGTAGTCATAATAGCTCAAGGATATGGAGCAGAGTTAGTAGAAAAGCCAAAAGGAGCAAGTAAAGAAGAGATAGCAAATACCTACTTTACAACTTTTGATGTATTGGCATCACTGATGTTTTCTAGTGAAGTTAAACACTTTGGCAAGAGAAAAATTGACTCAGTGTCAATGATAGGTACTGATCAATCACTAGCTCAAAATGAACTTATATATAGAAATACAGTATCTCAAACTACTTCATCATTTGCAGGTAGGTTATTTGGAGGATTCTGGAGAGCAGGTATAGCTGCAGCTACACTTGGTACAAGTGAAGCAATCATAGCTGCCGTTGGTCTTGCTAATGACTTAGCCTATGAAATAGACAGGCAACTAAGACAGGTTAGAGTTGGACCAGAAGAAGGACCTCAAGATGATAACATTTATGCTCCTAATTACTCAAGAGCAGAATTAAATTATCACTGGTGGAATCCTGAAAATCTAGTAAATGGTAGATGGAGGCAAAGTGAGCAACCAACGAGTGTTGGACTAGAAACAGTATCTTCAGTTCTAGATCCAGAAGATGGAGGAGCCGAAGCTCAGTCTAGTCGCCCTAGTCCCCCTGGTAATATACAAGAAAGAGAATTTGATATTCCTGCTGGAGCCGGGACTAGAATAGCAGATCCAAATTTTCAATACTATGAACAGATTAGCCCTGCAGAAATAGAATATAATATTTTCTATTCTTCTATCTGGGATGTATTCCAAGAGATGACATTAAGGCATCCAGGATTTGTAAAACATCCTAGGATTTACAAGAATAGTAATAGAATGACAATGTTTTTTGGATTACCTGATCAAAAATATTGGGCATCTGAACCTAGTATTGGAGAAATAACACAAGCTAATGCTACATTCTCAAGAATGAGAGATGGGATAGTAATGGTTCAAGTATCAGGTCCTACTGTAAATAGAAGCTCACAAGGTATTACTGAGGAAAATCCAGGACAACTTACGACGGTAACTAATCTATTTCAGAATAGAACAACCAGATCTACTGGAGGCGGAGATGCTCCAGGAGAGTTAGCTGTTGACCTAGACTTGCTAACTAGCTGGATGTCTATGGTTCAGAGAAGGCTGAAGCCGTTTAGAAACTGGTATTCTGTTGATTCAGTAACTGATATAGTTGAGAACCGTATAGAAGCAAATAAACTTGGATTCTATACTTCTGTTTCGCTTCAATACTTGTCAGGTGCAAGTGCAAGTAAATTAAAAGGAGCACTAAGGAGATTAGAAAGAGGAGGTGGAGCTGACTCAGAACTTATAACTCCCTCTAACTTTATTGCCTGGTCTGACAGAGAAGTTGAACATACACAAGCTCATAGAGATATGAGCCCAGATGAAATAAGGCAGAAGTTTCATCAGTTTGCAAACTGCAGGTCAAGATCAATGGCAAGAAGATACTCTAGAGCTCTCCTTGCTTCTTATGCAAAAGAAATGTATAAGGGAACTATTTCCATGATTGGAAATAGCAAAGTAAAACCTTATGATGTTTTGCTAATTAATGACACTCACCATAACGTTCAAGGGCCCATAGAAGTTGAAGAAGTAATACATAACTTTAATCCTATGACAGGATTTATTACAGAGGTAATACCTGATACGTTCATTATCCAAGAGGATAGGACTGCATTTGTAGTATGGAATAGTCTTAGAGCACATGCAGGCCTTAAGACATCCAGACATATGGAAGGAATACTTTTCCAGCGAGACAATACACTTCCTGATAATAATGCTTTCAATTTAGTTGCTGATAGGTATAGAAGAATAATAGAATCAGAAAGAGAAATTAATAGGAGATTTGACGAGCTAGTATCAGATTTAAGAAATGGTCTTTATTTAAGTGAAAGAACAGGAGGGTTGGTATTGGGTAGTATAGGTGCTGGTGTAGTTGGGGCGTCTATAACTGCGCCGGGAGTTGGAGCTGGAGCTTTAACTGCCGTTGCAGCCATTGGAACAATAGCACTAGGAGTAGGCATTTACTTCGGCTTAATATCTAATTTTGTAACTTCTATATATGTAAATTATGTACATAATAATAGAGCTTATTTTATGATTCCTTTAATGAGAAATAATACAGCTTGGACAGTAGGTTATAACATCACAGGCACTAATAGCTTTGCTATGGGTATACTTGATCTAATAAGAAGATGGTGGCAAGATGGAGGTGAGGGTGTTACTCTTTCAAATGTTGATGCAGCAATGACTGAGCAGAGAATAGCACTTACCCTTTCATCTGAATTAAATACTTTCTCTAGACTTAGTATCAGGTGGGATCAGTTTACTAGGTCTTTCAGGACCGGGCTGACACTTGGTGGTTCTGTAAATGTTCGCTCAGGGTTATAAGGTATGGCAACAGCAGGAAGATCTTTTAAAACAAATTTTGGTCAAGAAGTAGCATCGAATTCACTTATCAGTGAAATAAGCTCACCTGGAAATTTGCAACAAAAGCAAACTAGAGGTAGGATTACTGATATAAGAATGCCAGGTGAAGCTCAGCCTAAAGAGGGAGCTGGTGTATTGGTTCAAATAGCCTTTGATGACTCTACATATCAAAGTGATAATTGGTTTCCACTTATGGGAGACTATAGCCAAATATCATCATCTCTAGGAAACAGGCAAGCAGTAATCAAAGCAAGGCCTAGGGTTATGATTACATTCCCTATTACAAGAATTACAGATGGCTACGCTACTTTAATTTGTGATAATACTGAAGAAGATAAATATCAAAACCACTTAAAAAATAGAAGCAATAATTTTATTAGCGTAATAAGCGGTTTAGCATTCAATACAAAATGTCCAGGATAGTAAGATGACAGCACCAGCAAAAGTAATAAAGACAATACAAGGAGAGGCTTTTATAGAAGTAGGAGATTCCTATGTTAGGATTGGAGTAGGAAATCAAACTTTTCTTGTAATGGACCAGGATACTTTAACTGTTGGTGGTAAGAATTTTAACTATCAAATGGAACCTGGCAAAGTAACTTATCAAGGTTTCCTTGCTCAGCAAGGATCTATTCCAGGTCTTTTTCCAGCAATGCCTAACTATAAACTCAATACTCAAGTATTGAAATCACTTATTACTGCAATGTCAAATATGCAATCAATATCTTCAGCAGTAGGAATATAATGATTGACCTAAAGGTCACAAGGGAATATGATCTAGTAATAGATCCTATAAACTCTACAGAGTATGCTATTAGCAGGACGATGCCTAATACTGCAGAATATGTAAGTCAAGCTTTAGATCTCTGTATTAGGTCCATGCCAGGAGAGTGGAAGTTAAATAGGTTCTTTGGTGCAAGTCCTGTTGCAATGTTAGGATCTCCCATGAGAGATTCACTATTTGGCTATTTAGAATCTTATGTTTCAGAAGCGCTTAAAAACTCAAGAGTAATACCAGTTAGTGCAACTGTAAGTGTAAAGTCTGCTCCAATAGACTTCGATAAGATTGTAATGAGAATTACCTTTTATGAAGGTAGTTCAAATAGGCCCGCTATGATTTTTGATTATATGTACTCTACTGAGCAAAATGCAATCTATCCACTTGAAATTGGATATGGAGAAAGATAATGGCAAGTACGTATCAGCAAGTAAAAAATACATTAATTGAAAATGTAGCTAAAAGAGGAGTGGGAAATTACATGGGAGAAGGCTCTGTCTTGGCAGAGTACTTATCATCGTTTTCACTAGAAGTTTCCTCTATTACTCAAAGCATCCTTAACGCCAATTCAAATCTTAATATATCAACAGCCAGAGGGTTAGCACTTGACAGAATAGGCCAAGACTTACAGGAGCCTAGGCTTGGGGCAACCCAAGCTCAGTTTAGAGCTAGTGATAGAGTAGTTAGAATAGAAACATTTAATGGTAATTCATTTGCTCAAAATGGTATAGAATCATTTTCTCCAGGATTGAGATTATTCTCAACTGGAGGAATAGAGTTTGTGGTTACTGATATATCTCCTTTTGATAGTGCAGCAAACTCAGTATTTGTAGGAGCCAGGGCAGTTAAGTTTGGTTCTTCTGGAAATCTTGTTAAGAATTCTTTAGAGAGACATTCCTCTATTGCTTATAGAGATGTTTTAAGAGTTAATCAAATTCATTCTATCTATAATGGAATAAATCAAGAAACAGATGACTCCTATATTTCAAGGCTTGAAAATTCTTTTCTTGCAAGAAGAATAGGATCTTCAATGGCGGTAGAAGCAGCAATAAAAAGAATACCTGGAATACAAAAGCTTTCAATAATAAACCAGTCTAGTGGACTGGGTACTATCTTAGCAGTAGTTCAGCCTGCAGTTGGATACTATGTATACCCAAGCTCTATAAATGAAATATATAGAAACTTAAGTAATTTAATGGAATTAGGCTCAAGGGTTCAAATACAAAATCCAAAACTATATCAAGCAACAATAAAAACAATAATAAAAACAGATGTAGCCTTGAATGCAACTCAAAAAATACAGCTGAAGATAAAGATTGAGAAAGCTTTACTTGCCTTAATGAACCAAATGCAAATCGGCCAATCATTGAGTCTATATGCTATTGCTAGTGCTATTAAATCAGAAGACTCCAGAATAACAAGCTTCGGAAATGGCGGGGAATATATTGACTCGGTAGTTATAACATATAGAGATGGGGACTATGAATTTAGCGAAACATACTCTGGAGCTATTAATCCAGTAGTAACTATTCCCTCTGATTCGCTGCTGATTCCAAGTGAAACAACTCCTTTTGAGATACAGATTGTATGATAAAGTTTAAAGAAACAATCTTATCAGAAACTACAGGAGTAAAAGAGTTAGGAAGGAATCGTGTAGTTAGAATGTGGCCTGACTGGACAAAGCCTAAAAGAGATGAGCATGCAAATGCGTTCCTTATCCTAGGACAAGGAAGTCTTCCACTTAGAGAACTAAATAGAGAATACGAGATGATGCTTCTTAACATGACTGCATCTAACGTAGACTTCTGGGAGCCTGGCAATATATACAAGTATGCTATCCCTTCAGATTTTATATTTAATTATAAAAATACAATAAATGGCATTGAGTATATAACTCCTGATTTTATTACAGGAGATGGAATTGAATTAGTTGAGTGTAAATATAGAGACATTAATGAATTTCTATTTACTCTGCCAACTGGACTTAAGTCATTTGAAGATAAAGGTTCCTATGCAGAAGTGGTAATTACACCTGAGAACTTACTTAATCCTGATTACGAATTCTATATAGAAAATACAAATGGTAAGTTTGTTGTTGAGGTTGAAGCTGAGCCTGGTTGGGAATGGGACAGCATTAATTCATTGACTAATAATGGAGACTCAGAACCTAGATATATTGAGATTTATAATAAGCAGTTTCCAAATATTAAAGCAATAGTAAATATCTATCGAGAAGATAGCTATGAGATAAATAAAGACTTCCCGCCTGGAAAATATAAAGTTAGAAGTAATCTTATAGGATTCAGAGTTACCTTGAATAACTGGGGATTTTGCAGTAATATCACTAATTACTTTGATGCTATATACACAAACACTGGTAACTCTAATGCTTACTTCAAGTTAAGCGAAGAGAAAGATCACTTAGAAATTAAAGATTACCTAACTGGAAGAGAAGACTACAATGCTTATCCTATAAACTACAAGAATTATAAGTTAATGGATACTGATGGTAGTGGTGTAGTTATTGAATCAATTGCAATGCATCGAAACTATCCGTGGATACTGGGGCTTAGTAGTCAAGAGGATAGCTCTTCTATTTATTTCTGGTCTTTGTATGAAAGAGAAAGCCCGTTTATTTATACTTCAAATAATTTTGAAATACTTAGTATCTATTCAGACATGATTGATTATAAAGTAGGAGATCAAATAACTTTTAAAACAAGATTAAATTCCTGGAATCCAAAAATACAAATAACAAAAATAAGAATGAAAGTTGTAAATGAAGATGGGACTTCATTCTATATAGATAGAACTGGAGCCACAGTCGAAGATACAGCTGCTTGGATTGATACAGCAAAAGGAACTGAAAGCAACTGGTTCGATATTAGGTGGGACTTTGAGATAGAGTCTGCTGGTTTCTATAAACTTGAAATAGAGACGAAGCCTATTGATTCAAATGAAATAATTAAAATAGCACAACAAATTATAAATGTCCCATATAAGCAAGCACTTAGAAGAATTGACTTACCATTTAGTGCTAGTAAAATTTCAGTAGGTAGAGATGGGAAAGTTTACATATTAGATTCTGAAAATGTTGTAAAAGAAATCAATCTCCTATACAATACTTACTATATAGACTATGATTCATATGAGCTCTATACAAGAACAGAGTTTGATGAAATAGTTCTGTAGTTAATAGGAGAATTATGGCATCTATAACTGAGTTTGAAAATGAGCAAATAGCTCATTCAATAGATCACATCGGCCAAAAGTATGGACTCAAAAGATACCATAATGAAAGTACATATGAATTTAAGAAGAGAGTTCTGGATACCTTTATCCATCGAGGGAATCCAAGTGGCTATGGAGTTGTATCTACAACTTCAAGAGCATTAGGAACACCAATAAGGACCTGGTTTTCCTTAAAGAGGAAAACAGACGAAGACGGGGTAGTCCTTAATCCCTATGCCGGAATAATCATAACCAATATCTCCATACAGTTCTATGAAGATGTAACTGGTGAAATACCAACTGATGAATTCTTCTTTGTAAAGAAAGATGACAAGTATCTAAACACTTGGTGGTATGCTTCTGAGTTGATTGAGTATATATCTGATTCAGATACCTGGGAGTTTGATATTGAAATCAAACCGGGAGAAGAATCAAAGCTTTTACAGTTTCTTGTTCCTTCTAATTCTTTTGTAAGAGGTCAGTCATTTGTCGGGAATACAGGAATGACCTACTTACCAAGAGAGTTCTCTTACCTTTCAGAAACACTACAAACCAATAGTGAATATCTAGTTAATCGTGTAGAGTCATTTGAAGAAGTTCTAGAAATTGGAGATTACTTTTTTGATGAAGTACAAAAAATAATCTATACAAAGGAAGCCGACAGGCGAGCTACATTTAACTTTTCAGTTGATACATTTGTAAATGAGTATTTTGTAGAGATTGCGCCGATATCATATAAGCCATTATGCGATGCTAAGTTTAGAGAGCTCTTTACTGAGAGAGTTATTGGAGTTGATAACATCAACATAGAAGGCTTGTATTTGATGAATAATTGGCTGTTCTACGTCCTTGAATCCATGAAGGTAGACAAGACCATGTGGATAGCAAAGGACGCAAATAAAAGCTCAATAGACGTCTATGGGGAGTCAAGAATTTCTGCAACTCTACTTGATGAAGTAGAAGAATTTTACTTCAGTAAACCGAATGAAAACTTTAGAAACCTCCTGAGCAGATATGGAAGTCGTTAACCTGGAAGTAAAGATACATTCAAATGTATATGTAGAACAAATACCTGTATCTATTCCATACATTGAATTGAATCCTGATTTAGTGTCAGTGGATATAAGAGATGTTTTTCCTTCTCGGAGGCTAGAAGATACATTAGTTGGTGGAAATTATGTAAACATACCTAGGGAAAAGTATCCATATCTAATAGAAGAACAGTACCTGGAAAAGGGTGTAAGTAGCATTATTGACTGCAAACTTCTAGAGCTAAAAGAAGTTTCTATTGAAAAGAAAGAGATAGAGCCAATTGTTAACGCTGGCTTTTATGTTTATGGTGAAGAGAAAAGATACCTATATCCAGATTGCTCTACAATCACTACTTCAGAAGAAGTAGATGTAGTAGATGGATTAGAAGAACATCCAATATCAGTTGCAATATTTAAAAGAAATTCAAGGCTTGAGCCTGTTATTCACAGGGAGTCACTTCAGGTCTATGATGAGGAATGGTTGGGCGATCTGGAAATAGAAGGGAGAAGTGATATATCTTTTAACTCCCTTGATCAGTTTTCACTGGATATAGAAACAGGAGAAATTACCTTTAATAAGGTAATTGAAGAAGCAGTTCCACCTAGTGTAGATTTATTAGACCCAGCTGTAACATATCCTGTTTTTTCTGAGTACCTAGAATTGGTAGGTACAAGTGATGGGCTTGGGTGTCAAGGTTTCTATACAAAGTACCTTCCCATTTCAAAAAGAAAACAAACTGAAACTCAGTTGATTATGTATGTTTTCCCACCAGGAATAACAGAAGAAACAACACTAAGTGATGCTGAGATCTGGTATCCGGTAGATGATCTTCGAGAATATGATGGGACTGCTAAAGTTTTCTATGCAGACTATGACTTAGGATTCCTTCACATAGGAGGATTACTGGGTGAGAACGACACGCTTCTATCTACTTGGTATCCAGATAGCCCTGAGGGGTTGACTTCAATTAGTATAGTAAATCCAGAAAGACACCCTGATAAGGGTGTTATTTTAATTGAAGGCATTAAGGTTTTCTTTAAAGGAAAAATAGGACACAGACTTCTGATCGAAAAAATAGAAGGGGAAATAACAGTAGATGCTTTTGAAGCCGGGACAGAAGTTAAATACATACACACAGGAATGGTTCCTGAAGAAGGCAGCCTATGTTATGTTAGCTATGTTGCAATTCCTAGAATTGAATATGTAGATAAGAAGTATATAAATGCAAAGTGCTCAAGGCCCGGGTCTTACAGTAGCAAAGTTTATCTGAAGAATAATGAGTCTATACTGGTAATAGGAAAAGATGTAGATCAAGCTATGTCCATTACACTTGAGGCTATGAATTTAAATTCATTAACGTTAAGTGGAGTGATGTATTATGGGCCTTTATCTTATGATGAAAATACAGTCTTACTAAGAGGCAGGGTATTAGATGGAAATGGGAATCCTGTTATAGAAGCTGAAGTAGAAGTATTTAGCCTAAATGGACTAGGTACATTCTATGGAGAAGACAGCATAACTGTCTTTACTGATGACGAGGGTTATTTCTATACATCAATGTACATAGAAAGTACTGAGCTCTTTCAAGCTTCTTATGCAAGAGCTATAACCTTTGAAGAAGATGAAGAAGGAAACTGGAATAGTTATCTAGACTTTAATTACCCAGCAACTGCTTATGGAATCCCATCAAGGCTAGAAGAAATTCAGCTTTATACAGTAACAAAAGATGATGGCTTTACGGGGACTGTAGGTAGATACTATTTCACTCCCATAGAAGACTACTCGGATTATCCTTTTGTAGGATCTGTACTTGGTCGAGATTACTATCCCTATGATGTTGCAACTGTAGATCAGGCAGTTGGTTCAGGCTATCTTTCTGAACTTGGAACAGGGCCTGGCGCCATTGTTATAATCAATCAATTTGAAAATGTAGATCCCAAGTTTTATGAAGATGGAACTCTGTATGTAGCTATAAGCAACAGTCCATATGTAGATGGAACTGAATCAACGCAGATTAAGAAAAGAAAAATACTAAAAGTATTAAGATACCCAAAACTGTGGGATAGTGAGATTACACCTGTTAGCAACTCTACTAGAATGTCTACATATCTAGTTATTCTTGATGCAAGAGCTGTACCTCCTGGTAGATATATAAGAGACTGCTGGTTTGTTTCAAAAGATGAAGTAGAGTGGAACAAAGAAACTCTAGGTGGTAGGAAGTCAGTAATTAAAGTATTGCAAAATAAAGAGCAATCTAATGGTGAAGATTTTGTTGTAGATGAAAGTATTAGTACGTGGCTAAATCCTCAAGCAGACTTGCCACCTCAGTATACTTTCGTACCGGTTACTCCAGCCGAATGGTTGGGTGGTAATAAGTTTAAGTTTACAGGTAAACTGCCTACATGTGAGGTTGCCAATAGAAGGGTAAATTTAGGAGCTTATGCTGTCTATCTTGATAAAGTAGCAGAAGTGCAAGCAAGAGTAAAAGATAAATACTGTGTAGGAAAATACTACAACAGTAATATAGTAAGGATAATATTTAGCGCCTCAGGCAAAGGAAAGGGAACCCATAGAGTAAATGAAAACTTTGTAGTTCCTTATGGATTTAGGTTGCCAGATACATATGAGTATTCATCTCTATTAGACGGACCAGTTTACTTAACACTTAACTGGCTGGGTACAAGATCTAACTTTGGCTTGAGTGTAGAAGATGACTTTAGTGTTCCTAAGATCTCATTTATAAATGAGATGGAAGAAATCGAATATTCGGATAATGAAATTAATCCTTATAATAACTATATAGGCTATCACTTAACCATAACGAACTCATAAGGCTTTAAGATGTCGGATAAATATACAACTTTGTTTGGGGTAGATGCTTCATTCGTTCAAGGCGAACAGCCAACTCATACAAAACTAACTAACATAGTAGCGCTTACTAGAAATGGACTTAGTGAGTTAGAGAAAGTTATTGGTATGACAAGAAACTCTCTACTGGTAGAGAGCACTGGAAATACAAGCTGGGTTCCTGTACCTGCTAAAATTAGCTACAGTCCTTCTTATGTAGAGAGCCTTAAGTTAGATTTTCCTTCTAGTATTACTTCAATAGCTAGAGCTATTGGTCCAATGGGTGCTTTGAATCCTCGTTATCTATCGGGTCAAACTTGGAATAAAGATGACTTAGGCGGAGTGGCACTTGGGGTTCTTCTTAAGAGTGGTGTAACTGAGCAGCAGCTTCCATTTAAACCTCTTAATGTGAATACAATTCTGCCTGCAGATTTCAGTGGACCTCAGGTAAGCTTAATATTCGCAACAAGAGTTAGTAATTATGAAGAATCTTTAGAGGTTGGTAAATACTATGTAAGTTCAGAAGGTAGGCTTTTTACTGGAGCACCTGTAAGACCAGGTACAAGGCTAAGGTATAGTTTTGTTATTGGTGAAGGTGATGGCTATATTGGCTCTGGGTACAACGTAATACCAGACCCATCAATACTTACACTGAGTCTTGAAGAGAGGGATAACAAGACATTAGACACTTCAAATTATGGAGCTTGCCGTGTTTTAATTTCCTCAATAAATGAAGAAGCATTAGTTGTTGATATACTCCTACCGGAAGTAATATCTACACCGTTTTCTAAATTAAGCGCAAGTCATGAAGTTGAAGACTCAGATCCAGTAGGTAAGATTGATGAGGGCCTACCTGATCTTAGAAGGTACAGCCTTCCTGACTTGTATCCTTCTTCCGGTTACATAGAAGATAACACTATGTACCTGTACTATACTGAGATAGGAAAGGTAATACCAGAAGCTAGATTTGAAAGAATCAGTGAATTTGTAATTAGGGCGTATTTACCAGCTCGATATAAAACAATAGTCAGAGCAGATGATGGAGAGCTATTTAATGTAGAAGGGCTATCAAATACAAAGCATTTCTTCCTAATTACTAATGGAACTCAACTTGCTCCCCTAGTAGGTAAGCTAAGGCTTGAAATGGAAGAGCACTCCCATAACGGTCTAGATTCAGTCAGAGTGTCACATAGTGATTTAACTAATGTAAATCATATTACTCCATCTTTGCCAGCTCAATTAAGTATCTATTCAAATATAACAGGAGCAGCGCCTAATAAATCTATAACTCTAGATGGACTTCCTAGTAATTCAACTTTCTGGTTTAATAGGAAACTTAGCAAGGGTGATTTTCTTGAAGAGAATCCTCATCCTTACTATTTGCATAGGCTAGGTTATCTTGGTGGTGGTACAGATGGAATCTACGCTGCAATGAATGCTCCAGGACTAGGAGCTTCACTTGGTAATGGTTTCACAGGTGACCTTGTTCTAATGCCTGTTAGTAAGAATCTAGATTATGAAGATACAGATCAGGCCTATTATAGTTGGGAATCTACAGAAGGCATAGATTATTTAAAAAATAATTCAGCATCACACTCTCTTTGGTTTGGTCTTCCTTGGGAAGTTAATGCATTAGGTTCAACTGAAGCAATAAATCAAAGGCAAAGAAATGGTTCTGTAAGAATGTACTTTGATCCCTGGATTAAAGTAATGGGTTTTACTTCTAGCTCTGCTCCTGCAAATGAACCTTTTGCAACTGAAGGATTGGGAATACTAAATACTGGAACTATAGGAGACGATGTATTTAGTAATAGCGTATTTGAAAATGCAATCAAAGGATTAAATATTCAAAGAGGAAACTTCTTCTTTGGTTATAACGAAGATAAATTCCTCAGTACAACAGAAAGGGCTAAAGGTAAATCAAGCTTTAATATTCTTGCTTCTGAGTTTAATGCAGTAGTAACTGCAAATAAAAAAGCAACACAGTCTGGCGAAGTAAGATGGAAAGGTCAATCTGGTAACCGATCTGGGTTTGCAGTTAAGGCGATTGAAGGATCAAGTATTAACTTCTCAGTAGGTGGATTAACTGGAACAGCTGGTAATGATAACGTCAATACAGCATCACTTAGTAACTATTTTACTCCTGGAATTGAACTTGCAGGTTCATTTACAGTAGAAGCTGCATTTGGAAATCAGTTAATATCCTTAGTAAAAGGACATGGTTCTGGAATTCTAATGTCTCCCGGTACAGGAACAACAAGGCTATTCCCCTGGCAATTAAAGTCTTTATTAATACCAATGGATGACTATTTACTGCCAACAAAATATGCAGGATGGAAGCACCTTGAAGAGATTAATAATAATTTTATATTTAATAACTCTCAGAATTTAGGTGGAGTTGGACATATATTTGCTATACTAGATTCTGCAGCAATAGAAAGTTATTTAACTTTTGCTAAGAATGTCGACTTAACCGAGTCAGTTAAAAATAAAAACTCCTTCCCTTTTGGGAAGTTAATCCTTGAAGGTAGCTCTGGTATTGACTTACTTGTAAGCAGAGGTACCTATTCATCTAGTGTAGCTGGAATACTAAATGTATTAGATCTTAGCGAAGTAAGATTCTGGGCAAGAGAAGATCTAAAGGGAGACATAGATAATCAAATTCGAGACAACCATGCAGTAGGGGCAAACCTTAATTTAATGTATGGATATGGAAAAGCTTATTCTAAGTTTGCGGTTAGCCTTCCCTGGACTGGAAGTGAAGAAGATATTAAAGGTTTAAAAGTACAAAACTTAGAATCAAACAGTGGAGGAATTAATCCCTGGACTTCATTAAGGACTGAAGGTTTAAATTCCTGGACCAATAAGGATACAAGGGGATCTCAAATAAGACAGGCTTCATTTATAGAAGCAATGGAAGGATTTAGAAACGATCCGAACCAGCCTTTTACTGTATCTTATAAATTACCATTTAGAGTAATTCAAAGACTTGATTGGATTAGTAATGGTTATACTACTGAACATGGAGTAGCAGTGGCAGCGTGGAGCGACCTTGGGGGAGTAACTACAGCTACCGGAGGAGGAGCACTTACACTAAAACAAGTGTTTATTCCTTCGGCTATTATAGGGAGTTTTCCAATAGCTAAACAAAGAGTCATTACTGATGATATAGAAAATTATGATCCTAACTTAGGATACACAGTGAATCCTGCAATAAATGTTTCTTGTTATAAGAATCAGCCGGCTATTCAAAATGGAAGGTTTGTATTTAGTAGATCAGATACTCCAATTGATGACTTAGGTTATGGGGTATTTGTAGATCAAATAATAAGATATTATGATTTTCAAGATTGGGCCGCTTCTGGATATGAAGGGAACTTTATACCAGGACAAAGTTTAATAGATTTTAAAGTAGATCTAAACTACTCAAAGCTTGTATATGGAGACAGTACAAGTGGAAACTATGGAAAATCAATACCTTATTCTCAAAATGTAGATCTTGATGATTTTACTTCTGAAGATGAAGAGAGTCTTAATTCTTACATATCTGGAAAACATTACTCTGTGATAAGGGGAGTTGATTTAACAAATCCATCAAGAGATGGAGGTGTAGTTATTAGATCAATCGGATCAAGTTCTGGATTAGCTTCAAGTGCAGCATTAGATGGAAGTAGTTCCTGGGCAGCAAGTGCAACACAAGAACCATTTAAAGCATCCCTAATGCTAGGGAATATTAAGTTAAATGGAGATGATGACTACAAAGGAAGTGATTCAATAGGACACGATCAATGGTTACTTTATCTTGATAAGATTAAGTCAAGTATTGATCCTGATGTTGCTTTGATTAAGCCGCAGTATAATGGGGAAAAAGATGAAGGTGGAACTCTTAATGTTCCTCAGCTAGCCTGGTTCTTGCAGCTAGAAGGTGAGCCTAAAATGGAAGACTATTCACTTCATAGGTTTGCTCCTTATGAGTTATTTATGAGTTCAAATGGAAAAGAGCATGGACTCGGACCTGGAGCACAACTAATGTTAGCATTTGATGGATATGTGACTTTAACCTTCAGAACACTAGGTGGAACTCCTCCGGCTAGTTCTGGAGTAGTAACTCAACCTTCTTAATTCAATACTTATCCCATGACAGATGTTATATATAGTCTATCTATCTCTAGGGATATAGAGGCCAGTACTCCTACCTATAATCAAGTAGGTAAGTATCTGGAAAACTTTACCTATAGGAAGAGAGTAACCAGAGAAACTCAGCTAAGCTTTCTTAGCTTTGAGAAAGTCAATAAGACTAATCTTGTAGGTCATCTTAACCTTAATAGGTTTAAGTATAAAAATAGCCTGCAAAAAAGAACTGAGTCCTCAACAATAAGAAGTAAATCTAGATACATCCTTATTACAAATCAGTCCATTATTAAAAATGGATATAGTGTAGGTCTATTCCATGGAATGAAAATAAATGGAAGCTATCTAGGGTACGAATCAGACCTAAAAGAAGTAGATATAAAGTATGACCGAACTACTAATACTGTATGGACCAATACTCCTTCTGAATGGGATCCAGTAAATGAAAGATTTACAGGAATAAATATTCTCGTTAAAGAAGGAGAAGAAGTAAAAACTTATCTGTTCAATAGTCACCCTATTTTTAGAGAAGCAACAATAGAAGACATAGATCCTGAAACTTCATTATTCTATGAAGATAGAATGATATATACAGTTGAGTATGATGCATTTGATGATTCCTATATCTATACGATTGTAAACGGAAGTGGTCCCTGGTTTTATAAAGAGCAAGCTGGATCAACTATCGAGCTAAAGAATGATGGCATGCAGGATGCGCAAGAGCCATGGTTCCCCTCTTATACACTTGGCGAAGTAAGAAGAGTAATAGATGGATCTACTTATTTCTACTCAACCGGAGAAATGGATTCACTAGTTTATAATCCAAGATTTCCATTTCAAGCTCAGAAGGAAAGCGCTAAGATTATAGGACCAAATCTAATAAAGCTAGATAGAAGCAACATAGTAATAAGACCAGAACAGAGACTTAACATTGACTTGATTGTTTTTAACAATCTAGGTAGCTTAAAGTTTGCCCTTACATCAGATCCTAGAAAAAATGGTCAAATTTATAATGCAAGTCAAAGAATAAAGTGGCAATCTGTTGATTACAGGTATGACAGTTTTAATAGCGTAGTAGAAATATCCTGGGGAAATAGGTTGCTAAGTTCAGACTATATAGAAGCTACCTACCCTCATACATCCTACTGCCAAGATGTAGTTAGTTTAAATCTTAACCCTAGGTATAATCCTAGGATTATGAATCATATCTATATTACATACCTTAAACCAGGAACAGGAAAGAAAGTTGAATGGGTGGAATTAATATTAGATACTGAAAATACCTATAGAATAACAAGGTATTCTGGAGAGCTTCCCCTTGCTATTGGGTCGCTTATTTCTATAGACTATGAAAACTCAACTTTTGTATCTGAGTCTGAAGGTGTAGATGGAAGCGAAATAGGAACATACTTAATATTAGATATGTTCCAGTTTACCAATCCTCTTAGTTCAAGCAAAGCATATCTAAAGGATATTAGATTAAGGAATGGCCTTTCCCTGGACAAGGAGCTAGAGATTCTAAAGAAGAATCCTGTGCTCTGGCAGTTTAAGGAATTCTCGGAAAAGAATATTGAGTATAGTGATAAGTTTTTCTCTATTGTTGCAATAGACGCCGATGAAGTGCTAGCTCCAAAAGAGCAGCACCGAGAGATACTTGAGAAGCTGGTACCAATTGGACACGGCTTATATATTGAGTATCCAGAAGAACAAGTAGAAATAGTAAAAGCTGTAAGTGCATATGAAGATCAAATAGATGTAACAATCTATTCAAGATTAGATTCTTCTGTTTATTCCCTTGGGCTTACAGAACTTGGCATGCCAATAAACTTAGAAGAGGATCTAATTATTACTTCTCCTTCAATCCTTCTAGAAGAAGGAAGAGAGCTAACGCTCAGATTTAATGTTGCAGATATTGTTAATTTAGCTGCTTGCTACTTGATAGTTTCTGAAAATGAGAAAATACTTACAAGTAATATCTTTTATATAAAGGTTAGAAATGAAATCTAATATTCAACTATCCTGGCAATCAGCTGCTGAAATCGGTGGTGTAGTAGATCTTGTTGTTGATAATAAATCTAATTCAATAAACTCATCAGGAACCATAGCTGAAAGAACCTGGACAGAGTTATACTGGTTAAAGAACCTAGGAAGGACTATAGTCGACATAGCAGACCCTGTAGCCTATAACTGTGGGTTTTATCTTGATAAGCTTCCATCATTTGATTCTCTTGATATAAGCTTGCCAGAGATATTAAGCTGGTCAAATATTATTGACCCAGGCGATGATTTACCTTGTGGTGTTTTTACTATCTTTGGATTTGATGAGTCAAATGAAAGCTACATAGAGAAGTATTTAGATGGAGCCATTACATCTGAAGAAATGTATTTTTTCTCTCATAACTGGATTCAAGGCCAGTCAAGAATAGATCAAATACCCTTAAGTACATCAAAGCGATATTTAAATACCGCTAGCTACATTCAAAGTGATGAGCTTGAAGGAGTAGGAGAAACTTTCTCAAGTAATGAGTATGATGAAAAAGCAGGAATACTAAGAGTAATGGTTTTGATTAGAGTTCCCAGTGGAATAGAAGCTAAGAAGCTGTCATTCGTACATAAGATTGGATATGATGAAAAAGCATGAAGTCAATTGGACAAAATATACGGAAGACGGTAGAAGGGTTTCTAATGCTGATCTTTCTGTATTGGATAATGATACTGATCTGGTTAATCTTACAGTCTACTACAACATCACGGAATTCTCGATAGGTCTTAGTGGGAAATACAATCTGTTCCATATGTACACAATGGACACATTAAACAACTCAAAAAGTCTATGTGGTGTAAAGGTTGAGGTTTTACTAAAAGAAGAAGTAGATAATATTTACTTTAGAAGAATAGGAAGCAAAGTTCTCATTTCTTCAGATAAGGTTGAAGAGAGTCCTCTTTTTGAAGCGGCTCAAAAGCAACCAATGAAAGGAAATAAAAAAATAACAATATTCCTATATCCATCTGGCAGGATTAAATGGAGAACTAAATGAGAGCTTCCCTTAAAGAGCCTAGGACTTTAGCTGAAGTTGAAAGTCGAATACTTGAAAAGTATGAATCTCTTTTCAAGAGGGATGAGTTTTCAAGTGGTAATAACCAGGTACAGCAAGCTAGCACAAGAGTGCTAGTAAACAGCAAAGGACTTGAGTTTCAGTTAGTCGAGCTTTTTGAAGAGTGCAAGTCTATCTCAAGAAAGATAGAAGAGCTTGCAAGTGATATATCAAATTGTAAAGACTCTAGCAGCTTTGAAATTGAAAAGCTAGAACAGAGAATTAAACTATCAAGTATAAAGAAAGAAAATAACCAGAGTAAAGCTTACTTCATAAGTCTATCTAATAACGACGAAGATTACTTTGACCTGGAAACTCAAGAGTTTAGTTCCTTTCTGATTAAAGGTGTAAATGGCTTTCTTACTTTAGAAGTAAACTCAGAAGTAGAAAGGCCTAAAGTTGCATCAATAGAAACAAGCCTGGGTGGGATCGGTTTACTGAGTGAAGCTGAGCTTAGCAACTATCTTCCCAGTGAAGTCCTGGTTAAAAGCAGCGATACTAAGAAAGTAGTTTATACTTTAAATCCTGATTTAATAAAACAGTTCTCAACAAGAATAATCCTAGATAAGCCATCACAAGTTAACTTTCTTAAGTTAAATAGTTTCCTTATACAAGACTTCAGTGATACCACTAGCTATTCACTTAATGTAAAGTTTAAGTTAAATGGAAAGCTTACGGCTGAGCAGACAGTTGCGCTCTCTTCAAGATCTACACTATATGCAGTAGACTCAGTAATATGCAATGAAGTCCTGATTACAGGAGGCAGAGGTTTTATAACCTCTCAGCCATATACTGTTACTCTTAAAGAAAGACTACCGTCAATGCCCGATAGCGAGGCCCGGAGTCTTTTTCTTATAGAAGAAAATGAATCAAAGTTAAACTGCTATATGGTAGCAGGGGGACTTGATTTAATAAGCCTTGGCTGTGGTGAGAAGAATAATGGAGCCATAGGCATAATAGAAAGTAATATTCTCACTGGAACAAATAGCTTCATGATAGAAGGAGATGTTCCTTCCGAGAATGGAACCTATATTGATTGCATCTATGAGGAAATTGAAGTAGATGGAACTATTTCATATAGAGAAAGATTCCCGATAGCTTCAATTCTAGATGATGGACTTATTAGAGAGTATCTTACCTTGGTAGATACAACTCCATCTTTCTATTTCTATAGACCCTCTCTTAAAATTAAAAACTTCATAACTGCAACTACAGACTTTGAAGTCACTAAAAATGGAGGTTCAACATGGACTCCAATTGGAAGTGGTATTGTTGATGACTTTACATTATTAAGAATCAATCGACCACTCACGAGAGAGGAGACATTAATTACCTACGATGTAGACTACAGGGTGCCAGTAGATATTAAGAATAAGATTTCCATTGATGGCTATCGTTCATTTTCTGTTACCTCTGATGTTCCATATAGAATAAAAGTAGCAATAAAAACTAAACCTGGAAGCATAGGCTCTCAGGTAAGAATGAATGAAATATACCTACTGGTTAAATAATGGAACTGTTTCTAATAAAAGAGCTATCATTCCTGATTGAGTCTCTTCTTAATTCTAGTTCGACTTTGGAAAATAAGAGTCGTATACTAAGTCTTGTAAACATGAAGATTGACGAGATAGAGTCGCAGGAAATCTTCTATAGGTTAAACTTATATAAGCCAGAGAATGCAAGTAAGTTTTCAAGCGGAGAAATCTTAACACTTGAAATATTGAGTGCCTATGCCAGGCAACTAATCATGCTCTCTAGTGCTCTTAACAAAGATTTAACTGAATCGTATAATCAATATCTCTATGAAAAAGAATCAATATTAAAACTAACTAGAGATTCTGAAACTAAAATTAAAGCACTTGAAGCATATAGAGATCAAGTTAATACTTTCATAAATTTAGTTAATAGTAAGACTGACTGGCTAGTCGGGCAGTTAAATGTTGATGATGCATTTAATGGAATCACCTTGCCAATTGTTAGAACTGAGGTTGTTACTCCAAAAGTAATTACTCCATTTCAAATAAATGGATCATCATTTGGTTTTCCTTATGATGTCAATTCTTACATTGATTCAGATGAAATAAAGTCAATAGTAGATAGTAATCCAAATACATTTTTTTCGTTTTCTAAAGTAAGAACAAGAACATGCGAAGGTGGCTTTGAGTTTTCTTTTACAAGGCCAGAGATTATCAATGCAATAGAGATTGACCTTGTCAGTGATGGCTTTGGAAATGAAGTAAGCTTAGTAAACATAGAAGCAAAAAAGCCATCTGGCTTAAAAGAAACCATAGTAGTAAACAGAATTATAAACGGGAAAAGAATAACTGTAATTAATCCCATAGAAGTTATAAGTGTTAGACTTAACTTAAAGTCTTCTGGATCAAAAGAAATAGTAACCTCAGCAGGTCTAACTACAACTCAAGCTTCCTTTTCTGTAAAGGAAGCAAGATTAATTAGATTTACTTTTGAAACAGAAGGATCTCTTAAATCGAGAAACCTTGATGCAGCTAATTCTACTTTATTTATTAGTAAACTTGATACTGAAGAAACAAATCAGGAAGCATTCACTTCTGAAGTTATTATTAATTCAGAGCCACCTAGTAAGTTAAATCCTCTAGCTGATGATACCAATGATTTTGTAAAGACAAATTCTGTTTCTCCTGATCTAATATTAACCATAACGCGAAAAAATAGTTTTCAATTTTTAACCAATCTTACAGGAAAAGAAACTCCAACTGATACTTTATACTTAACTCGTACACCAACAGGATCAAATGCCGAAATTGTATTTGTTAATGAAGGTCTAGGACTACATAGAGTAGGGGCTTGTCAGTTAACAGGTTTAGATTTCAATAACGAATTAATGTTTCCTTTTGCTTCATCATTTGTTGACTCAACAAATAGCTACAAATACTTTGAAGTGCTAGATTACTCATTAGAACAGTTAGTAGGAAATATTAAAGTATACTCTTTAGGAAGGGAACTTTATCCAGGAATAAATGAACTGCCACTTAGCAGAGAGTACTGTATATTAAGTGGAGCAACACCACAGATAGTGGTCAATGTATCAGATCTTCCTGATGATGGAAACTTATATGTTTCCTTTGAAAGGAAACAACCATACTGTTCCTATTCTGAAGATGGACTGGTAATAAACTTAAATGAACCAATATTTCCAGATGTTGAAACTGTAAAAGTATTCAATAAACTAAGCCCTGTTGTTTATACTGAAAGAAGTGTTTCATCTGAAGATAGGAATTTTATTAGATTAACTAAAAAGAATATAGTGCCAGGAACAGTCAATCTCATTAACCTTGCAACCTCAACACCATTGGTTTATCAGGAAGTAGAATTCTTACCGGGTGATTTGCTAGAGAATGACAAGATATATATGAACTACAAAGATGGAGTTATATACTTTAACTACCGTGTACCTGAAGACCTACTTTGTAGATATCAATATCAAGAACTAAAAGAAGTGGAAGGAGTAAAGCTTTTAACCTCAACCAGAGACCTCGTAGAAGGGGTTCATTTGACCAATGAAAGCGTTCAAATTACAAGCACGAGGGAAGTTATAGCACTCAATGCCCAAGGCATACAGAAGCTTAAAAAAGGGCAGGTTATAAAAGGTTCCATAACAATAGAACAACCTGATTCATCTCTTAGGTTTAATGAGTTTCCATATAGAGATGGATGGGGTGAGTTTACAGATAGTAACAAAGTAAAAGTAACAGTAACAAGTATAGTAAGAGTTGGTACTAATATATGGAAATGTAGTTTCAATGTTAATGGTGTGATTGATGCATCAGTTCCACTGGAACCTGAGTCTGAACTTCTTATGAGAGAAGTTCCTTATGCTCTTGCAGGAATATCTCTCCTAGGAATGGGAGAGTACATGGTCGACTTTGGTTCTAAGCAGATATACTTTTACTCAGAGTCAACGCCAGATTACTTTGATGTTAATGTTTCTTTTGAAATTTCTGGATCAAATGTTAGCTGGTCGTGTGATTATAAAAATGGAGTTTTATATTTTAGTAGTCCAGTAGCACTAAGTGGGTTTCTTAACTATCAAGCTTGTGAACTGGAAATTGGATATAAGCAAGCAAAGCCTTTAAAGATAAATAAAAAAACAAATGATTTTATAGAAATAAATTATGCAGGCATAGATCAAGAGAAAGATATTATTATTGTAAAAATAATACAAGAGAAAGAAAAGCTAGAAAAGCTTATTTCATACTATAGTCCTGTAATTAAATCTCTTGTTATAGGTAGGATATGAATAGACTTGAGTCACTATATATAAAAGAAATCTCAAGTCTTGCACTTGAAAGGTACCTTTATAATAAGGTTTGTCCTACAGTTGAACAGGTAGAGATTCAAATAAGAGAACTACAGTCTATCTATAAAAAGATAGGTAGATCTCCATTAACTGGGCAAGTAAGAGATAGGTTTTCTCCGTTTAAAAAATCTTCACTAGAAGATATACAGAGCACAATAAATGAGCCAATCATAGACTTAACTGTTCTCAGAAAAGTAATAATTGATGGCTATAGAGATTTAATAAATCTGCAATATGAATGGGATAGAGATTCTAAATATATAGAATCAATATTAAAAACTATAAATGAAAAGATTACCTTCCTTCTTTTTGAGGAAGGTAATAGTGAAGGATTCTTTGAATCTTTTATAGATAGATTCGAGACACTATCTTTAGTAAATCAAGTTGATACAAGTTGCTTTGTAAACACTGGTTCTGGTTTTGTATCCTTGGGCTACAAAGCAGGATTAACTCCAAAGATAGATATAAGTGGAAGTATAACTTCTATTGCTTTTGTAGGTAATAGAGGAACAGGAAGCCTAAGTTTACCACTGATAGCACAGTCGGGTAGTAGGCTTTCTTATATATTAAATGGCTCAAGGCAAGGCTATATTGCTACAGGTCAAACAAGTAGCCCAATAGACTCTGCAAGTGCAACTATAAATATACAGTTGCCAGGAGTATTTAATGTTTCAAGGGTAGAAATAGAAAGAATAAGAAGAGAGTATGGATCTACATCAATTCGATGCTTTGTAAGTTCTGATGGAATTGACTTTATTGATATGGGAAGTCAAAGCTACAGTGATAATGCAATATTTAGCTTTGGATCTCAAGAAGTTAAAGAAATAAACTTACTTATATTTAAGCCAACATACGATGCTTACTCAACAGAGAGTGGGCTATATGAATTCTTTCTAGATATGAAAGAAGTAAAGCTATTTAATGAGACAGATGCATTTGATCAAAATAAAAATACATTTAAATCTGTAAGCTATACCTCACTTAATAACTTTAATAAGGCAGCCTTAGAGGTATGTGAGGTAATAAGTGAATCTACCTCAATAGATTACTTTCTTAATGGAATACAGGTAACACCAGTAAACAAAGAAGGAAGCTACCCGAAGGTAATTCAATTCAACCCTTCCAGGGTTGAGACAAACCTTACAACAGGAACATTGATAGAAGAAGGAATTCTGAGGACAGGGGTTATAAATACTTTTGGAATGGCAAGATTTCCATTTACTGATTCCAAAGTTTGGTGTATAAACTTAAACCTACCTAAGAGTAATCTGAAAAAAGTAAGCGTTTATAGAAACTGGAGAGAGCTATCTATAAATGAAGATGTAGAACCCTGGGCTGTATCTGGTACCTTTCTTAAAGCATATGTAAAGATAGATGAAGTCTGGACACTGAAGACAATAGAAAGAAGAAGATCAACTACAGTGTTAGGCGGGGCAACTTCTGAGTTTGATCTTAGATCTAAAGACCCACTCTTTCCTAGCAATATGAAACTTATGGCTGAGGGTTACAGGTATGGAGCAGGCTATATAGGGATAAAGCCCTATCCAGAAAGCCGGGAAATATGCGAGAAAGTTTTAACTCAAGCAATGACCTTAAATGAGTTAACACTTGATCTTGATAATAAGTTCTATATTACAGATTATCTGGAAAGCCCGACTGAGCCTTATGTTAATATTTTAGTAGGAGAACCTGAATCGCGAGCTACAATAGAATCAAAAGTGTTTTATGTTGTAGCTGAGTATACAACAGATGGAATTAACTCTATTGAGTTAACTGCCAAGTTTAATAGTAGAGAAGAAGGACTGTCTCCTTTATTGATTTCATATTCTATAAAAGTAGGTAACTAATGGCTACAGGAGATAAAATTGGAGGCATGAGCCTTGGCTCATCTGTAAAAACAAATGCCTCCATAGCAGAAAGGTTCTTTAATAGTTACATATCAAATGTAACTTCAAAGATCAATGAAATAGTTCATTTTGTCTATGCTTATGATTCTTCAGGGAAAGGCGGCGTACTAAATACACCAACAGATCCAAGATATACCTTAGGCATTAACTTCTCAACAGAGAAAGGTATAAGTCCTATTTCATCTGGTATAGACGGAACTAGTATCTATACTTTCTCAAGTACAGAGATGATAGCAGGAAAGAAAGCGTATGAAACGCTAAATCCTGTATTCTGGAAACAGGATTCACTATCTCCTTCCAGTACAAGGCCCAGGACTATTTACGAGACATTCCTTTCAGTGATGTCAAGATTTGATTCTCAGCTAGAAGCTATAAGGAGTCAAATAGTAGTTAGCTCTTCTCCAGGTGGAGTAAGCGAATATACAAAAGCTTTCATAGGCCAGGAAGCATTTAGTCCGACTGGAATAAATGCCACAGCATCAATGGCCTATAGGATTAATTATTTATCAGCCAAAATAAATGAAATAAAAGAAGATGTATACGGAGACCAGCATAACCTTAGAAGTGGGCTGGATAATACTGGGCAGTCAGTATGGTCCTTGTTACAAATAGTTGATACCCTACTTGAGCTACATGGTGGAGCGGATTACATGTCAGAGTATACATGGGAAAACCCCATAGTACTAAATCATGATTCCGTAGAAGATTTAATTACTGAAGCTATTACTGAAGTTGACGATAGAATTTCGGATTTAGAATCTAGTATTGCTGTAGTAAAAAGCGGGATAGAGGGAAATCTATCCGTGATGGGTATTCAAGATTTATTCCTTCAAGCCTCAAGTAATCATTTAGAAAATACTTATGGAGTAGATCCACCTAGTAATGTCGGTCCGATAGATGACTGGAATCCCTCAGTTGGAGTATTACTTGGTTTATTTACAAGATTAACTACTCTGGTAAGCACAACACTAAACTTTAGTACCTCAGCATTAACATCAATAGATAGTAATTATAGTGTACAAGTTGTCCCTGCTGCATCATCTCCATCTGTAAGATCTCTAATAGTAGATGAAGGAAATGATGAAGTAAAGAATTTTATAACACTCTTTCTTGTAGCGCCTAAAGGAAGTGGGGATAATTTTGAGTTTAGCTTAAAAAATGGAGCAACTACGACCTTGATGCATACTTGTAATAACACAACCACTTTTAGTTTGATTGTGTTAATTAGGGTTTGGGATTCAGCTCTTGGAAAGTCTAAATATTCCTCTATTAAGTTTGATGATTTAAAAATGATTGCTAACGCCTGGACTTAATATGCCATATCATTATCTAAATAATACAGATATATCTGGAGGAGGTGGTGGTGGAGGTACACTTGGTGTAGCCACTGTTTGGGCCACTGCTCCAACTATTACATTCCCGACTACCTCTCTAAGAGATGGAGATATATTCTCAGCAGACTCCTTAGGATTTACAGGATCAAGTGGAACTTTTAGATATGACCTGGATGCTGGTATCTGGTTTCTTATATATGGAGTATTTGCAACAGAAGCAGATATGACTTCCTTTACTACTGATGTAGACAATGACATAGCAGAAGATGCAGTTCTAATTGTAAGTTCTGACCTATCAGGAGACTTAATCTCATGAGCTCTATTCCCTATATAAGAGAAGGTTCTTCTAATGTGAGAATGCCTAAAGACTATGGGTATGTATATGCTCAGGTTAATGACTGGGCTAGTCTAGAAGATTTAGTAGATCCCAAAGAAGGAGATATAGCTTACATCCAAGACCTTCCTACTGGAGGTGGAGGGGGGCTTGGTATGGTTTTGGGAGGCGAAGCAATCTATACTGGTGGTAGCTGGAAGTTAAGAAGAGCACAAGGACTTACAAAAGCTGCACTAGATGCATATCTTGATAGTGGAGAATATGGTTATGAGGCAATAGTTGGTTGCATAGGAGTTGTCCGTGTAACTCCATATGCTGATGCAAGTTCCAAATATTACTACTGGACTGGAAGCGAATGGCTACGTACTCCAGATGGAACTGGGTATATCCACCCTAGTGTTCCAAACTGGGATACTCTTCCTTCAGATAATGTACAAGATGAGGATCAAGTTTTTGTTAACTCTCTTGATGATGTAGAAACTAGTAATGGAATTGCTAAGTGGTCCGAGTCAGATGAAGAATGGAAACTCCAAGAAGTAACTTATTCAGGTTGGAATCCATATACATTTAGTACTGCTTTTGCGGGCACTATTACAAATGGAGCCATTATTCGGACAGACGATGGGTCATGGGAGGCGCCTCTTTATTTTTGGAATACTGTTGGATCTGACTGGATAAGGTCGCCTGAAAATGTTAACTATCTCTGGCCTCAAACTATTCCGGGTACTTGGGCTTCTCTTAATACAGATGGCAAGCTTAATGCGGATCGCATCTCAGTACCTAACTGGACTACAGGTGGCAGTGATGGCGTTGCACAATACGATGGCTCCGAGTGGAAGTTAGTAGAAGGTGTGGTTGATACCATTGCAAATCTTCTCGCCTTTACCGGGGAAAAAGAACCGGGAGCTAAAGTTACTGTAGGAACTGGTATAGCAGCTGACCCTGTATATTTCTGGAGCGGCACTGGGTGGTTGCGAACTGCAGATCAGTCGCACTACATCTGGCCGCAGGTTAACAACTGGAGCGAGCTGACTACGCTACGACCTCATGCTATAAACAATGACGAAGTGCCTGTGCATACGCTTAACGTTTCTCAATCTAGCGGCACGGCGCAGTTGCATGGTGGTACTTGGAAGCTAATTGAAGGAAAGTGGCCATCTGTAACTGACATGAACGACTGGGATGAAGGAGACATTCATTCGGGTGCAATAGCTTATGTGGACCCGACCCATCAGTATGATCAGGACTCAACTGTTTATTATTACACAGGTGGAGCTTGGGTTGCCACTCAGCCTGCTGGAGTTACAAAGGTTCACACCATTTCCTCCATTTATGATTTTAGCGCGAGCGGTTTGGCCGATGGGGACTATGGCGTTCTGACTCCATCTGGCGGCTCTCCTATCGTGCTAAGGTACAAAGCGGCGTGTACGATTGCGGCTGGCGGTACCCGTGCTGTCTGGATGACTCCTACTGCGTATGCTGGAAGTCCAGTTTTGCAAGCGTGGACCGACGGAACAGAAAACAATTCAACCTTGGCCTCACAAGGGTGGACATTAGCTATTGGAACAGGCTGTACTCTTGGGCCAACTGGAGGCTATCAAAGAATGGCAACGCCCGGTTCTCAAGTTAGCGTATCGTTGGCTGCAATGTCCGGTGCGATAACATCGACCACAAAAGTAGAGTCGATTTATGAATGTAGAGGGTCAATTCCGGGAGGTTCAACTGTGCGATCTAAACAGTTTTATCTTGCGGATGGAGTAAATGGCTATTCCATTGGTGACTCAGGCGCAGGCGGTTCCAATGGATATGGGTATCGACAAGCAGCTACTGGTGCGATTGTAAACACCCCTATTCGAGACGTTACAAGCGCAAGAATACCAGCGTTGGCGGCTACCCCATTTGTTTGTGTTGCCAGAGACGAAGGTAGAACGGTTTTTGCATCTCTTTCAGTTAATGGAAATGCGTTTGCCGACTACCGAAGAAATCTTGGTAGTATCGCAGCCAGTATTTTTTATGTTTACATAACAGGCGATATTACTGCACCAATTACAATGGACTACCGAGGTCAGGTTCTCACCTATTAGGACAAGTATGCAGATTATAGCAAAGTATAGGCATCAGTTTTTAAATGAATTAAAATCATACACAATTCATTTAGTAGATAACATTTGTACTTGTACCGAAGATGGCACTGAAGATGCGGTAGTTCTAAACTGGAATGGTGAATCAGTTTCTGGTAATTTGTCGGATGAAGTATTGAACGGGGTGTCAGCTTTAATTACAAAAACGATACAAGACGTAAGCGCAGCTGGATTATTATTAGTTTAAAAAACTCATATACATAATTAAGGAATATCATGATCTATCTTGCTTTTAAAGCCGCCTAATGTCTGATAGACAGGAATACCGCTATCCCTATCCGATACTTCTATCAGACTTACAAAGGCACATAGAAGCAGCATCTAAAAAGTTAAAGATGCCAATTGATCTTCTTGAAATAGTTCCAAATGAAACCCACCTCGTCATAAGAGTAAGGGAATTAGTAAAATAAATTTAAATCAAACTTAATGGAGATATTAATGAGTACAGATACTAGAGTTTCATTTGGTTCAATGGCAATATTAGTTGAAGCCGTCGAGAGTAATGCAGAGCTTAATGGGGTCCTTCCATTTAGCTTTACTGGAAATGAGATTGTAAATGTTGTATTGTTTAGCCGAAACTCTACAAGAGTTGTAACTCCGCTAAACGTAAGTACATTTAGAATGCTAAGTCAAACCTCAAAACTGTGTACTTCACTTGAGACAGTTAGAAATTCTAGATCGTCAAGCGAAGTTGGGAGATTCACTATAGCTGGAACTGGTAATCCAGTTACGGTATTTGGATTTCCTTATGAACTAATGCCAAAAGCAGGCGAGGTTACTTTTGGAAATATATCTTCAGTAGGAATTAGCTCTAGAAGTTATCTACAAGAAAGATTTGATGAATCATCTGGAGAGTCTTTTGTTCCTATTATTATTAAGGCAGCAGATTTCTCAGGAGTTGGTACTTTCAAAGTAGGCGACGTAGAATATCAAGTTGTAGGAGTCTGGGATTCCTTTCAAAACTTTACCTCGGGTAGCGAACTACCTCCTGATGAAGGAGGTGGAGGAGTTACCATCATTCCTAATGGTGGCACTCTAGAAGGCACCTACCAGGGAAGCGTAATATGTGAAGGTGAAGTAACAATAACAGGTGGTTTACTTGTACAAGGATCACTTAATACTAAAGCTGGAAACTGCATAATAAATACTTTAAGTGAAGGTAATGACATTATAGTGCAAGGAGATTGGATTTCCTCGCAAGTATTTAGTTATATGGGCGGAATTATAAGCAGTAACATTAGGATATATGGAGATTGGATATTTTCAAGTGTTAACCTAGTAAGAAATGAAGGATTTGTTTATGTACTTGGAGATCTAATTCAAGATATAGAAACCTATGGAGAATCAGAAGGTCAGTTCTATTTCTCTGTTTATACAGTAGACGGTGTAAATGGGGGTTTCATTGTGGTAGGTGGAGATTTAATAGTTCAACGATTTGAAGCAGTCGGAGGAGGACAAGATAAAGACTCAGGATCTGTGGGAAATGGAAGCTCCTTATTTGTAATGGGCAATATAAACTCTGAAACCATTCATTTATATGGTGGAAATATTACAAATGACGTAGAGGAAGTTTCTCTTCCTCAAGCAGGATCTGGCGGAGTTTTAGAGTGTGAAGGAAGTATAAACTGTGAAAATCTAGATCTATATGGTGGTAGTTGCTCTGTAATGGGACAGGGAGGAAATGGTGGGACTATACTATGCGGGGGACATTTAATTTCAAATTATATTAATTTAAATGGTGGTAATTCCTATGTAGAACAAGCAGGAACAGGCGGAATGGTAGAGGTAAATGGTTCAGCATCAGTGAAAAATACCATAAACCTAGCAGGAGGGGAGTCTTATGGAACAAATGAATATCCAGCAGGACCTGGAGGGTCATCTGGATCTTGCTATTTCTCTGGAGGTGGAAGCGTAGGGTATCTACAATTAACAGATGGAGGTGGAGTAGCTCCTACTGCGAATGCAGGGTTAGACTTCTCAGGAACCTTAAACGCTGGAACAATTGATCTCTCAATGAGATCAAATGTATATATAGTAGCAGAATCGGGATCAATTCTTAGAGTAAACTCTATGTCAGTAAAAGCAGCACTCCATCATATTGTTGGTGATAACTATGTAGAATCTGGAGATATAAATGACTATACAATGGGCTCTATATTTTTATCAACAGGAAAGAATACAGAATGGATGATCATACAAGGAGTTCCTGTTTCTAGCTTGTTCCCCTAATCTATGATAGATAGAGCAGTACTTACATGGATAAGTAAATCTGAAGAGTGGTCAGCAAGTAGCTGGCCACATCCAGATATACACAAGTGGAGCTGGAAAGCTTCTCTTGAATTGCTTAAAAAGCAATTCAGTGAGGTTGTTCTTTATACGGATAGCTATGGATCTAAGCTTTTTGAAGATTTTAATTTCAGCGATATTCTTGTTTCTTTTGATAGTAATTACCCCAAAGAACTATGGGGAATAGCTAAACTAGAAACTCAGGCACTTCAAGTAAAACCTTTTGTTCACGTAGATGGAGACTTCTACCTCTTTAACTTTCCAGATGAAGCAAGAAAGTCTAAAGTAGTAGTGCAATCTAAAGAATATAGAATTGGAAAAGATTATGACAATTCCTACAAGTTCCTAAGAAAGCATAATCTATGTGAACCTTTTATGTCTAATCTTCTTTATAATGCTGGATTCATAGGTGGTAACGATGTAAGTAAGCTGCATCAGTACTCTACATATGGATGCAAAAATGCAAAAGAGGCATTAAAGCTATTAGATAAAAAACAAAAAGCTGAGATAAAGCATTTAAACTTTTACTTCGAGCAATGTGAAATTGTTAGATTTTCATCAGCTCCAGATACTCACTTCCTTGGAAATCCTCACCAGTTTCTTGGATCTAGCAACTATAGTCATTTTATTAATCATATAAGAAATGCAGAAGCACTAGTTTTTCATTTAAACTATCTAAAAGAAGTAGAAAGAAAGTCAGGTATATACATAGAAGATGTGTGCTCGGATGAAGCAATAGAAAAAATGAGAAAAGAAATAAAAAAACATTCAATAAAATAATATATATAGGAGCATGGGATTGCCCTATATAATGAAGAAAAACTTTATTAAATAGGGTAAACTATGACATGGCTAAAATCAGCAAGAAGTCTAATTGCAAGAGCAGGGCTATCTCTAATAGCTCCATCCAACGCCCCTCAAGTTGTAAAACTTGTAGAGACTAAAACAGAACAAGAGCTATATGGGGAAGCTATAGTTGCTTTAGCTAGGGAAGAAGTTGGAGTCAGAGAGATTCCTATGAATTCCAATAGAGGCCCCAGGGTTGAAGAGTACCAGAGAGTTGTAGGCGAGTGGGCTGTAGGAGGACACTGGTGTGCATCTTTCGTTTCTGCCATGTGTAAGTGGGCAGCAGAAAGATTACAAGAAGTTACTAATGTTCCAATCACTGGAGGGGTAACTAGGATGTGGAGGAAGTCCCATGAAAGAGGACTTCTTTGCTATACTCCTGAAGATGTTATAACTGGTCGAGTTGAAATAAAACCTGGTGACATATTCATACAATGTCATGACATAGAGAAAGTAAGAAGAATAAGAAATTTTGAAGAAATAAGCGCGCCTAGCCATACCGGTCTTTGTACTGGTGAATATGATAAAAGAACAAAGGAATACTTCACTATAGAAGGCAACAGCAATGTTGCTGGATCAAGGAATGGTGGTGGAGTATATGCCAGATCTAGAAACTTAGTAGATAATAAGCTAGTAGGCTTTATAAGACCAGAGTTAAAGAAATGAGTAATAAGACTATTTATGTTGATTGTCAGGCTGTAAGTTCGAGTGAACTTTATGAGTTTTGTCTAAATGCACCCAATGACAAGAGTAGGTCAGTAAGGTATGTAGTCGTGATTAACAAGAATGTATCTGACTATGTACTACCAAAGGTAGGTAATGTAGAGTTTTTGAGGGCACCTGTAAGTGTAAATACTATGAAACCATCAAGCGCAATTTCTGAAGCTAAAAGATTCCTTCTACAAAAGGAAGCTGAAGCCTTAATGGGAAAAGTAAAAGAAAAAATTGAAGAAGTGAAACCAGTCACTGAAGAAGTGAAAGTAAAAGCCCCCAAGAAAAAGAAAGAAGTAGAAGTAGTAGAGGCTCAGGAAGTTGAGCCTGTTGTTTCAGATAGCGAGGTTAGTCCTGACCAGGTGGAAGACCAGGCCGATGAATCCGGTAGTCAAAGCACCTACGATGAAAGTGGTGACTTTGGTAGTGAACTCTAACTTAGTCTTCTGTTCGCCTTCTTCCTTCGCCCTTTGAGCATTCTTTAAAGAGGATTCTTTGAATTCTGTGAGTGCTCTCTGGGCGTTGTCTATTTTAAGCTCTGTAATAGAGTTTATGATAGACTTTTCCATGGCATGCATGTCAGTTCTGGTCTGGTTATGAGTTGTCTTCATTGTATCTTCTAAAGCAGATATACGATGATTGATTCTATGATCAAGATCTTTTATCTTATCATCAAATTCCCGCCTCATCTCTCTTGTATTTTCATCAATCTTTTTATCCAATTGATCACCTATATAGGCAAGAGTTTCACTGAGATCCTTCTGAAGAGTAATCACGTTGGCCATTAAGTCCTCACTTTATCTTTAGGCGGGTTTTAATTAAAGACACCTCTGAAGATATTGTAGAAGTTATGATTTCAAGTTCACGGATTTTATCTTCAAGCAATAATCTGATTGCAGTTAGCTTAGAGAAGGTCACAGCATTCTTAAGTTGAGATTCCAAGAGTTCAATCTTAGATTCTAGAGCATTGATTTTTGTTATTAAATGGCTTATATCAGTTCCCGATGTCATTTATATTCTCACTGGAATCAACTGACAGGTTATTCTGTCTAGTTTTATTGTAAGAAACAGAACCAAGGGTATCTACACCAAAATAAGCAGCCCATATGGTTGTCATTAAAATGGTATAGTTGTTAGGATCCAGCAAACCTGCTGATAATAAACAAGTATTTAGAATAGAAAGAAAGTAGGAAGCAGAAAGCTTTCTACTAATATACCCCTCTCTATCTTTAAAAATACCCTGCATTAAGTAATCTACAATCATAAGGTCTCCTGGAAAGTCAAGAGAATTATAACTTAGTAAACTTAAGTTTCAAAGAAAAAAGCCCCTCTTTCAAGGGGCTTCTTAGTAGGTAATAGAATGGCAGGCTAATTAATTAGTTCGCCTTATGGCCATGTAGTATGGTGACCACTCTATAGCCTGGAATCTTTTATCCATCTCAAACCTTGCCATGGCAGGAGCCAAGTCCATGGTGCTGACTTCAAGTCTTGCAAGATTCCTTGCAGCTACACCTTCAGCTCGAAGGGTTTCCCTATCAAGCTTAGGGTCGGTATGATAGTAAAGATAAAAGACATATGAGTTCTGAGATCTATCGACTTCAAGGCTAAAGCCTATTGCCTTAGGATCTGACAGGAAAGCTTCACCTACTGCATCTGCTACCTTAAGCCTGGTTAGGCGATCAGCTGTACCGGGAATCATAGACTTGACCATCCTGGTAGGATACTGCCCGCATAAGAATCCAATTGACTCTACAAGCCTGTTAGATTGCATGGCAAGGAAAACAGAGTGAGAGAAAGCTTGCTTATCAGCAAAGGGATTCTCTAGCTCAAGAACTGGTAAGGTAATCAAATCGGGCTTCATAGTAGAGCCATGGAGTCGATTTACCTGATCAGCAATTTCTCTTTGAGATGTAGAGCTATTGATAATGTCACGAAATGCCTTAGGGCGGTTATCAAATACTGCATCTCTGGAGAGTACGCCTGGCGCTATTGTCATAAATACCTATTGGTTGTTGATCTTGTAGTAATTTTTATGGGCGGGATATCTAATATATTACATATCCTTTTAAGAATATATTCATATTCCTGCTTAAGTAAACCTTTCTTCTGAAAAAACATATCAGCCAAAGTGGCAGGGTTAATATCAGACTCAAGCCAGCTTAGAGCGGCTCTTTCTTCTAGGTTTAATTTCTTTAGGAGCAGAGACTCTTCTTGGAGTCTTAGGCTTTGGTTCTCTAAGTGTTGTTGGTAGGCTGACTGATTCATCGTAAGCAAGTGGTATGACTTCTATTTCGACCCTGGGAGAAAGCTTGTCGTATTTCTTCTTCAGGTTCATCTCAACAATCTGAGAGTCATCTTTATAGAAAGCACCATTAAGGGCATCGCAAGTAGTCTTAGGAAGATTAGGTAAATCCTTAACCCTATGACTACTTAGGTAGTAAGTAATATTACATATTACAGGTCCCTTATCTATTATCTTCTTTCCAGTAGTAGTCAAGAAGTGTAAGCAAGCTGTCTTCACCATTGTCTCGTAGTTTTTAAACTTTGAATCATAGGTAAACTTGCCTCTGAACATCTTACCTGCATTAGACTTTGTTATTGGTTCTCCTAAAACCACCACTTTTAATGCCCTGTCCTGAAATGAATCCATTATTACCTTTATTAAATGAAGAAGAATTATTCCAGATAGTTTCAGTTTTAGAGAATGAAGACTTCTTTGTTTCTTCACTCTTTATTTTATTTGAATCTATATTTAGAATAGCTTCTCTATAAGCTGTAAAGAATGAATCAGGAGTTAAAGACTTTAGGTCTTTATAAGAGTAAGCAAGATAGGCAAAGCCAGCAAGGTCTGCGTAGTAAGCTTTATCATTGTCAGATAAAACTTGACGAACGTAATTTGTTTCAGCCTTAGACTTAGCTATACCACCAAAGGTAGCAGGACTATAGTGTTGTTCGCCGTGTATTTCTACAACCAGCCTCCATGTAGGAATATAGAAGTCAAACCTATGACGTCCTGAGTTCCATTCAGGATTGATAAGGTTTACTGGGTACTCCTCTTCTATACAGGAGGCTGGTATAGAAAGTTCGTTCAACAAGAATTGCTTAAACTTATTATGATAAGAAGAAGACATTAGCCTACTGTGCTACCTTCTGGTTTAATTCTGTTGTGATAATCATCAACATAAGATGCAAGCTCATTAAAGAGTTCCTCATCCTCTATCAGTTTTAGCTGATTAGTCAAAGGGTCTTGCTCCTCAATGTAGTATCTAATCTCTCCTATTGGATTGTCCATCCTAAAGTACACATAAGTATGCATACCTCTGCCTAGAAGTAGTAGCTGCTTACACTTCCATCCCTTTTGAATGACTGGGATGTCATATTGATTACCATCAATAATCCTTATATTACCGCCAGTATAGGGCATAACAATATTTGGTCTATCCATAAATCTCCTGAAGTTAATTTGTATTAAGAGTTATTACTTGAGCCAAAGCCACCGGCTCCCCTTGATGTAGTCCTTATCTCTTCTGGTACTTCTTCTATAGAAGGTACTATTAGAAACTTTACCTCAGGATTAGGACTCCAAGCCTGGAACCACGGCTTACTCAAGTCAAGTAGAACAGGTGTAGTTACATCCGTCATGTCAACTTCGAGACGAGCCCTTGCCATTACTATACCTCTATAATCCCTGTCAATAAGACCAACAGTATTAAGAAGGTAAATAGAGGCTATATCTTTAACTTTATTTAAAGATAGAGGTACTCCATCCTGCGAGTAAGCAGGGTGCTGTGAAAAGGTACCACCAAGAACAGAAGAGGCACTACTCCTCGGCAAGATAAGGTAATCACCCGCTTCGGGAGTAGGATAAGTCTTTACTCCCAAAGAACAAGTAAAAGATGAAGACCTGTAGAAGGGAACCTTCCCTGTATAGGGCTGACCCTTGTCATCGTTTACATGAAAGAATAAATCAATTGTTCCACTGTCATGTCCCTTTAGTGGAGTACTAGATCCAGGCTCTGGCACTACATAGATAATCTTATTGCTCACTATCAAACCTCTCTATGGTTTTGTTGTAAATTTCTAAGTATTGAGGACTCTCAAGTCTGCTTATTGCAATTCCATTGAAGATGGAATATGTCATCTCAGTCCTGTACTTGTCATGCAAGTACCAGTTAACCTTTGCCCAGTGAGGAATCCTGTTGCTTAATACAGCAGCCTCAATGTACATGTCAAAGTGTTGAGAGTTACCCTTGAGTTCAAGAAGAACATCGTCAATAGGTATTGACCTTGACGTTATATAAGAATGTAATTCGTTAAAAGCAACCTCAAAAATAATAGAAAAAGTCCGAGATAATTCTTTAGTTATTCTTTTATTCATTCTATTTAACAATCTTTCTATTAGAAGTGCAATCCATATAGTAGGAGCAGTTATAGTTCTTACAGTTATAGATTGGTATATAAATCTTTTTAGCTATGCCAAGAGTTAGAGAGCTTATATAGCCATAAGAAGTTTCAGGGTCAAAGTTTCTTTTAGTCTGATAGTCTTTGATAGACATACCGTCATCGTCTACGCTTATTAGCTTTATCCACTGAGGTAGATTAGCAGCATTATCTGTCAACATCAAAGCGAGATCTACAGATTCAAAAAACTCAGCAACACTAGAATATAGATTAAACATATAAATCGTGTCACTGGTTCTTAAGAATTCATAGTAAGAAACTTCAACCTTATTAATAGTAAAAGCCTTATTCAAGCACAAAGATTCAATCTTCTTTCCAGATTGAATAACATTAACAAGAATATTCCTAAGGAACAAACAGGCTGATACTATCTGATTCATGTCAGAAAACAAAACAATTCTACCTTTAGATACAAGGTGTCTTTGTATTTCTTTGGCTTTACTGAGCATAGCCACTTCAGTTGGCATAGCTCTAGAAACTAATAACTCATAACATAGCCATCTCCACAGCCCGTAATAGAGCGATACATCTGGTGACATTGGATTGTATAACTGTACTTCAGTACTGGGGTCCTTATAAGCCTGGTAGTACTTACCACACCTTGCATAGGATCTTAGTTCATCTAATGTAACATTCATATTTACAGTCTTGTATGGAATCCTAAACCTGCTCCATAGGACCCAGGGCCAGTCCATTGGACGAATGGAGAAATCCACAAGTCTGAAATAAAAGGAATTGGATTACCCAGGTTATAAGAGAAAGGCATAAGGTTAAAATTAAATTTACCTATAGAGTTAAAGCCTAAACTCATATCAAGGAAAGACCACTCATCTTCTCCAGATTGATCTCTAAGATACATATAACCCACTCCCAAAGAGGCCTGAGGCACCATTCTAGGGTCTCTAAATGGAACCCCTAGCCCTACCCCTAAAGTAAGATTAGGACGCATATGAAAGCGTTCTAGAGGCTTAGAATCTTGTGTGTTATAGCTTGTATCTATCCTGAAAGAAGGATCAACAACTGTTGTCGAGTGGACTGGCAAGACATAAGGATTGCCGTTTGAAAGCAAAGTTAATCTTGTCACAGTAGTAAGAGATCTCTCATCAGTTTGAACTATAGAAGTATCAACATTTATATCTAGATCATAAGAAGTAGTAGTCAGGTTACCTAGCTCTGTCAAAGCGACAGAGCCAACTGGAACCTGGACTTCATCAAAGTCTACAATTAATTCCTGTTGCACAGGAGTAACTGTTTGACCTGGCTCAGTCACTACAATTACCTCAGTCCTTCTACCTGAAGAAGAGGCAACTGTAGTTGACTGGCCTATGAGTTCATAGTTAAGCCTTGATAGTTCTTCCTGGAGAACTCTAAGCTCTTCCTCTAGAAGGATGTAATCTTCCATATCTATATAGGCTGTATCTGCCATATGGAATCCGGGAGAGATCTCTCGTCCTTCTATGGGCGCAGGATCTTTAAGTGGCTCCTTCTTATTGCAGTTCTTAACCAGAAGAATCAAGCAAGTAATGATAAGCGCAAGATTAAAAATCTTGTAAGTCCAGTAAAGAATTTTATCCAGAATCATAATTCCTCTTCTAAACCCCATTCATCAGAATCAGTTGATTCTACTTTGGAGCCAGATTCATTTGCTTGAGCAAGCTTAACTGCCTCAGCAATTGGTATGTGTATAAAATTAGAAGCATAAGGATGGAACTTAAAGAACTCAGTTCCCTTGTTACCGTCAATCTTATTCTTGCCAACTATGGCTTCTACAATGGGAAGTTTAGTTGGGTGAAAGTCCCAGGGATGTTTTACTTCATGAAACCATGGAGACTCCCTGGGGTCCTTATGCAAGTCATTATAAAGGTGGATGATAGCATCGGCATCATACTTGAATGCTCTAGCTTCTGCCAGTGACTCGTTAGTCGGCCTACCAGACTTTGTTTTCTTATCAGTTGACGTGTTGTATTCTAATGTACAACCAACTGATATATCAAACTCGTTAGTCATCTGCTTCAGCTTGTTAGAAACTGAAGTATAGAAAAGCCGGGGCTCGCCCTTAACGGGGAGCTTGTGAGCATTATCTATGTGCATGTATATGTTATCATTGGGATATTGGCGTCTCATTCTGATTGCTGCCCGCCTGAAATCCTCAAGATCATAAACATAAGGTATGCCTAGAATCATAAATCTTTCTTCGCGTGCGTACCAGTAGGCAAGCTCATAGCCCATCTTAAGAGCATTAAACATATCATCTTTCATGCCATCGGGTAAAACGTTGGCCCAGTAATTAGGCCTTGTAACCCAATTAAGATGCATAGGAAAACCACCTAGATGTTTATACTTAGGCCAATCCCTGGTAGCCCACTTTGAAAAGATGGCAACTTGCTTGGTAAACAATGTTTGGACGGAGTCATCTATAGTCATATAGATAACTCTACAGTTATTAGTTTCACTTAGGCAAAGATTGCTGCCCATCCATATACCGAAGCTAGACTTACCTGCATTCTCTGAACCGCCTATTGCAAGCATCTTGCCCTTGGACCAATCATTAGAGAATACTTTCTGAAAGTCAGGAGCCATAGGAAATTCATAGCCAGGAAACTCTTCGCCTCGGCTGTCAAATTCTTCCTTGAAAGAAGAAAGTAAGCCAGAGTAAAACTCACCAGATAGGTAATCCGAGTTGACTTCGGCATCAAGAGCCATGATCTTAACCTTAGCTTCATCAAGAATAGATGCAGCTTCAGCTGGTGATTTCATAGCAGCGTAAGCTGCTTCTTCTACTGCTTCCTTTATCCTGGATGCTTTGCTTATCTCTGTCTTATTGACTATAGCATTAACTTCTTCTAAGAGTGTCAGGGTAGAGAAGTCAGTTAGGAATGCAACCTCTTTAACTAGCGATTCTCTCTGAATCGCAGTAGGGAAGGTAGCAATAACCTGAACAGCTTTCTCTGCAAGCTCCTCTAGTGAAGCACAGTTATCTTTATAGTAATCTAGAAGATAGGTAAAAGCAGTAGGGCGGGGAAGTGAAGTAAACTCCCTTACTCCATTCTTCTGGATAAATGAATCAGGATCTTCTCCATTGCCTATGCTAAGAACAAACTTCTTAGCAGGACCTAGAGAAGAAAGGTGAAGCTGAAGAAGCTTTACTGTAGCTTCCTGACCTGCATTGTCGCCATCTAAGGCAAAGACAATGTTAGCAGGAGCAAGCTTCCTAATAAGCCTTGCATGTTCATCTGTAAAAGATGAAGAGCAAATAGCTGCCGCAGCAAAGCCGCACTGATGTAGTGTAAGTGCGTCACCTTGACCTTCTACTATATATAAGGTATCAACTTTGCCTTTCTTAATCAAAGTAGAAGCATTGTTGAAATTATACAGGTAGTTATTCTTAAGGAAATAAGGTGAATCTAGTAGCTTTGAACCATTCCATTTTGGGTTATCTTTATCAACTGTACCCATGTACCTTGAAGTATAACCAACAGTATTACCAAGAGTATCCTTAAATGGAAAGACCAAAGAGTTAGCATTTATGAATCTATCACTAAGACCAAAAGACCTAAGTGCTGATTCACTGTAGCCAATACCTTCCATTGCCTTAACAAAGTTAGGCCATGAATAGTAACCTAGACCAAAAGATTCTATAGCTTCAGCTGCATCCCAGCCTCTGGAGTCAATAAAGCTTGATAGAGTTGCATTGCTACCTTGCAGCTCAATCTCAAGATTTCTTGAGAGTATGCCATCTACTACAGAGTAGAACTGCAAATAAGATTGCTTCTTAATATCCTCTGCAGTCAAAGAAGCAAAGTTAACAGGTATGTCAAGTTCCTTTGCTGCATACTCCATAGTATGAACAAAGTCCTGACCAGTTAATCCAAATCCATTAAATAGTGCACAAGCTGAAATAGTGTCATGCTTAGCACCACAACCATAACAAACAGCATAAAAATTCTCGGGATCTTTAGTATGAGCCCTAACCTTCATAGAAGGAGAGCTATCATTATGAGCAGGATTAATACACCTAATAAACCCCTGAGAGTTTGGCTTCATGCCATATAGCTCAAGGTAATCAGGCAGTCTTGCCTTTAATGCTTTTGATAATTCATAAAGAGAAGTAATCAAGGCTCTCCTTCGAGGTTTAAGTTAGTCGTTTTTTATAGAGTTAGATAGAAGCTGCCTCAATGCACCTTGTATCGTTTCTCTTGGCTTTGTCACTATGAAGCCGGCTTTATAAAGTAAAGCTTGAAGCTGGGCATAGTGGCAGGGCGGATTGTCTCCAAGCCCTAGCCTGTGTACTAGGGTTATTCTATTTATAGGATCTAAAGAATACAAAGCTTCGTTCATAGAAACAATTAAAGTTTCAAAGTCAAGTGTATCCCTAAGATACTCTATCTTACCAAAAGAGTCTTCATCAAAGTAATCTTCAGATTCAGACTCTGATTCAGATGACTCGTCTTCTGAGTATGAATCAGAGATATGATTCAAAGGGTTAAAAGAAAGAATGTAGTTGAGTAAAGCTTCAGCTTTCTTATCACTGAAGCCAAACTCTTCAACAACGTATGATATTGCATCATTGTTTATGGGTATATCATTCTTCTTAACAAAAGCAAGGACCTTGCTTACGTCAGTAAGTACATGAACTGGGAGTCTGATTACTCTGTTCTTGTTGCTTATAGCCCTTGTAATTGCCTGTCTAATCCACCAGGTGGCATAGGTGGCTAGCTTCACACCCTCATCAAGATCAAAGCGCTCTATGGCCCTTATAAAGCCTATAACGCCCTCTTGAAAGACATCATCAAATGGAAGACCGTTGTTTTGATAATACTTGGCATTCTTTATAACAAGCTTAAGGTTATGCTCTACAAGTTTATTCCTAAAGGAATTTGCTTTCTTAAGCATGTCGCTGTTATCTAGAATGTAATCTATTTCTGCAAGATCATCCATGTAGAAAAGATTTTCTATTGCAGATTCATTCAGTAGTATCTGCTCTTCAATTCTCTTCTTCTCTTTTAGTAACTGTGCCCTGGTGTTATAAGCACACTTAAATACAGTTAAGTAGTGAGCTTCCTGTTCCTTTGTAAGTCGAGGATGCTTGTTAATAAAAGAAGATATAAAGTTTAAGGTTGTTTGTTCTGACATGGTTACTCCTCTGTAGTCTCTTCGACTTCAGATACATCTTGATAAATTATTTCTCCTTGAACTTTACCATCAGGATATTCAATTGGAGTCTTCTTTGCATCAGCAGAGTAACACATATTAGAAAAGGGGCAATATCTACATTGCCAATCACCTATCTTTATTTGAGAGAATTTATCTTTTGATGCTTTTTCTGAGTCAGTCTTATTAAGACTTCCAGATTCATAAAGTTCCTTGATCTTCTCTTCACTGTAGAAGAAGTCGTAATCCCTGGGAGGGATTAGATCAAGGTGAATAAACTTATGAGCAGACATGTATCTTCTTAAGATGTCTTCTGCGTAGAGTGTATACTTGTAAGGTTTCTTATTTACATAAACTCTATGCTGAACTCTACCAAGAGAAACACTGACCTCAGGTATAAGGTCAATATCGAACTCTACGCGACTACCATTCTCTCTAGAGAGATAAACTAACTTGAAGTAAGCCATCTCTTGCTGAAGTACACAAAAGAAATAAGCATAAAGAACAGTCTGAAGTAAGTTATCTTCTTTAGGCTCAGGTGGGACGTATATACCGCCCTTCTTTCTATGACCAAATACTTGCTTCATACCTTTGAAGCCGGTAATAGATTTAATTTCTACACCAACTTTAACACCTGACTCAGGTGATTGGTAGGTTACAAGGTCAACTTCTCCTGAGATCAAGGCATCAGGTAGATTCTGATGAAGGGTGGGAATATACCATCTGAACTTTCTGGAGTTCTCGCTATAGACCATAGCTCTTTTAGCTTCGTCAGTTATTGCGTTTTCTGTATAACTAGAAATCTTAAACTTCCAAAGCTCTTGAGGAGTAAACTCTTGCTTGTCAATGACGAGGTTCTGCTTCGTGGCAAACTCATTGTTTATCATTTGCCTTTGAAGTTTGTTTCTGAACCATGTCTTTCTTAAACAAGCCCCCAAAGAAACATAACCTCCATCTTCACCTATAGCTAAAGCAGAAGCTTCGCTAGGGTGTAGACTGACTTCAGTTGATGTCCTTGGGGGCTGTTCAAGTATTGACTTATCTAGAGTCTCCCAGAAGTTAAAAGGATAGACTTCTGATAGAAACTTAGATTCAGTCATGTATTATTCTCCAGGTGCTTCCGTTGCTTCTTGAGAAGCTGAGGGAAGATTAAGGGATAGCTGGTCTGTAGTAGTCATGGTAGGAGTAGCTGCTTTTAGTTTCTCAGCAACTTCCTGTACAACTTCATTAAGTTTAGCTTGAGCTTCGTCTCTCGACTTAGTAGCCCTCTCAAAGATTTCCTTGAACTGATCAAAGTTAAACTCTCCAGGAGAAACAATCTTCTCAAGAGTTAGCATGACTGCATCACAGAAAGCAGTGTAGTCAATGATTAGGTTCTCAAGAGAAACCTTTACGAGAAAGTTTGCAATAGCCATCTGATCAAGATTACCTAGGATCAACTTATCGCGATTGTTAAGTTCAGATACAGAGGTATTAAGAGAATCAAGTTCAGATTGGCACTGGCAGCACTGTTCGTTATTAGTAGACATGTAAACTCACTCAAATATGTTAATTGTTTTTATGTAATTAAAGTTGCTAATATCAGGACGGATATTACCATCTTTATCTTGGTAAATAACTGCATAGCCAACTATAGAAGGTCTCCTTCTAAACTCAGCTTGCTTAAGGTAGCCTTGGGTCAAACATAGTGCACCTTGCTCTATGAGCAGTTTATTCTGCTCTATAAGCTTAGCTTGCTTATGTGTATGCCCCATTACGATAGAGTCAAATGAATTCCATGGCAATTGGCCTCTTAAATATTCCATGCCTCTTGTTACAGTAGCACCAGGCTGTGCAAGGTATGTATCAGGATGCATGAATATAGTCTTACCTACCTTGCCTAGCCAAGGTAAGCCTAGTTCGTTGTAGTAAACATTGGTGAAGTTGTAAGACCTACCAGTAAAACCGTTCTCATCTAGAATGAGGCCTTTAGATAGTTTATCAACAATATCGCGATTTCCAAGTATTGCTGAATAAGGGTCAAGCTTTTGGCTGAGATATCTATCAACTCTATTTTCATGATTACCCTTTACTAAGTGAACTTCGTCAAATCTGGAAGCCATTTCCTTAATGAAATTCAAGGCAAGCTGATATTCTGACTGAAGAGGTATGCCCTTATCTTTTGAATAAGAAGATACTGAGTAACAGTCAAGTATGTCTCCGTTAAGAACAAGTATGTCTGCATTACCATCATGCTCAAGTGCCATCTCTATTGCTTCAGTGTCATGGAAAGGCATGTGTAAGTCAGACAGGCTTAGTATTTTTCTTGTAGCCGGATTAGTAGAGAAGTAAACTATCCCTGGTTTAGTTTTAGATAAGTACTCATTTCTTGCTGACATGTACTGCTCTGTAGCAGCAGCAGCCAAGTCAACCTTCGCTGCCTTTGCCGGCTTAATCTCAACAGGAGCACAAGCTTCCTGGGTAGCTTCAGCTGTAGCAGAAGCTGCAACAGAGGCATCGCTAGACGAAGAGCTTCTAAGGGCATTTGACCTAAGGTTACAAGCTACATACCCAGGGGTTACAATCGGAAGATTGTCCATGTTAATTTCAGGAAAGTCCTGAGACTTAAAATGATGCCAAAGATTTGAGTAAATAGAATTAATCAAACCAGCAGTAGGCCTGAATAGAAACTTAATATTAAAAGCATTAACTTCCATGACATGCATGTCAGAGTTCCTAATGCCTTGCTTGGGATGTATATTGCAAATTGTATTTACCTTCTTTGCAGTATAGAAACCAAGTGAGCCATAGTATTCAAGTAAGCTTTCTCTTGTTTTAAATTCAGAAGGTTTTTTTAAGTTTAGTTTATTATTCGACATGTTTACCCATTGATAAATTTAATAACGCCGTTCTGTTTAAGTCTAAGAACTGCGGATCTTTCATCTACGCTGTATTTAAAGTAGATAATAGACCCTACTTTAATCTTATCTTTATACTCCTCAACTGCATTTGGAAAGAGTGTTAGCTCAGCAACACCCGTCTTGTCCTCAACAGTGCAAGCATAAAGAGACTTGCCCTTCATCTTGCCTCTTTTTATCTGAATGTCCTCTATTCTGGTGATTACAACTAAACACCTACCAGACTGAGAGACCTGAGGTACGAGGTTATTAATGTAATCAAGTTCTATAGTAGGCGGTATTTTAATAAAGTCAATAGGGTGAGCTGAAATATATAAACCACAGTACTCACCTTCCCAGTCTACCATCTGCTTTGTGATTGATCTCTTTTCATAAACAGGAAGTTCAGGAAAAGAAGGCTCTTCTTTTGGCTTAGGAATTATAGGCTTCTTCGGCTTAGGCTCTGTATATATTTGCTTAGTACCATTCTCATCTATGACGGGAGTGGCAAGTCTGGTTATTACTTTAGTCTTGTAAAGATATTCCCAGTTAGCAACTTCTATAGACCATTGCTCTAGTTCTTTATTCTTTAATTTTATATTAGCCTGATTCTCAAGATAAGAATCATACTGATTAAAGTAATCTAGAAGCAAAGGAAGTGAATCAACAAGGTCTTCTCTCTTGTGACCAAAAGCATCCAGTGCGCCTACTTTAGCAAGGATCGCCAAAGAGCCAGAGTTAACCTTTGATCTGTTGATATTAGATAGCCAGTCCTTGAGAGTCTTAGCCTTGTGTACATTGCCGGCGATTAGATAGTTCGCCACAGATTTACCTATACCTTTTAGAATATCAATGCCAAATCTTATCTTGTTAGCTCCAACCTTGGCAAAGCCAATGTGAGGAGTAGTAACAGAAGGAGGAAGCATTTCTATTCCCATCGCTCTACACTCGTCTATATAGGACTTAAGTTTATCTGGCTTATTAGACCTGAGACTCATAAGCTCAATCATAAACTCTACTGTAGAGTAAGCCTTTAGATAGGCGCAAGAGTAAGCTATCAATGCATAAGCATAAGCATGTGGCTTGTTAAAGCCATAGCCTGAAAACTTATCAATGTATTCCCATACATAGCTTGCTTCACTCTCTGTAATCTTAGAGTTCTGAATGCAACCTTGAATAAACCTATCCTTCCACGACTGCATCTCTACTGGGTCCTTCTTACCCATTGCTCTTCTTACATTGTCAGAAGTCTCTTCAGAGAAGCCAGCAAGAACAGAAAGTGCAGCCATGCACTGTTCCTGGTAAACAAGAACACCGCCTGTCTCGGCTAGGACTGAATCAAGAAGTGGGTGAATCTTATTCTGAAGTAAGCCTGTTTTCTTGTACTCAATCCAGTCGTCAGTAAGACCATTGTCTTTAGGACCCGGTCTGATTAGTGCGCTAATAGCAGCTAAGTCTGCAACAGTAGTAGGCTGAACCTCGCTAATAACCTGGAATACATGGGACTCTTCCATCTGGAAAATGCCAGAAACAAATCCCTGGTTTATTAGCGTGAAAGCTTTAGGATCGTCAAGAGGAACCTCTTCCTGAATCCAGTCAACTGTTTTTCCGATTGCTGCTGTTGTATTCTTGAGTAGATCAAGGTTGTCAATAACAAGAATGTCAAACTTAATAAGGTTGCAATTCTTCTCAAGAGCGCCAGCTTCCCACTGAGATAAGTAGTACCAATTACCTTGATCATCTTTCTCTCCTTTAACCTTACGTAAAGGGATATAGCTGTCCAAATAATCAGAGCCAATAATCACAGCAGAAGCATGCTGAGATTGATTCATAGGTTGCTTGTCCATTGTAGCAACACATGAAAATACTTCTTTGTGCTGTTCTATAATCTCAGCGTAAACAGGATCATCCTTAAGGTCAATCCAGGTAGTTGCCTTACCACGATAGCTATCAGGCAGGCTGTCAGCCAAGGCGCGACCTTCTTCAAAAGTTCCACCTAGTGCTTTTGTAAAGTCAACTGTAGAACTCTTAACAGAATAAGGAGTATAAGTAGTAGGTCTAATAACACAAAGTTCACCATATTTATTCTGTAATTCTTTTATAATTACATCTTTCCCTGATGGAGAAAAGTCTGTATCTATATCTGGTCCTGCGCCAGTTACAGTAGAAGAACACCTCTTAGACTTGTCATAGTTATCACTATCAGAAAACAAGTAGAGCAATATGGAGTTACTTTTATTCTCAAGCTTCTTATTGATATACTTCTTATCTATTACAATGCGAGTAAAGTCTTCATCGGTGATATACTTTAACTCGAATAGCAAATACCTGAAAGGTACATTCAATGTATACTTTAGATAATCTAGCTTCTCATTAGCTTCCCTATTAACAATCTCTAGTTTAGTTTTTAAGTCCAAAGTAATCTCCGTAATCAGGTAAAGTTTCAGACAAAGCACCAAGGGTAGCAAGAACAGAGAACTCAAAAGTGGTAATACCGAAAGGAACAAACTCTAAAAGTCTAATTGAGTTTAGAATGTCAAGTTTATCAAAGTTATTTATAAGAACAGATCCATAACTTGTCCTGTCTGCATTAATCACTTTAGTTATTCCTCTTATTTCCCTTACGGCAAGTTCAACAAAAGGTCCCTGAAAAGTTGGTGGAGATATATATGTTCCATTGGTTAATCCGGCAATGGTTACTATATAGAAATATGCAAGATTGTGACTTCTTGAATACCATGTAGGAAAACAATAGATTGAAGAATCATCAAAATCTAATTTAAAGTAAGATTTGTTTTCACTCATCAAGCTCACCACAGAAGTCAAGAGAAACTTTAACTCTACCTGGGTTTAAGAATCTTGAAAAGTAAAATCCATTAGCAATGGGGTCCATATGCTTACCAGTAAGACCCAAAGCCCAAGCAAGGAGAGAGCCACCAGATGAACCTCTACCTGGGCCAACTGGTATGTCGTTATCTTTAGCTATCTTAATATAGTCAGCAACCATTAAGAAGTAAGAGTTATAAGAGCTATCATCAATCAGATCAATCTCGAACTTTAGTTGCTTCTTATAAGCGGGAGGAATTGGATCAGTATCTGACAAGTTAAGCCTAGACCTGAGGCCTTCAAAGGCCAGTCTCTCAAGCTCATAGAAAGCTTCCTCGTTTGACATATGGTCAAACTTAATAGGCGGATTCTTAATAGATGAAAAGAAGTAAGAGCTATCTACCATGTCTGCAACATAGCCAGTATTGTGCACTGCTTCCTCGGGTATGTTCCATTGCCTACATAACTCCAAAGCAAAGTCTGTATCATACAACCATGCATTGTAGTCTTGTATTGGATACTTAGAATCCAGATAAGACATGTGCCATCCAATGCACTGAACTAGACCTCTAAGTTTCCATTGATCTTGATCTGACTGGTGGGCGTCAGCAGTAAGAACCAAGGGAACATTATGCTTCTTAGAAAGAGGAATAATAAGCTGATCATTAAATTGTTTCTGAAGGTCAACATTATTAACTTGAACTTCTGCAAAGAAGTTATCTCGGCCAACAATATCTCTAATCTTCAAGAACCATTCTTCTGCGAGGTCTAACCTGTTAGCTTTAAAGAATGTTGCCATGTGGCTGGATAAGCAAGTAGAAGTAACTATAAGGCCATCACAATGCTTAGAGAAAGTCTCTATGTCAATACGAGGAAACCTGTGAAAGCCATCACTAAAGGCATAAGTATTAAGCTTAAGTAAGTTCTTATAGCCTGTCTCATTCTTTGCAAGGCAAAGAAAGTGTCCGTTATTACCCCAGTCCTCATGTGTCTTTTCAGTAGCAGGGCCAAAAGAAAGATAAGTTTCGTTGCCAATGATTGGCTTAACTCCAGCTTTCTGACAGCCTTTTGCGAATTCTAGAACACCTGATAAAGTACCATGGTCACTTAATGCACAAGCAGTCATGCCTCTAGACTTGACAACATCACCAATCTTATCCGCTCTCTGAATGCCGTCCTTTAGAGAATTACTCGAATGAACATGTAAATGTACAAATGGCATATTTACCCTTGAATAAGGAAATACAAGTAGAGATAGCTAAAGAATCCCTACTTGATAAGTATTTAAAGTACTAAAGTACTCTATGCAGCTTGACCCGCATAGAGCATGCAGATCACTTAAAGATTTCAATCATCAGGTCAACCAAAGGATGACGCATTACCTTCCTTAGATTTACCCAGGAAGTATAAGGTGACTGAAGATAAAGTGGATGATTAACCATAGAGATTAGAGAGTTCTCTCCTTGAAGTCTACGGGATGCTTTATCATCTTGCTTAGTGTCTCCCATGAGTACAAGCTTAGAGTTTTTACCTATTCTTGTGCTTAGGGTTTCAAGTTGACGTCGCCCAAGATTCTGGGCCTCATCACATATAACCAAGGCATTGCTAAAGTCAACGCCTCTCATATGCTCCAAAGGAATAATCTGTATTACGCCTTTGTCAATTAAAGTCTGTATAAATGTAGCTGAATTGTTACCAAGTATTTTGTTAAGTGCGATGTTGTAGCTAATCATCTGAGGAGACATCTTCTCAAAGATGCCACCAGGGACTTCGCCCATAGCCTCGTCGTCATCGTCATGCACCTGCGTCCTAGGTTTAGTTAGTACAAGGGTGTCATAAACTTTATTGGTAAAGACTGAGTCGACAGCAAATGCCATAGTAAGCAAAGTTTTACCTGAGCCTGCATTGCCAGTAATAACATTACATGCAATGTCAGGATTGCGAAGAGACAATAGAGCAATCTCTTGCTCTAGATTAGCTGGACGAACTTTAACGCTCTTTCCAATAGTGCCCGAAGGGCTTGGAACAGCAACAATAGAGTCAGCTCGATACAAGACTATTTGAGATTTATTACCAGACCTAAAGCATCTATACTGATTGACACCAGGTATAGATAGTATAGCTTCCTCGTCTGATAAATCAAGACATAAGTTACGAATTTCGTCGTAAGTTATAGATCCATGGTCGTCAAGAAACTTTAAAATAATTGGATCAATTAAGTCCAAAACTAATTCTGACATATTTACTCATTGAATATGGTAGTAATTACATGGAACCTTAGATAGATTATTCTTTGGTCCTTTATTAATTACCAGTATATCTAAAGGAATATTAATTGTGGTGTCAATAGGTGAGTATACGCCATCGCTTAATAATAAAACTCTAGATACATCAGGTAATGAATCTGCAAGGCTAAGTGCCTCTGTAAAGTTTGTACCACCTCCTCCTCTAAATTCAGCCTTAAGAAAGTCCGCAAGAGAAGAATAAGAAGATACAACCTTACAGTCAGAAACAATTATCTTTGTGTTTATACCTCTTCTTGTAAAACCCAAAGCAACCTGAAGATAAAGATTATAGTAATCTTTATTAGTTGAACCTGATGTATCTAGAATTAAACAGACAGAGTTATTGTGATTAACTTTAACTCTACCTGGAAGGGTGTCATGGTATCTATTAATACGAGAGTATGAGTAGTCATAGTCCTGACTATCAGAAAGAAACTCATCGTAAGGATAAAGCTTAATTAAAAGTGGATTTATCCTTGTAAGAGATACGCCGGAAAGAAAAGAATTATTTGAGGAAGAAGTCTCAGGTAACATGGAGTTACTAAGAGACTTCATCAAGGAAGCAGAAGATTCCATAATCTTTAGATTAGACTTTAAGTCTATACTCTTGGACTCGTTAATACAAATAATCATATCCGTAGAGTCAGGAGTATAGTTTTCGTTATCTATAAGTTCCTCAAAGTAAATATCCTCGACAGTATGAGTTTCAAGACTCTGATTTGACTTGAGAAAATAACCAGAAAATGGATATGTAAAGTCAAGATCAATAGTCAGAATCTTTTGAATCCAAGAATTAATATATCTATCTAGAGCTACATTCCTTCTATATAGATCTTCGACAGTATTAATTTGATCTTGGACTCTCCATGGGTGACCGAGGAATAAATGAGCTGTCTCATGTAGTATGAGATGTAAAAGTTGAGGATCCGATATTGAGTCTATATAAGGTGAGTGATAAATGACACTATACTTATTGTCTTTACCGAAGTAAAGACATGCAGTTAGTTTAAAATCACTACCGTACTGAGACTTAAGTGCATCCTCATTTTCTTTTGTCATCTCCAGCCAAGGAAGAAGCTTGGCCATTTTAGAAATATCGCCTACTTTATGAGACAATTTCATTAGAGTATTTTTGCAATTCTCAATGCGAGAATAAGCAGACATTACTTCACCTTTAACATTGAACTGAAATAAGCATCTTGCTTAAGGGTCTTTAGGATTGAGCGACCACTATCAGTTCTTGTTATGTAAGTCAAGCAGGCAGAGAATAATTCGGGAGATTCTTTCTTAAGTCCTTGAAGTACAAGGGAAAGATTGGAAGTGTAGGTAACAGACTTCTTAGAATTTATAATGACGTCCATCAAGTCAGTCTGGCAAATCTCATCAACTATATTAATATAGTCTACAGATATAAGGTCCTTAATCTTGTTGGGATCTTCTAGAAGATCTATTACACTTATTTGCTTCTGATAGAACCTTGACAGGTAAATGGCAGTATTAACCTTACCTATCAGGCCGTCAGATAAAGCCTCGACTGCAAGTATGAAGTCTGTTCCTTCAATGGAAATATTGTTATGCTGAGACCTGTAGGATTCAACATAGTCAAATATTCTCTTAAAGTTTGTCAAAGACCTCGGACACAGAGCAGAGTAGGAACTTATTGATTCTATATCTGCAGAAGATGTAGCTATAGGTTCAGAGATAGAAAAGTGAGAATAAGATACAAGTGACTTAAACTCAGAATCAGAAGAATCTAAAGTTGCAGATACAAAAGATTCTTTGTTAGACTCTACATAAACATGAGAGAATCTATTCTTCTCTTGTTCCTTCAGAGGCGAGCCACCGAATCTTGCAATGTCGTAATTACCTGCAGCAAAGATTACTGTATTAGCAGGCAAAGGATACTCATGCAGGATTCTTTCTGAAAGCATTTGCATTGAGGCTGCCCTTTCCTGCTTAGCACCGAGTGGATACTCGTCAAGGAATAATACAAATAATCCTTTGAAGTCAGAAGTAGGAAGCCAGTGTGGCCTTGATCTTCGATTAACTTTATGTCCGTTTACTTCTATGAAGTAGGGAATACCCCACTCGTCGGGCTGACAATCAGCTAGGCGTAAATCTACAAACTTTAAGTCAATTTTATTTGACTCTGCAAACTTCTTGGCAGAAGATGCGATTATGGAGCTCTTACCTATACCGCTAGGGCCCCAAAAGAAAGTATCAATTTGACATTCTAAAGCAAGAAAGCATACCTGTTCCATCAGGTCGATGTCAATGGTTATCAAAAGCAGGCTCCAGGCTAATTAAGCTATCAATATCAGTAGCAGGTATTTGAGCTATCTGCTGCTTTCTATGAAGGAAATCTCTTGCCTCAATCGGGGGCAAGGAATGGGCAGATGAAAGCTTAGCAAGCAACTCTGAATTACTTCTGAGTAGTTCGTAAAACTTATCACCTTGACCCTTAAGTAGAACTTCACCAGTCTCAGGGTCAATAATTGTGTACCACTTGTTTGCGCCAAGTAGGAACCAGGGACTCTTACACCTGATAAAGTAATTTATCAGTGACTGAATTCTGTCAATGCCGTAGTTGTGAACTACAGAGAACGTGCAAGTGGCGTGAACCTGAGCAGCTGTCTTACTCTTGATAATAGTAGCAACTCTAGTGTCATCTTTAGAGTTAGGCTTTGTAAGTTCTATCCTTACGTCTGGATAGAATACTGCAGCCCTGCCGCCGCTAGCATTATTACCTCTAGCACCCATTGGGGTAATGTTAACCCTAAGCTGATTTGCCATCAGGAAGAGAACATTGTTCTGTGCTGCCGAGTTCTTTAGAAACTTAAGAACATCTGTGCCGAACCTGGCTAGAGCGCCTACGCTCTGATTGCCGATCTCTTCTGCTTTCTGCTCTGTAGGAGTCTCTATGGCAGCCCATGAATCTATTGCAATAACAGCAACAGCTCCTGATTCCATCAAGTCCATTGCAGTATTAACAATCTCTTGGCCGTTAATAGATGGGTCAATGATAACCCGACCTTCATACCATGGGTCACCAATAAGAAAAGCAGCATACTCTCTGTCGAGAGTACCTTCTACGTCAGCAAGGTAAGCATACTTAGTTGGATACTTCTTCAGTACTTGGGCAATAGTCTCTAGAATAAGAGTAGATTTGCCGCCTGAGAAAAGGCTCTCTATAGAATACATTCTACCCATTGCAAAGCCACCTCCTAGAAGTGAGTCTAGCTCTGGGTCATTAAGAGGAACAAGTTCCCAGTCAGGAACATCAAGAGATGACAGCAAATGATTAGTCTTCCTTGACTTAGAAATAGCGTCAATAATGGCTTGAACTTTTTTAGATTCGTTTGATGAAGTGGGTTTTTCTTCTTGTGCTTTTCTTGCCATGAAATCCTCAGTATGATTGATCTATTAGTATATCTAGAATCCTGTTAAACTTACGCTCAAATCTTTGAGCTTTAGCTCCAACACCAGAGTATCCTGAGATATTCCAGTGGCCATTAGAATAGTCAAATCTATTAATAAATTGAGCTGTATATGGATAAGCAAACTCTGGATTTATTAAGTCGGAACAAGAAGGGCGATTTCTTAACCTCATGCTTCTATTACTAAGGACTTGAGTCGGCCCACATGCAATGTAGTTTTCCCTGTTAGATATTTCTTCTGGAGTAGAACAGTGATGAGAAACATATGATCCATCTATATCCTGGGTATAGGTCCTACAGTCGCCGTAGGATTCGTTTGTATAGTTACTTTCGTAGCCGGCAATAATTATTAATCCAGCTGCAGTTGCGTAAGCATCTGGATATTGTCTTGCTGCATTGGCTATGTAAGTTGCAACCTCATCAAGCTCAGGCTCAGGGAGGAGTCTAATCCTAGCTCTAGGATAGAGACCCTCTTGAACAAGCATGAGATCTATATCTACCATCTTAACGAGTGACCTCTTAACGAAGTCCTTTAAGTTATCTGGTGAACTGTAGTTAGACCGATAAGTTGCGTAGTCATCCTGAGATGAATAGTTAGCATCAACAGGACATTCAATGTTTTCATAAGTAGGTTGTTCTTCATCAATAACAACTTCTACAGTAGTATCTTGTGTTTCAAGATTATCAGGAACGAGTACTGCCTTTACATACTGAGAGATAAGTAAAATAGTAATCATAAAGATAATAGAAACCAAAATATTTCTTTTATTGTTGTTCATTTTATTTTTACTTTTCGTTTTGGAAAACTAGATCAAGAAGCTCAGTATGAGTATACTTCTTGTTGCCTAGCTGAATATAGTTATCTCCAGATTTAACACCCACAGCATAAGAATGAAGTAGATCTGAAGCATCAGAAGAAGCTTCCTCTATAAGCAGAAGCAGACTGCTTACTAGCTTAAGTGCATCTTCTTTGTCTCTTATTACTGGCTTAAGTTGTTCACTCATTTCATCCTCTTTATTAGTTTAAAATTAAAGTTCTCAAGAATCTTGTAATAGAAAGCCTGGTTCTCATTTTGAGCAAGAATAAAGGTACAAATACCCCAGGCAAAGTAACTGAAAGTTATTAAGGGCTAAAACTTAACAACGCATCCAGTAGAGTCGCAGTACTTCTCTCCTACTCCCTCTTCGTTAGAAGACAGAGTCATACTAGAAGTATCAGTAATAGATGCAAGCATCTCATTATACTTAGCTTCATCTATTGCCTCATATGGAGCCTGGATGTAACCAGTCTCAGAAAGCTTTAAGAAAGAAATAGTTTTAAGCTCGGAGTCGAAAGCTTCGAGGACAGGCTTAATTTGATTTGCTTCATCTTCCTTAAATGTTACAGTTACACTGACTGAGTTATCAGCCCAATACTTCTGCAGGTCAGCGCAAAGCTTTACCTGCTCCCATATGGTTACATCAAACTTAGTCTTGGTAAAGTACTTTTCCTTAACAGGAAAAGATACAACCATTGCATTAGAACCGTAAGCATCAGGCTCAACATGATAGCCCATCTGGATAAAGTCCTGAACCATGGGATTATCATTAGCAAATCTAATCCGGCGAATATAGTACTCACTCTCTGGATAGTGCATACCAGGTGTAGCACCTGCAAGCAAGCTTACAGAACCAGAAGGCTTCACCGTTGTGAGCTTCTTGCTCCTTGGAATACAGAGCCAATCTGAGTAGGACTCATCCCAAGACTTGATTAAGCTATACAAGTATGATGAATTGTCCATAAACTTTCTATAGCCAAACTTGGCAATGGCCTGAGTTATTCCTGACTGGCTGATTCCGAGTCTTCTGTTCTTTAGCATTACAGCATTGGTCTTGGGCCAATGAGTATTGGTCAAAGTAACAGACTTGTTGTAAAGGTAAGCAAGCTTACCTATAGATACAAGCTCCTCAATAGAATCAAGATGAGCAGGGAATATTTCTACAAGGTTACAGAGCTCTCTGTTCTCAAGAGTAATCTCTGCACAAGGATTTACGCCTTTAACTTTGACATCAAAGTTTCCTTTGCCATCTAAAGTACGGCCGTAATGTCTTGAGTTATCAAGCCAGTGAAATCCAGGTTCGCCATTGATAACACACTGCTGAGATAGTTCAGAGTAATCCATACCCGGTGTAGCAGTAACAGTATTGTTACTATTCCAGCGCCAAGCATAAAGTTTCTCTTGATCATTCTTAAGCAAAGTAAACACCTTATCTTCTGGATCGCCAATAGCAATTGCAGCAGAACGTCTTACGTTACCAGCAACAACACATCGACCAATAACATTCTGTGTATCCACGATAAGTTCAGAGTCAATAAGCTGACCTACTTTAGCGTTCCATAATTGACGTATAGTCGTGTGTAAAAGCTTTAAAGGCTCAGGGCCAGAGGATGTACCTCCAAAGCGAACAATAGCACATCCAGCATCTCTAAGCAAGCTATAGTCAAAGACTACCGTAGCAGTACCATCAATATAAGAATTAACCAAATGCTTAACTGATTCAGCCCAGCCTTCTCTGGAATCAGGAATAGTGTAAACAAATGTTTCATTAGGATTAGGAGCCTTAACGTGTAGGCGTCCAGCACCTAAAGTGTCGTAACCTACACCAATGCCAAGCATAAGGGCATCCATAATCCATTCAAAGATTTCACCTTTGTCTGTTTCAATTGTCTCAGTAGAAATAAAAGAACAATTATAAAGAGCAGCACCAGTACGCTCCATAACATACCGAGTTCCCATCATCCATAAGCCTCTACCTGGAGGTAGAAACTTAAAGTTGAACATGGCATCGTACATAGCTTCAGCAGTAGCGTTAGCTTTAGATTCTATCCATGGAAGTCCTGCATTTTTACAGTGATCTTTCTGTATAGAGAATACACCATTAACTACACGCTGAATGCACTCATGCCATTCTTCTGTCCTTTGTGGATCAAAGGATTCATGCCTCTCTTGCATCCGTCGAGAGTAAGTTCTCTTGAATGTAATGTATCCTACAGGGCCCCAGTCAATAGACCGGGTAGCATAAGAGTCTACAAAGTCTTGATTAAGTTGAAAGCTAAGATGGGGAAAGTAGTTAATTTCTTGATGCATATATATAGAGGGGTTAAGGGGGTTATAAGATTATATCAACCTTCCCTTTGAGGTTAAAGAACTTATTAAGCTCTTTTACAAATTAGAGCATAAATTAAAGTTAATTAAAGTCAAAGACTTAGATAACTTAATAGATGCTTTAACAAGTTAAGCGCCACACTTTTTATGTAGCGCCTAACTTGCAAAGCAAAGACAGACTTGTAGTTTTAAAAATTAGGCACCTGCTCCTGAACCTTCAGAAGCTGAACCTTCGGTAGCTGATCCCTCAGTAGGTGAACTTCCCTCTTCAGTAGGTGCTGAACCTTCTTCAGTGGAGCCTTCTTGGGTTGAACCTTCAGCATCTGGTTCAACAGGACCTGAGTCTTCACTTGTAGAATCCTCAACAACATCGACATCAGCAGCTACATCGGCATCAACAGGTGTGACTTCTTCCTCGTCTCCACCACAGGCAGCAAGATAAACTGATAGAACTAATAGAGCAAAGAACAAGGTAAAGATACGAAAAGAAAATGTATTCACGAAAAACTCCTAAGTTAGTAATTCGAGGGTAAAAGCACCCAAGAATATAAAGGTATTTATATATTATATCAATCTTTTATCTGAAGCTAAACAATTTACTAGATTCTCTTATATATTAGAGTATCTTAAGAAGATAAGCCATCTCAGTGTAGATTGCTGCTATTTCCTGCCTCTTAAGCTAGAGACAAACAGTAATTCTTTATTCCTTAAATGGCTCACTTCTCCTACTACTTCTCCGCTAGGATTATAGATTCCAATTTGTGCGCCCACATAACGCTTGAAATCTTTTTCAATAACCATGAGGTCAGCGTCACGCTCTAGTAAGATTTGTTCAATCTGTTCGCGGCTTAAGTATCCTTCGTCATTGAAGGATACTACTAAATGGGGACACTTAGCAGAAGAAACAATATGACGTAAACCTGATTCAGCTTCACGTTTCCGATTAAAAATACTTGATCTCTCTCGAACATCAACGCGCTTACAGGCTATTCCATACACTTCCGGCTTGTCCCACAATACCAGAGATTCCCAAATATGGTAGTTTCCCAGGTAGTTGTGCTGGTTGTACGGTGGGTCAATATAGCAAATATCAGCATCGAGAGTGCCAACTATATCGAGTGCATCTCCCTGGTTGGCTTCTCCTTTTCCAGATGCAGCCCTATTTAAAATATTTGGCAAGCGCAAATTGAGATCATTGTTTGACCTTGCTGCCCATTGCTTCAAGTAGGCCATCTGAACGCCAGTCGTCGAGTCGACACGGTCAGCTGCTTCCATGAGTGAAACGAGAACCACGGCTCTCAGTTCAGGTTCGAGTCCCATCTCCTCGATACGCTCACGAATAGCATCAATCCGTTCTCCATTTTTAGGTTGGAAGAATCTACTATTTTCGCAGAATGTTTCAGTGAAATATCCTGGACGGCCAGGTATTTGATTCAGTTCTGTAATAATTCTTAGTGCGTCGTCAGCACAATCTTCTCGATCTGCAACAACGTAGCACTGTGCCAACTCCTTTGCATATGCATTGAGGTCGTTTGAAATTACTCTATAACCTGCCCCCTTAGCAGCATGACCTACCCGACTAGTACCTGAGAATAGGTCGACGACCGTACCACTAGGAGTCAGCTGCTGAAAGGTTTCAATAATAGTTGGTAATAGGGTTCTTTTAGAACCTAGATACTTGATCATAAGAAACTCCTAAGTTAATTAATTTCTAGATCAAAGTATCTAGAAAAATAAAAGTACTAATATAGTAAATCAATCTTCTCTATGGGTAACAGGTGCATTCTTAAGCTCCTGGCCCACGGTATAAGAGAGAGTCTCTAGTGTTCTTCTTACAAAGGTAAGCCTTTCTCTTTTAGTTTGCCAGAAGAAAGTCAAATAATCTGCGAGCATTTTTTGATTATGTATCTCAGTATTCTCTGCTTCTATCTGGTACTTAAGCTCGTCATTACTTGGAGCCTTAGTACCAGACCTAGAAGACTTGAGTGCTCTGAATCTCTTAGAAGAGATGTCATCTAGCTCGCGAGACAGAGCAGAGCTAACCAAGGTAGATTCCTCAAACTTAAAGCTAGCATACTCGTAAAGAGAAGAGCATTTAGAGAGAAGCTCTTTAATGTCAGAAGAGTCTGGAGATTTAGGAATCTTAATAGCAAATATAGAATTCCATTCCTCCAGAGTCTTATTATCAATCTTAAGAAGTTTATAGTCATCAATCAAAGAAAGAACAGCCCTACGACTCCTAGCCATAGACTTAAAGAACTCGGCAGAGTTTCTTTTGCCGTCTTCCTCAATGGAAATAACCGGGACTTCTTCAGCTGGAGCTGCAACTGGACTGCTGTCAGTTTCTTGATCCATTCCTATTCCCTTGCTTGTTGTGAGTTCTCAAAGAGAAAAGCCCCTAGCGGGGCCCAGAACAATTAGAATTGATCCATTTCGTCATCAATAATGTTCCAGGGGTCCTTTTCTTGCCCTTTCAGGGCGGGTGAGTTAATCTTAGCTGATGCCTTCTCTCTATATTCTTGAGGAATCTTAGAGTTAGATGGATTACTTTGAGGCCTTGGAGTCGAGGCAACAGAAGATCCAGAAACCTTTCGGTTATAGGCATCAAGTATTTGTCTTGAAAATTCAGGTCCTAGTTCCTCGCCTAGAACTTCTACGATGTTAACGTACTTGGTAGTACCATCGTTAGCCTGGTATGAGCGACTCGGGGCAGATACAAATGCATCGCCCTTCTTGCTCTTGATTATCTTGTAATCATTAACTTTAAGTAAGTTATTGAAAGTTACAGTAACCATACCAAGGATTGAAGAGTTTGACTTAGGAATGTAAACCTGAACATCTGTAATTTGTAATGACATTTTTATACCTTATGAATGTATTGTTAAATAACCTGAAGAGTGTAGAACACTCAATAGCGTTGGAAATGCTGATGCAAGCTCTATGCTAGGTATTAGCATGTCTTCTGCAAGTACCTCTATTGCATCATAGTGCTTAAGGCCTGACTTAAGCATTTGAATAATAATAGCCGATGAATGGCCTGAAAGGCTAGCTGCAAGGCTATACTTATCCTTTAGGTCCGGTATAGAGTTTATTATTCCTTCAATGTTTTCTGCCTCTGAGTCATCCATAAACATATGAATGAACTGCTCCAAAGACATAGGACCAAGGCCCGGTAAGTCTACTAATACTCTAAGTGGATTAATCTTCATTTATTAACCTGATTGAGTAACCTGTAAGAAGGAATCTTAATCATATACTTCCTCAAGAAGTATGTAATCAAGCCAGGAGTATAGACAGGTATGAACTTCCTACCTGTACTAAATGATTCCTTATGTACCATGGAGTAGTTAGTTGCAAAATCTAAGAACCAACAATACTCAGGTAAATACTTAACATTAGAATAACTAATGTAAAGATTCCTACTTCCACTAACACCAATCCAACCAGACCAGATGTTAGAAACGTCTGGATAGTAGTTGTTAAATTGATGAATTAAAGAATGCAAGTTACACTCTTGCTCTGGGACTTCTATATCCAAAGTAGAAGATTGGGGATGCTTCTTGTAGAAAAGAAAAGAATACATAAACATATTCATTCTTTCCAAGTCTAAAATATAAAGCTCAGTAGGGCGATAGTAAGAAACTATCAGTTCCCTGAGGAACTTTAAATTATTTAGCACAGAAGTAAAGTAGAACTTTATATATTTGTATATACTAGAATCCATACCAACCTATAATTTGAGGAAGTGAAGATTTGCACAGCTCAATAAACACAAGCCACTCGCCATAAGAGAGTGGTAGCATTACTGAACTGGATGTAGCTTCATCACCAATCTTAAGAAGTCTTGATTGATAAAACTTAGATGATGAATCATTATTTAATTGAATAGTAAGCTTCTTACCTGGCTTCTTAGCACCTGGGGTATTACCTCCAGGTACATGATAGAGGTTTAGATCGTTATTAAGTTTGTCTGCCTCTAGTAGAGATTGAATGTCAGCAATGCCTAGAGAAAACTTTATTTTCTTAGCATCTGACCAGTCATAAACCTTGTTATCCCAATCTTTACATGGAGCAAATTCCATATAGACCGCACCGCTTCTTGCATCCTTGTAACCTCCGTCCGTACCGGTCTTAAAAGGTATGAAAGATACTTGAAGTGCTCCGCTCTTTTTATAAGTTTGCCATTGCCCTCTAGCCATTTGTTCCTCTTTTGTAATTAATAAAGTTTCTTAAGGTTAATAAAGTTTGGAGAAGGTAGCTATGAATCATAGGACTTATTGCATCATGGCTTTCAGCCTTCTCTAGATAGCTAATAGTAGTATCTATATTTGTATAGTCAAGGTCTGTCAGTTCCCCCACGATATATAAATTGTGAAAGATAAGAGAATATATTAGCTCATCAGACTTGATAGGCTGAGGCCAAGATTCAATTACTTTAAAAGTCGAGTCAGCCAAAGACTTGGCTAGCTCAGGAAAAACAATTTTAGACATTAGTTAATTTTGTTAATTTTTGTTTATGAAGTCCAAGATAGATTTGGACATTTTTTGTTTGAGATCCTCCACCATTGAAGGATGAACAAGGGAGAAGAAGAAGTTACCCTGTTCAAAGTCTATTGTAACATAGTTAGTGCCATCCTCATCAAGGCACTTTACTTTAAATAAAGTTACAGGCAAGCATTTCAGTATGGACATGATGTCTGGATTGGGAGAAGACATGACGGCCATTAGAGTTTCTTTAGTTCCCATCCCGAAGGTAATACCTTCTTTATCGGAAGTGGGAAGAAAGAAAGGTCTGACTTCATAAGAAGCAGGACCTAAAGAAATGTTAACTGACTTTAATTTCAGCAGTTGTTTAAAAGGTGCATTTGAGACTTTATGTTTCTCCATCTATCCTCGGCAGTTTCATTTATCTTTTGTGTAAATAGATTAGTAGAAAAATACTGGAAGTATAAATCTAATCTATATGAAATCTGATAGCTCACGTTTAGGAATTCATCCTCTTCAAGATCAAGGAAGGAATCAATCAAAACGGGCTCATCAATAAAAGGATAAATAGAAGCAAGTGACTTAACAATCCTGCTAGCTAAGAAGAATAGATAGTCAGAATTGTAATCGCTCTCAAAGTCTGATTTAATAATTGGAAAATCATAAAACTCAGACAAGCCAGAGCAAGACAACCTAAGAACAAGAGTATCTTCTGTAACTCTAGCCACAAGAGAATAGCTAAAGTCAGATGGATAACTACTGATTGAAGATAAAGAGTTCTCGCCAACCTTTAAGGTTTCGATAACTTGACTATCTGGAGGAGAAGGCAAGACCTCCTGTTTAAGTGCAGGAGGCTCTGCCTTAATGTAAGGTTTCATTTTAAATTCAGGCTTAGGCTTTAGTAGCCTATTTAGAATCTTATTAAGCAAATAGACCTCAATCGTACATACAAGCGACAAAGCCACCAAGCCAAGCAATAACTTCAGTAATACTTGTCATGGCAACCCGAGTAGGAGCATCAGGGTCAGGCAAGGGAAGAGAAACATTGTTAGATGTTCTAAGATAGAATTTTGTTTGAGTATAGGAGTGATCTTCCCCTGAAGTAAGGGGGACAACTACATCCAACCTAATTCCATTTGAATTATAAGGAGAGGGGAAAGAGCCAGAATATGTTATCTGGCGAGATACATTGGTTACAGCCTTCCATCCCAGTGCAGGCATGGCCAAGACGAAAGCATCAAGATTATCTTTTACTTCTCCAACTTCGGCCGCAGAAAGAGAAAGAACAGTTGCATCACTCATATTAACCTCTAATCAGAAAGTATGTTTAGGAACAAAGAGATTTTCTCATGAAGCTCACTTGCTTCACTAGAAGTTATAGTATAACCTTGTTCTTTCTTCAATAGAGAAACAACATTATCTATCTCATAAGAATGCAGTAAGACTTTATTTAGCAACTCTTTTAGAGCAGCTATGTCTGCAGAAGAAAGAGTAAGGGCATTGAATATGTAATCTCTTGCTGCCTTTATTGTAGCAGGAGCAAGAAGTTCTATATACTCAAGCATTTTATTTGCAATAACTCTTATCTCGAACTGAGCATCAGAAGCAGTCCTTAGTCTTAAGAAGTGCAATAAGTTATGCAAGTCCATAGTTACAACAAAAGATGTGAAAGTAGCAGTAGGGAGTATACCTCTTGCTATTTCTCGTGAAACTCCTGCTTCAAGTAACTTTGTATAAGACTCATAAGAGGAGCTAATGGAGTCCCTATAGCTATCATGTAAGTCTTTCTGATCTTCAAGGTAACTTGAAGTATCAGTGCATTGTTTATTTTGTTTATGCTGGCCAAAGAAAGCATAGGGCTCATAGATCTTATCAGGAGCCTGACTATATCTATAGGATGCCTGATTATACTTGCCAGTTCTGTGTCTCATAAACTGAGCAGCAACATAGAGCGGACACTCAATGTCAAATGTAAACGAGACATGTTCAAAAGGACTAGTATGTTTATCTCGCAACAATCTCCGAAGGAGAGCAACATCGCTGGACTTCCTGGAGGTTCCCTTAGAGTAAGATCTCCTCGCAATATCTACAATGTGAGAATCTAAAGGACTAAGTGTTGAGTTCCAGTCATCCTGTATTACTTCAAGAGGAAAAGCACCAGGGCTAGCCTCTATTAAAGTAACAGAACCAAGATAGTAAGATTTATTATCAGAGTCAACTCTTTCAATAGCTGGCTCAATGTGAGAGACTTTAGAAAGTACAGAGTAGAGTGGTGATTGTGTCATTATATTGCTACCTAATAAAGTAAAAAAAATAGCCCCGAAGGGCAAGGCTTTAATAAGACTAAAGTCTTATTAAGCTAGTGTAACTGGAACTGAAACAACAATCTCAGTGCTGTTAGACGAGGCTCGCCATGCTCGAATGTCTTCATCGTTTCGACAGACAAGACCCGACGGAAGTCGAGAAACCTGACCTTGAACTGTCAGTACGCCGGTGCTCCTGTTGAAATCAGGGTCACCATGTAGCTGACGAGAGTCATAGGTGAACTCATAACGACGAGTTGAATCGTTATAAGACCCAGTAATGACAGGCATCAGTGACCTTGCCGGGGCAACATGGCCAACAGCAACACGATATGTACCTTCATTCGGGCTAACTTCCGTTAGTACCTCTGCAAGGACTTCGTCGATGTTGTGAGGAAACCAGCCGCCGTAAGCCTGGTAGCCATGAACGATTGGATTATTGCCATTGAATAGAGAGGCAATGCGTCTAGCAAATTCTTCTGTTTGTCGTTGTGTCAGCATTTGTTTTTACCTAGGTTGGGCTGAGCATCTCTCGATGCAAGTTGACATTCTAAATTGCCGGAACGGCAATAACTGCATAACAATAGAATCTTGACTACACAGATGTAGCAGTCAAAAGTTATGCATACTAAAGGCCAAATAGATTTACATTAACAGGAATATTTTGTTCTGTAGAAATGGATATACTAATAGGAATAGAGGTATCTTCTACTTCCGGGGTGTTTCTAAAATTGGAAGTTATAAAGAAGTCTGTATAAGAATAAAGGCTCGGAGTCTTTGAAGGATTCAAGTAAATAGAATTAGCATCAAGACTTACAAAATCCATAGTATTAATAATAGAATTCTTATCTAGAACTGGAGGTGAAGTTTCCGGGACCTTTACATATTCTTGATAATAAGATTCTAGTAAATAAGCTTCTGAAATTGTAGAGATAAGTTCAAGAGCATCAAAGACATGCTGTACATCATCAATCAAATCTCTCTGTATGATGACGCCCTTCTGAGCTTCGATAAGTAAATTAACTAGTCTAACTATTTTTGGAAATGTTTGATTATCTGGTTCTAGTAAGTCAGAGGCTTCTTGAATAGATGGCAAACTCAAGAGATAGTTAGAAAGAATTGCATACAGAGGAAAAGTCTTTGAAATGAAATGACCACTCTTAACATAGGTATCAAGAGTATAGTTGTAATTTGAATGAGCATTAAATTGATGATAGCTATAATCAACAGAGTAAGAACTCTGACGAATACCACCTTCGTAACCTATCAGTGACTGATTTGTCATAGCAAAAGCGTCTACAAGTAGTTTGATCTCACTGACAATGTTAAGAGCTTTAGTTAGCTTAAAAAGCATATTTACTTGGCTGGCAGATAAGAATACAAGGCTACTCTTAAACACTATTACTTCTGTAATACCAGCAGAGACAGGCAAAGTAAACCTGTCAATACAATTATTCATCTTAAGGCCATTACTGGTAGCAGATGAATGATTGTATGTATCATTGACAGTTAACTTTGTAGAAGGAATTGCACTGTCATTAGAGACAACCAGGAATACTGAGCTATTGTTATTTAGCCAATTAAGAGGAGCAGAAGGTGCATCACTAATAAGCTTAGTCAAGCCGTTATTAGCCTTAGGAATAAAGAATGGACTAAAATCTTGAATAGTGATTGTGTCATCGTAATAATTAAAGCACATAGCAGTGCATAGATTAAAAATGTTTCTAAAGAAAGAGTCAACTGTAGAGTTAATCTCTATAGAATATTGATTATTAATTTTGCTTGAGAGCCTTTCACTAAAAATAGCTTGAGGATTCAAATTATAAAGCCTAGAAGATATCTTATGCCTTGTCAGGGCATAGTGGGGATCAGTAAAAGCACAGCTGAGTATAGGAGATTTCTTCTTGTAAACAATAGACTTGTGATAGTCATTTGTTTCTTGAAAGCCAAATACATAAGTATCTCTGCAGGATCTCTTAAAACTCTGAGTGTAATCACTGGAAGGGGGATTATAAAGAGTGGAATCAATAAAGCAAAAGGGTGAATTATTCAAGCTATTGTAAATAGGATTCATTATCCTATTAATGCATGCTATGAAATCTTCATAGTTAGAGTTATCAACATCACACTGCAAGTGACAGTCAACGTATGAAGATATCTCGAACTCAGAATGGAAACAAAAGAAAGGAGATAGTCCTTGTGCTCCAAAGGTATCCTTAACTTTTGTATTCATGTATTCCAGTGCTGTAATGAAAGCCTTAATTCTCATGTAGGGTGAGTCTTCAGGCATACACTGAGCATGCTTAATGTATGAAATTATATTCAAATAGAAGAAAAGAATAGTAAAATCTTTCAGCGCAATAGAAACTTCGTTATGATTGTCGAATGATAAGTTACCGAAAGTAGTACAGATTGATTCAAAGTTGCAAGCATACAAGAACCAATTCTGCTGCGCATGAAGAAAAGACGACATGATAGACTTGTAAGTAAACTTCTGCTTGGGGTCGCCAGTTTCCAGTGGAAGTTTAAACTGGGACCAGCAATCACCATAAGTGATAAGCTGAAAAGTCAAACAAAAGAAAAGAATATTCTTAAATATAAAAGGGTTTATCTTTTCAATAGAATAATTTTGACTTGAAGTTATAAAGTTCAGAAAGTCAATTGTAAATTCATTTGACAATATCTCTCGAAGATAGACAGCACTATCAGTATACATAAGCTCAGCAATCATTGGATGGGGAACATCCTGCAATGATTGAAAGTCTTTAAATATGGTTTTACTTCCAGTGCGTGGGTGCTGAGTCAGTATCGTTATGATCAAAGCCTTTGAGGCTTTAGAATACTTAAGCCAGGAGTCATAGTCATTAACGAACTTACTTGCAAAGACCTCGTCGTCATCTAAATTAGAAATATTTAGATTATGCTTAAGTGCAAACTTAAACCTGAGATCAGGATTGCAAATCATCTTCATGAAAGATTGAGGCGTGATCTTGCTCAGGGTATCTGGTAATTCTACTAACCCATTTTTAATTTTGACCTTAAAGTCTGCTCTTAGATTTACCATTTGATCTCTAGTTTATAGTTTATTAATTAAACAAATCCATAATTAGATGTATAGATTCTTGATTGCTAGAATCTTTAAGCAAATAATAGAAGTACGTCAGTAGACTTACTTCTGTAGATTCACTATGATTGAATGCATAGTCAACAATAGCATGTAGCTTAGAGTCAAAGTAATCAAGGTTAGGATTAAGATTACTTTCATTGCCGCTAGCCATGGTATCTTTTATATTCAAAGCATGAGAATAGAAAGAAGAAAGGACACTAAGGCTAAAAGAACGCACAAAGTAGTTCTTTATAGTAGGGTTTTCTTCTGTTGAAGTGAATGTTGAAATTGGGTTGTAAGAGTTGGTAGCGTTAGCCTTGTAGGGACTTTCTTTGAAGAAAGTATAAGGACTAAAAGGCAAGGCTCTAACTGCCTTCTTTCCAAGAAAGTAAACAGCATAGTTGTAAGATGGATCAATAAGATAATTCTTATTCAAGAATAAAGACTCTAGATTATTTGCTGGCTCTTTATAGAGATTAAGACTCTTAGCTTTATCTATGATAGAGCTTGAAAAATCACCAAAGGATTTACTCAAGTTAAGATTTGAAAAGTGAATATTATTTGAATGCTTACTACAAATAGATTTAGTTCCGGTATTGAAGTTCATAAAGAAGTCAATATTGGAACCAAAGAAGTTAAGACTAAAAGGCTTAGAGTGAACATTAGAAGCATTAGTAATAGGGCTAAATGTAATAGGACTAACTTTAGTAGAAGCCTCTACATCATTAGCAAGCTCAAACGAGAATAAAGAATTAATACTGGATGTTACACATTGAGCCATAGACTCACAAGCAGAGTCCTCATCCAAAGATGAAAACATACTATTCTTGGAGAGGCGCCTAAAGTACTCAGGAATTGAATAAGGAATCATAAAAGGACTTGAAGTTGCAAAGACAAAGTCCTGAACGAATCCTTCTTCAAGAAGAAGAGACTGGTAATGTTCCTGGTATGGAACTTGAGAAAGAGAGCAGTATATTTTGTAGTTTGTATTTTTCAGTGTAAAAGATTCCGAAGACACACTTGCAATAAAACTACCGTCCTTAAAATCAGAAGGCTGCTTGCCATAGTAGTCAAATACATTTGGGTACTTACAGCTTACAAGCTCAAAGTTATCAACATCAGAAGTAAAGTTAAGAGTGAATGTTCCATTCTTAACAGCATTACTAATGGACTTACATACAGACTTAAACTTAGTTACAGTAGGAGAGCTCTTGTAGAGCTCAACAATGAAGTAAGCAACACTCATAGAGTAGAGGTCGATAAAAGAAATATCTAGGTATATGTCTTCTTCGCCATTGTGAACAAATGCATCTGTATCAGTAGATGCATCATACAAGTGCTTAAGGAAGTCCCCGTAGAATATACCAGTAGAACTATACTTCTTAAAGACAGGAATGCCCAGGATGTTTTCCTTAATAGGAATATTTAGAATAAGGGCTTCACTTAGAACAGATTCCGATAAAGCAGAACCATAACTATTTATATTAGACAAGAATACATTAAGCTTATCAGGATTAAAGTTTATAGATAAGCCAATGCTATTTTGATAAATGAATAAAGATTGTAGATTAATGGCATCAAAAACGTTAAAAAACTCATCAGTAAATAGAGTTCTCTTTTTTCTTGTCATTCAGGATGGTAGTTTAGTAGGTCTTTGATAGCTACAAGAACATAGTTAGGAATCATACTAGCCCTAACTGTGGCCATAGTATAGGCTTGCTTAAGTACCTGATTAGACATGTGAGTACCTTTAAGCAAGTGATCAGTTAAATGGTTCTCTCCGAAGTGAATCATAATAGCAACTTCGTATATCTTTTTCTTGCGATCGTAATCTTCATCAAATTTAAATATAGTCATATAAGTATGTTCTGGATTTTAGACCGCTGATATCCAGACATAGGTATCATGGTCGAGTCAGCATGTATAGTAAAGCTATGCTTATCTGAAGCATTGCATTCTATTACTATTGTGTAGTGCTGGCCAGAATTTACTCTCTTGTAGTACTGGCTTACATTTACTTTGAAATCACCAACATCAACAACAGAGTCATCAAAGTAATCACTTGACATGCCATCTGGTATTTGAGTTGGATTCAAGTCGAAAGCAAGATGCATTAGATTAATAAACTCATCAGCTTCAACGAGAGGCTTGTAGACCTCAGGTAACTCAAAAGTTTCAATTGAAGTAGTCAAGCTTTGAAGTAACTCATCTGAAATATTAAACTCACAAGTATCGTCTGGTTTAACAGATTCATTTATGTAAAGTGGCTCTACAGACAGAGTGTGAGTAAAGATCTCCTTATCGTTGTAAGTATAAATTACAAAAGTATTAAACTTGTAAGGAAGATTGTAATCTGGAATCTCAGCAATATTACGACTGAGCCTCCTTCTGATCAGAAGAAACAGAAGTGCTGCTATAAGCAGGGCAAAGAGTGCTAGCATTTTCCTCTAGTAGCTTAATAATAGAAGCTTGAATTTTGTATCCACGAATAGCATTGAATGTATCAACTGCAGTCATTTGTGGATTGTGAAAATAAATAATAAACTTGGGAGTAAATGAAAACTTTTCCAGGCAGGAAAACGGAGAAATAGATACAGAGTAATCATCTGGATTTGTAAACTTGTAAAACAAGTCAACTTCTCCGGTTATCAACCTGGTAAATAGTTCAAGATTAATCTCCAGATTATGGAATATATGATAGTTTACATAAGAGTAAACTTTCTTGGAAATCTTTTGAAACAGATTATAGTAAAGAGAGTTGGGACTATTGAAGAAAAGTTTCCTTGCTTCAATAATCTTATTACCAAGTTGCTTAAGGCAAGCCCTTAGGTAGTGCAGCTGAGATGCAGTAAAGGGAACCTCATTAAGATAAGCTCCAATGTAAGAGTCAACCTTTGCATCAATCTTACTGACGGTAGTAGAATCACAAGACTTAACAAGATTAATCAAGTATGATTCATATGCGTGATCGTAAAAATCCTGACTCCTTAGCTTCAAGAACTTATAGGAGTTAAAGTTTTCATCCTCATAGGGATACTCAGAACTAGAAACTATCTCTCCAATAAGAGTATCTTTGACCTTAGTAGGAACACACATAGAAATAATACTAAGAGGAACCTTTACACGTCCTCTCTTAGAGGGAAAATTGGCCATTGTATGCTTTGCTTTGACCCAGTCCTCAGCTATCCTAGGGTCTTTAGTATAGCCCACTAGAGTGCCATCTGAAGTGCTTAGAGCCCATCTGGTAACGAGCCTTAAATCATCAGCAAGATTATAAAAGTATTCCTGAGTAGTCTCTGGTAAATGACTTACAAAGGTTTCAATTGAAGAAACAGTAAGCGGAACCTGGTTCTCAACAAACACAGAGAAAATACTTTTATTACCCTTAAGGATTTGAAGCTTAGCTATATCAATGTAGCTTTCGAGCCTGAGTTGATTCTCAATAGAATCCTTACTGGACATAAGAAGATTGTAAAGTCCAGTAGACTCTTGAACTATATTGAATATTTCCTGGTACTTGGACTCAAGCTGAATAAAGTTTTCAGTGATCCAGGCTGGACTAAACTGAGGAGGATCAAGTGAGGGAACAGATCCAACTTCAATCTCTTGATTGTAGATGACACCAAATGATTCAAGGACCTCAAGGAAGTCCTGATGCCTTTGATTGTTTCTGCTTGTATAGAGCCCAGTACTGTTAAGAAGAATTGTATGACTAGGTATGGTAGAACCACACTCTCCTGATACCAAAGTACCATGCTTAAGTTGATGAGCAAAGTACTTTCTATTGTCAGTATTCTGTAATGTGATTCTTTTCTCGGGGAGAAATTCTCTTTCCGCTTGAATGAAAGAAGGAAACTCTGTGTAATTTATATCGTAAGTTAAAGTGGACTCATGAATAACATCAGTATTTTCAATTTCTTGTTCAAGCTCTTCAAGTGTTTTCATCTGCTTTTTTGTTAGAGATTTTTTCTTTAATGATTGAATCCAATTCTTCACAAGTAAATCATCTTGCAAGTCTTGAGAATTAAGAGTGAGCTGGTTTGATAAATAACAATAACCATTGTTAATTAGATCAAGTGCCATCTCCCAATCTGAATTACAAAAAAGTGACTGATCAAAGTAAAGAGTAAAATCTTCATCCAACCAGTCACTTGTGGTAATCTTTGTTTTTAACTTCATGAGTTCCCCCTGAAAAGATACAAAGGAAACAACCTGAAAGGTTGGTAATTCTATAGGTTTTGCAAGTCAGAATAAACCGACTCAAACCATTCTAGATCCAAATCTCTGAGGTACTTCTCATGGGCAGTAAGTAAGCTTAACATAACACTCTTATAAGTATTCAGGTTGCGATCAACAAGAAAACTATAAGTACGAGATAGAAGTATAAACTGAAAGCAGTCATTGCCTGCTTTCTTAGAGGCAAGAAAACGAAGTCCCTTTACCGTTTCGTTTATAAACTTGACTTCTGGCTCAGTAGGGATAAAATCCTTGCCCTTATATCTGTGAATGAAGGCATGAGCTCTATAACCCTTATTAAAAAAAAGAACCTTATTCAACAGTGAAGTTAAATAAGGCTCTTTATCCGGGAAACCTGGAAGAGTAATCAGTACGCCGCTATCTTGCTTGCGGTTTTTCATAGATTCATCTTCTGAATTAACAGAGACAGGGACTATACTTTCAATTGGTAATCCAGTATTGTCTTCCTGAGATGATTCCGTCTTCGCTATCTCGTCTAAAGTATTGACAGATAACTCCGATACATTCGTACTATCTTGCTCGATGTACTCCTGGTTTCCAGAACTAGAGAGTATTAATTCTACTAGTTCTTTTTTGGTTTGACCTGCTGTTGTTGCAGTATCAAATCCAAAACTCTCAGCTACATAAAGTAGCTGTTGTTTGTTCATTTTTCCAAGTTCAGAAGGTGTATGCATAGTTTAATAGGGGTTAAATGTACCTATTAATTATACTTCTGATCCTTTCAGTCCATGCATCTTTAAGCTGATTGTTAGGTTGATTGCTTCTCAGTACATAGGCTGGATGAAATACTCCATGTACACCAATCTGAGAATCATTAAACTTAACAGAGTAGTCTACATTAATTGCAGGGCCTGCGTCTTGATTAAACAAAGTTTTTATTGCAGTAGATGCAACTTTACCCACACACAAAACAACCGAAGGTTGTAATATCTCTATCTCTCTAATCAGGTGATTAGATGCGCACTGCATTGACTGCTCTAGAGATGGGGTTGCATTATTTACTGGCCTACATTTAACAGTGTTAGTGATATAGAAAATATTAGGTCTTTCATCAGAGGCTGCCAATAGAGTATCTCTTAGCAACTTACCTGACTTACCAACAAAAGGAACGCCTTGGAGATCTTCCTCCTGACCTGGAGCTTCGCCAACTACAAGCACAGGCGGCTTAGAGTTAGTAGGTGCACTTGAGTGCCCAACAACTGGACGAGTACAGCTAGATCTTAGTTGGCAAGAGTGACAATTAAGTATAGACTCTTGTAGTATTCTCATATGCCTTTACATTAAGGATTCTTTTATTTTAATAATGAGCGGAAAGACAGACTTGAAGTGATCATTCCACTCTTTGGCTTTGTTAGATTCAAAGTCAAATGCTAAATAAGATAAAAGAGAAAAGTCAGAATCAGATTCAGCAGCTGAAATAATTTCATCTGCTGTCATTTGAAAAGCTGGGATATCCTTATCAAAGAATACAAACCTGCGAGTCAAAGGGCTATAGTAAATAGAATAAACTTTTCCCCTTATTGTTTCTTTACCAAGTGTGTAAGTCAGACTTTCAATGAGAGACATGCTCATTTTCCTTACGCTTCTTCTTCTGCTCACAAAGCAGGATTGTAGCTATAAGGTTATCTTGTGCCTCTGGGATTGGGAAGTCAGTATAGAGCATCTCCCAACACTCAAAGTAGTCAGATGGCCTAGAAGGATCGTAAGAGAGAAAAGAATAATATGAATCAATATAGGTACTTATAATCATCCTGGCTAAGTCAGACTTAAAAGGCACTACAGAAAATACTTCATTCAGATTAACTTCTGGATGATCCTTAATAAAGTCAATGAAATCAAAAGCTTTGCTTAGTTTCTCATAAGGACAATCTCTAAAGTCCATAGATGAACCTTCAAAGATCTTCCTTAGATAAGAATCTACATCAACAATAGTATTAATAGGAGGGCTGATAAAGTAATGCTTTCCATTAAACTTCAGGAGCAATGAGGAGTCTATATAGATACAATAGTCTTCATAAGTTTTACTAAATAGTAAAGCTATAGCTTTACGAGAAGTAGAAAGATTGCCCTGAATCAAAGGAAAGTAAATTGGAGAATCAATTATGTAACTAAAAACAGTAGAATGAAAATGATTTAGGTAATAAGCACTAGCTGAAGCAATTTTAGAAATAGCAATCTTAAGCATAAAACTCCAATGATATAGCTAAAATAAATACCCCGATGGGGTATAGTCATTTAGTTTAATGTTTACTTTTACTAAAGCAGTTTCCCAACTTTAGATGCAAGTGAATTTAGTGAAGTAAAAGTCTTCTCTATCAGGTTAGGCAGAATAGAAGTATCTACTACTGAGTCTACAAAAGTCTCGACAGGAAGAGTAAGTTGCTTGATTTCATTCAAGGGAACTTTCTCAATAATAATGTCGTCATCAAGTAGATCAATAACAGGAGGCTTAGATTCAAATTTAAACTTGAGTCTAATTCTATCCGCTAAAGCCTCAGGACAAAGAGAAGCAAAGTGTATATAAGTTTCTTTGTTTCTTTTGTTGTTAGTAGAACAGTAGTCAAGATAATGATCAATTGAATCTGCCCAAATGCCTAGAGCTTCTCGAAAGAACTCATTGCATTTATTATGATTGCGAGAAGTAATTGCGTCAAGTAGTTCTTTACTTGATTGCTCATAAGAAACAACCTGATCGTATACACGACCCAAAGAGAAGCCTAGTACTTTTTCTGGCGCAAAGCCAGGCTTAGATACTACATGCTTAAGAAGCTGTCCTCCCTTTTGGCCATCGTAAAATCCTGCCTCAAATGACTTTTTATCAAAAGCAAAAGACGGAGGAGTCAAGCTGCTATCACTACTGGTAAAGTTGCACTCATAAAAATAAGCAAACATGTCCCTGAAGAAAGAACTGTTAAAATCCTTAAACAGAGTCTTATTTAGAGTGGCACTACTAAGCTTAGCAAAGTTTATATCTGTGTCGATCATAAAGTCATCATCTGAAATTAGCATCGAGATATAAGTAGTAATGAAAGGCCAGGCAATATCTTCTGTAAAGCAATAGAACTTATCATCAGTAGAGAATTCATTGCTAAGAAGACTCGGATCTGACATCACACAAGATGTACCAATAAGAGTAAGAAAGATATCATCAAAGCTAAGATTGTAAGATTCATCTGCCTTGGACTGATGCCCGTGAGACTTAAGATCTCTATCAATGTCAATGATCCTAATCGCATGACCTGCAATGAAAGCAAAATACTCTAGCTCATTCATCCCAAATTGTGAACTTAATGATATGGGCTTAATGCCTAGCAGGCCCATATAGTAGAAATCCTCTTCGTTAGAGCAATATTTCCTAACAGCATCAAGAGTATGCCTAATGTTAGGATCATAAAAGGTATGATTATAAATTGAGCTAAATGCACTGTTAGGAGTGTCTTTAAGATTACTCATGTAGAAGTCAGCAAGATCAGGATTAACTTTCTTATACATAAGAAAGTCTAGCTCGCTAATAAACTTGCCCCTAGACATGAGGTCTTTCATGACAGGTATGTTGTCATCTTTTAGATTAAGAAAAGATATCCTACTCTCTAGATTTGACTTGAAGAAGCCATTTGCTTGAGTGTTAGACTTCAGATCAATGCTAGGCTGCTTCTTTGGTTCAGAAGTTGGAGCAATAGAAGTCAAACAATCAGTATTATTACTGAATAACTCAGACCAATAGTTAATCTCTTTAGTCAATTCAGTGCCAGTAAAGTAATCAAACTTACCATTCTTGATAAGAGATTTGCTTCTACTGTTAGTCTTTGAAGTAGACTGACTAGGTGTAGTTCCACTAAAGGTCAGGTCCTTGTAAGGATAACCGACACTAATAGAAGCATCAGAAACATATGTATTACTTTTGGCAGTAGTAGTAATCTTCTTATTCTTGTAGTTAATTGAACCATAAGGCTTATTGTTCAATATGCCTTTGTCAATCTCACTAGACCATTCATTGGTCGATATCTTGAAGAGTAATGAAGTGAAGTAATCCATGTCATGCTCATTGGCATAAATGAATTTATCTTCGTTCTTGTGGCATATGCTCCAGATGTGGGGGATGGGTTCTGATTTAGAAAGAACCTTCTTCATCTCCTTTCTTGTCAGCGTACCAATGCAAGCAGCATTGTAACCAGCTGTCCTGAGAGGCATTGCGTCATTAGGAGGGCAGTTAATGTTTGCGTAAGTAGAACAAGTATGGTTCTTTACAGCTTCCTTAAACACCATAGAAGCAGAGTTGTAGCTCTGGTCAATCCAGTAGTGAGTGCCCCTTGCTGTAAGCTCCAGATTAAGAATCAGCCCGATTTTACCATATCGGTCTGTAGCCCTGAGTACATTAGCAAGTGCCTTGCTGCCTCCCATGCCTGACTCTTCTTCGTCAAGGATCGCAATCATAATATTATGATAAAGCAATCCTCCGCTGGCAAGGTAGTTACAGATCCTTTTGTTAAGAGCAATCAGGTGACAACAGCTAGCAAGGTTATCTTGAATGTTATCACTGTAAGAGTTTACTATGTCGTGATGGGCGGTAAAGACAATAGTATATTCTTCTTCTACCTTCTTAAGTCTATTCCTAACAGCTGATGACATAAAAATAGAATAAAGATTAACATTGGAAGGTTTATCCTGGTTTTTATTCTTGCTGTAGTTATGAAACTCAACTTTTGAGAATGGAGTATCACCCTGAACTGAATGGGAAGCTTGAAGCAAATAAGAAATCATCTTATCTGGTCTTTCTAGCAATCCATAGTCAGGATTAAAGACGTTAAGACTTCTATTCTGAGTGCAATGAGCTTTACTAGAAAGTAAAGACTCAGCAATAAGATAAGCATTTGAATCAAAGGGAGGCAAAGCCCCCCTTTGATTCAAGTTGTAGCTTCTAGTGTCAGGAATTTTTTCATTTGAAATACTAATGGCAACCATTAGCGAGTTAACGTTGCGTAGTTAACCAAGATGATTGAAGTTCCAGCTTTACTAAATTTAAACTCATAGTTTTTATCTGGAGAAATATCAAGACGATCCGTATTTACATACGGGAAAGACTGTGAGTTCAAATAAGTACCGTCAGGCTCGCGATAGGCGACCCTCATAAGACTTGGCTTACTCGTGTTAAGGTAAGCAATCCTATCAGGGTTAACAGTAGGTTGAGAAGGGATCTTTTGCTGCGGAATCTGAGTCGCCATTAGATAACATCTTTGTTATTTTGTTAACGAAAGCCTCAACGAGGCGAGTGATATATTGAGTAATTTCATCAAGTAAATTCAAAACATAATCTCTACCTTTTTGAGAAATGAAAAATTCAAGAACATAATCAGTGATGATTGAAGCTACTAGAGAAATAAATTTCATCAAAGTCCTTAGGTAATATACAGGAAGTCTTCTTAGTTAGAAGTTCCTTCCTGAGGGGTGGATAGCAAAGTCTCATCAACAGCATCCAGAACTATAGGAGTAGTTGAAGCTTCAACTGGGACTTGAGGTGTACCAGCTTCAGTTACTTCTCCTGCGTCAACTTGTACAGGTGCTGATGCTTCTTGTGCAGGAACTGTATCCGATTGTAAGTCCAAGTTACAATCTGCATAAGGTGCGTCAGCGGATCCACAAGGACCAGTACCTTCAGTCTGAGCGCTAGCTTCTAGTGCCGAACCATCTGCCGGAACGGCAGGAGTCTGGGCGCTAAAAGCCCAGTATCCTAGGATCGATAGAATAATCAAGATTGCTAGAATTGACGAAAGAACTGGGTTGGGAGTTGAAAGTGATCTCATGTTGTTGTTCCTCTAAAATAAGTTTGGTTGATTTTTGCGAGCTAATAGATGAAGTACACAATGTAATCCTATCTTTTAGCTCTAGTAAAGATGCATACTGACTAGAAAGTAAGTAAGTATGTAGCTCTAGTACATATTGAAATAGATTTGTATTCTCTACAAAAGTAGAGAATGGCAACCTATAAGTGCTAGGAGATTTAAACAATCTCTGTAAGTCTACAAAGTTTGTATTAATATTAAGAACAGTATTGGGCGAGATCGCCTGAGAAAGATTCTTCAAAGTAGAAGAACCAAACTGGATATCGTTCCTGCCATAAGTCTTAATGGGATTAGAAGCATTAAGAATATTGCAGGTAGTAAATGTAAGATTCATCTTGAGAGATGACAAGTCACCGAAGTCATCATTCTCATTGAATGAAACAAAGAATGAATCACAAGCATAAATGTGTGAAGAAGAAATATTCTGGTACTGAAAATCAATTGAAAAGTTAGACTTAAAGAAGTCAAGAAGTAATTTTTCAGCAGATTTGTTTTTAGTAAACAACTTATTATTCATTTCTTTTAAGAGCAGCGATTTTGGAAATCAAAAGTTTTTGTGCTCTGTTGAGTTCATGTAAGCTAACAACGAGGCCTTGATAATCAGGTCCCTTAGGAGTTTCTTTCATCTCTACTTCAAGATTATATATTTCATCTTGTACAGATTCAAGTTCCTCGCTAAGTTCTTCTAAAGTTTCACTAAAATTAAGTTCTTTGTTCATTTTAAGGTATGATAAGATTATATGTTATAGGTATAGTATGAATTGGAACATTAAACCAGACAAAGATTTGCTCGAAAAACTTGTTTGGGATTATTCATTAGTTGAATTATCCCTGTTCTTCGAGACATCTAATAAAACAATTGAAAAAAAATGCAAAGAGCTTAATATTGAATTGCCGCCTAAGGGGTACTGGCACACAGGAGCCAGAAGAGATTCAAAGATTAAAAGACTTGAATCACTCTTTTCTCTCAAAGAAAAAATACAAAGTCCACAAGAAGCCGGCAAATAGAGAAGCGAATACTCCAATTATACTTTTAGTAACAGAAGTAATTGTAAAGTAAAAGAAGACCAAGCTTAGTACCTCAGATAAGAAGGGTGCCTTCTTAAAGAAGCCTCTGATAGTAATAGGTAGCTTTACATATATAAAGTATAAAGCCATGAAAGCAAAGAATCCGAATAAAAGAACCTGGATTATCACCTACAACCTCTTGGGAACAGAGTAATTTATACTCATGTTTAAGTAAAAGTAAACCCCTTATGGGGTTTATCTTCTAAAGTGATAAGGGTTGGATTCGAACCAACAACGCGAGGTGTATCAAGCCTCCGCTCTACCGAGAAGTAGTTCTTAGTAGTAAATTAATACTAGTTAAGCTTTCTTCATTGGAGCTACCTTATCATGCACTGCAAATTTCGCGAAGCGAAATGTCTTCCCCAGAGCAAGACACTGTTCATTTAATTAAAAATGAAACTTTGAAACCTAAGTTTACAGAGTATACTTTGAGTATCAGTGCCTTACTCCAGGGAGAACACCACACCAGAGACATGCAACATAAATTTCGCGAAGCGAAATTATTCCTTAGTAAGCTAATCTTCTGTAGAAAGTAGAAAAACTTCGTAAGGAATACATTCCATGTTATCTGATGTACAGATAACGGAGGTAACTAGACCTTCTGTTTCTGTGAATTCTGCATAGCAAAAGTTAAAGTCATCAAGTTCCCAGCACTTAATGATTTCAAACTCAAGTGGTTCGGGTGCAAAAGAATTAAAGAGATAACCTATTAAGACGCCAATAATTAATGTAAAAATTATGAACTCAAGATTCTCTTTAATGTATTTTTTAATATCTAAACGGTTTGACATTTAACCTTGTTCTTAGGCGCTTTGTTGTAAAAGGCCTGTATTTGGCTATCCTGGAGGCTCCTTCTGAGGGAGCATCTGGCTTACCAACTTTAAGCCTAGGAGCTCTTAATGGAGGCTTTTTAAGCGTTAGAGGTTCTTCTACAAGTATTGTGTGAATCTCCTCTTCTGCTTCGTCCTCTTTATCATGAAGGCCAAAGTATTTCTCGACAACTATTTGACCAGCTACAGTCGCTGCTGTTCCGAGGAAAGTAGAAACAGTTGATACTGCAATGTCAAAGAGAACACTTTTAGTTCCTGCTGCTGCAAGAAGCTGAATGGCCTGTAGATACATAAAACTCCTATTAAGGTATACTTTTATGGTATCAACTATAGTACTGACAGACTTGATTTATATTGATCGGCTCAGTTGGTTGATTCGGAATCATAAGAACAGAACAGCTTTTTCGACTTGATGCAGCATAAGCACTAGAGTTTAGATACAAATATGGCAAGTCATAGCGTGGATCTCTAAAGCCAAACTTGACGCCCATAGATCTGCAGTCATTAAATCGAGTAATAATGTCAAATCTCAAAGGCTGCCAGTAAATAATTGGACTAGGATCCATATCTTTAATTAGAGTACTTGTATTTCTTGACTCAGTATTGTAAGATCGCGCATAAGTAGGGTTATTAAACCAATCTACAGCAGTAATCCACTCATTACATTGTGCAATTGTATTGCTAGTTGACTCTTGAGTTTCTGCTTTGTATGCAAAACTAAGGTCTAAAGAAGCAAACATTTTATTAGAGTGAGATCTTTTAGCTAGACGAAAAGAAAAATCTTCAAACGAAAACTCAGAAAGAATAGACTGGTTAATTATCTCAATCTGATCGCTAAAGTTAGGATCCTCAATAACAGAATATAAAGCAGAGGTAAAATCTTGAGGAACAAGACCCTGAAATAAATATTTTGAAGAACTGTGAAGGATGCCTTCTTCTGGAAGAATACTAAGCAGATCAGAGAACTTCCGATTAGTCTTCATGTGCTCGAAAACTAAAATCTTCTTAACATAATTAAGAACATTGAAGAATAAGTATCTATAGTTATCGTGGCTTTTTCGTGAAGATGACTTTAGTATAGGATTAACACAAGCCTTAACAAAATCCATAGATAGATCTAGGCAATTTTGAGTAAGCAAAGGGAAGTCACCCATTGCATAACCCTTGTTAAAGCCTCCAAAGAAGTAATCTATACCGATTAGACCTTTATATCGCCTGTTCCAGCGTGACCAGTTAGAGTCAATAATCTCAGGATAGTGTTTTCTGAATAAAGTATAAATTTCAGTACCTGAAAAATAATCAAAGTTATAAGAAGGAATACCAGAGCTACCAAGAATACCAGAGTAAGAAATCAAGTCATTAACATGATTCGTATAGTCAGCCATAATAGGCCGCTCTGGCTCCCTTTCTCTAAACCTCAGGTCCATACCATTGGTGTACAAATGGAAAGTGGTACTCCAGGGATTATAAAGAATCGTGCCTGGAATATCAGAGTAAACCTCTAAAGCTTGAATAGATTCCTTATTAAGATCATATAGCTTTACAATCTTATAATTATCAGATTCAAAATTTGAATGCACTCCAGAGGTTAAGTTAAATGTTTTTTTATTTTTCTTTGTAGATATATATGGCATTTACTTTTACTTAAAGTACAGTTAAGGATGATGTGTTTTTCATATTCTCAAGTTCATATAAGTCTCTGTTAATTACATACTCTCTCCTGGTGGTCAGACTATATGTCTCAACTAGAAGATCAGAGACAAAATTCCAGGGAAAAGATTTACAGGAACTAATATCGACCTGAATAAGACCAGATTCAGGAAATGTATGAATAGCAATATGGCTTTCAGCTATAACTGCAATAGCAGTGTGTCCATATACACCTTCAGATCTATAAGACAAAGACTTTCTAAGTAAGTCGGCCGTCTTAGAGTTACCCAATCCTTCTTCTTCAAGAGACTGAAGACTTCTATGCATCTCTGAAGTAGCCATTGGAAATGCTACGCAATAAGGAGCAACTATCAAAGTCATATCAAGTAATTCTACTGCTTTATTGATAAAAGCCAGAGTTACATTGGTATCATTAAGTAGTTCAGGGGAGCCTATTGCGTCAAGTATATAGTGGAGACCATTGTATTGCATTTAATTACCAGTTACAGGGCTGAATTGCCTAATAGATTCTATCACTTACTAAGTAAACTAGCAGATTCTATAAGCAAAGGGTATGGATTTATATTGCTTTGGACTTTATATTCTTTGGATAGAGACTTCCAAAGGTGAATAGCAGACTCAGATGTACTGCCTGTGTCACTGTATAAAGCAGGAACAAACATAAACTTGGAATCAGGCCACATAGTAGAGGCAAACTGTATAGCAAACTTATAAATAAGTTTACCTACACCTTTATTCTTATGGGATTCATACTGAATGATTGCAAGATCAACCATTAGGCAGTTAAAATCCTTTATATAAGGATGAGGAAAAGATTTAGCTTCATAAAGATGAAAGATAAAATGAAAAACATCTATCTCAAAGCCTGGAACAACATAATATGCTGTTATGTCCAGTATGGATGGTTTATTAGCTAATCCTTTGTCAAAATTGACAGATATAGAAATATTAAGGCCTAATATAGAAGAGACTGTGTCTTGCAGTTGACGAGCAAGATTTTGGATGCTATTAGTCATAGAATAATTCCCAAAAATAAAATAGAGAAAATGGAAGCATTTTTTTTCTCAATTTTGAAACCTCCTATTAGGCCCCTTTTCTTTATATGAGTAAATTAAGGAAGGTTAGCGAAGTAATTAATTGCAGAATCTATAAGATCAGATGTAATACCGGTCTTATAGTTACTGTGTATTAATTGATTGCCAAATACCAGACATTCGTCGTCATCGTCAATAACGATGTAGTTTCCAGTATAGTTGCAATAGCTAACCCAGTCCTTAATTTCTTCACTCCTGACAAAGAAACTACCTTCGTTTCTTTGTTTGGTTCTAGAAATAATAGAACCAGTAAAACCTTGTAATTTAAGGTATTCTATAGTTCCGTAATAATTAGATCTCCATGTACTTGAGAGTACATATCTAATATCGGGATAAGTAGAATGAAGTCTATTTAGAATACTAACAAGATCAGGAAAAATACCAGGGTATTTGTCGTCTTGATTGGCGTTAAAACTACAGGTCCAATTGAGGGCATCTAGATTACTGCCCTCAAAGTTAAGGACACCATCTATGTCAAGAAAAACTAACCTGGTTATTTTAGCCAGGTTAGGTTTATTTAAGTAATCATCTGAATCATAGAAATTAAGTGGCATTTGAAAATGCCGACAATAATTTATCTCTGATAAATGACTAGAAGATGAATTAGTCATTGTAAGGAAACAGATTCATGATTGTTTCTTCGCATTTTTCAGTGATCATAAGAGTAACCAAATCAATATCACTCTCACAGTAACCAAATTTCTTCATAAACTGAAGCAAAGGTTGATAAGATTTAAACATTACAGTTTCTGTAATGTCATCATAAGTTTCGTACTTAAAGCAATCGGAAAACTTTTTGCCATTTTGCTTCTCGATTAAATAAGTTTGATAATAGAATAAATCAGCTAATTCCATAGTTGTAACCAATGATAAAGTCGCAAGCAAATGTTACTGGATATTGTTCTTTCTCAGTATTCATTGAATGACTTAAATAGGGGTAATGTCGTAATAAAGACACAAAACCCATGTTGAGTTTCGTTTATAATTTACTTGTATCGGATATAAAAGGCAAGTAAAGATAAACCAAAAGAAAGAAGGTGAAACCTTCTAGGTTTCACCTTTTAGAAAGCATACCTTATCCTGCAATAGGGGATGTACTCTTGTATTACAGATTTAAAATTAGAAACACTTTTAGCCTTTAAATCGTATTTATAGCAAATAACATCAGGCTTGTTGTATTTAGTTTGTTGACTCTTAGGATTCCAAAGGAATGATTCTCCCTTTGGGTTCCATACTTCGTTGATCTTATGAAGCTGCTCACTATGGGTGAGCATTATGACTTCACAAGCAAGTTGATCTTTGGCCTTCTGAGATAAAGTTGAATCAATAAGCTGGAAAAGCTTAATCCAGTCCTGCCTGGCACCAGGATAAAGAATCACCGGACTAAAGTTCAAGTGAACTTCATAGCCGGCATCAACAAGTTGATTGATTGCATTTATTCTTGCTGATATTTGACTAGTCCTGATGTCAACATATTGGGATATAGATTGAGGCATAAGGCTATACCTTATCCTTACCCTATCCCCAGGATCAAAAGCCAGTAGAGGGGCAATATTGACCGTTTTAGTAGCAAAGCTAACCTTAGCATTCTCGCTGTGCTTAACAGCTTCCATTATTTCCAGTGGAATGTTGGAAATCATAAGGTCAAGGCTTACATCATTGTTATTACCAATGTCATAAGTCCAATACTTGGAATCACACTGATTAGGTTCAAGCTTAGGACCCAAAGAGTTAGAATGAGAAATTATAGAATCTATAACATCATCTGTATTAACAAATATAGTAACAGGATTAGAACCACCCTTTCTACGAGCCGTATAACAGTTGTGAGTTAGAATATTTTCAGCAAAATAATTTTCATAAACAGGAACATGGAAATTATAAACAGTCGTATTTTTTTCAATTTTCTTTATACTTTGAATTTTAGAAAACTTAGGAGTTTTAAGTTGCATAACTGTTCTGTTTGTGGAAAGTTTACTAATAAAAAATGCTGTGAAGAAAAAGTATTCCTAGAGAAAGGTTTAGTATTTAACTATCACAGTGAAGCTGCAAGATATTTTAATGTAGATTCAAGATATGCAAAAAGAAAACTCTATAATGTAAACTATACTTTAAGTGAAATAAAAATAACAAAAAACAGCAAACTAGTTAATTGTAAAATTTGCAATCAATCATCAATAACTTCAAAATGTAGAGCTGGATATTGTAAAAATTGCTCTCGTAAAGGATTAGGTAAGAAAACTAGAGGAATAGAATTAAGAAATAAATACCTTGGAGAGAAAAATCCAAACTTTAAAGATGGTAAAGCAAGGCAGTCGATAAGAAACAGACATGAATGGAAAGAAATAAGAAAAGAAATTCTTTCAGAAAGACAATGCTGTGAAGTAAGTGGACATAGTAAATACTTACATCTTCATCATATATTGCCAGTTTGCTTATTTCCACAATATTCATTAGAAAAATGGAACATTATTGTTCTTCAGGCTAATCTACACATAGAAGTTCATCGTCAAGATTTAGATATTGTGCTTCTACCCAACCTCTGTTCTTTGTATAAAGAGGATGTTCACCTGATACGCGAAGAGTTCGTCCGTCAACTGAAATTTCATAAATTTCACTTACTTGACGAGATGCCAAATGAAAAGCTTGAGCTACTAAAGGAGAACCAGAATTGGTATCGTAAGAAATTACATCTGATCCCGATAGAATTTGTTCTACAGGAATTTGGCCACTTGGAGTGGATATCAAAGTTCCTTCTTCCACGCAGTAGAGGCAAGAACTAAAACAGCCGTTTGCATGAGACGGCGGAATAAAATCAGTTGACCTTCCAGAATCAGTCATTGCCATATTAGACATACGACCAATAACAAGAACATGTCTTTTATTTGCTATCCAATCTACAGGATCGGCCTTAGCTAAATCTGGAATAAGCCAGTGATTCTTAACATATTTAACTTCATAGTTAGAGCCAGAATCTGCAAGCTTTTGACAGATTGATGTGATTCTAGATATTTCCTTTTCACTATAATTACAATTCTGTATATAAAGAGTATTTATATCACTCAGTTTAATCACTAGGTCCCCTTGGTTGGTATTAAGAAAAGGCCCCAAGGGGCCAGATAGAGTTAAGACTGATACTCAGCAAGTAAATTCCTTACACGCTGAATTTCTTCTAGTGTATGAGGAGTACCTGTAGCGTTGATTCGTAGGTATAACATTAGCCGATCTGCAGGACTTAGGTCAACATACATAATCTTAACTTCCGTCTTGCGATATAGCTGTCGAATGTCCTTATCATCAAACTCATGTACATAAATGTTCTCGCCGGTAGTCGGTTCGATTGCCGGGATGTTACCAAGCATCCAATGGTACAGCGAAAAGAGCCGATGTTGCCCATCAATGATCTCCATATGATCATCGTAGATGTTTCGATTGATCCAGCATGGAGGACAGAATCCTCCAGTAATCATACTTCCGACAAAAGCACTAGCTTGATATACAGTCCAAGTATGATTTCGTTGATAGTCAGGGACTACCCACTTTCGATTAGGATCATCTGGACTACCTGCAAATCCCTTTTGTATCTCAAACAAGTTAGCATGCGACTCAACAACAAAAGGCAATGGTTTAAAGATAGAATCAAATGATCTTTTGATTAGAGTTGAAGCTGTCATGTTTTAGATTTTAGCCTTTAATTTTAGTATTTAAAGCACTAATATTTGTTCTTTCAGGGATAGAAGTACTATACCAAGTACTATATTCATCTAGAATATAAGATAGAGAATTAATAAATAAAGATATAGAAGGATCGAAACTATAAGTATTATCAAGAGTCATACTTAAGCCTAGATTTGAAATTCTATATCTTGCATAAAGAACTCTATCAATAAAAATGCTTAACTCTCCGGTACCATAGTCTTCAAATAAGATTCCTGAATCTTGGTACTTGAAGAAGTATGAAAAGAGTTTCTGAGTTACAGTTCTGCTTATAGGTAAAGTTTTACTCATTTTTACCTTAATATAGGTTAGATTTAGTTAAGTACGCCTGGAAGGATTCGAACCTCCGACCGATCGGGTAGAAACCGATTGCTGCTATCCAACTGAGCTACAGGCGCATGAATAATGGCACTTAATATAAATTAAGTTAAGATTTAGTGGTCAGGATAGTAGAGCATATCCTCAAAGAGATAAGGATCATCAAACGGCTCTTCTTGGGTAATAGAGCCATCAGGGTGAACTTCAAAGTGATCATGAATTGACCAAATTGAAGAATCGTTTACCAGAGCTCTAAGGTGCTTAAGGATTTGAGCATCCGTAAGCTGATTGCATGCTACATCTTCAAGAAAGATAGAAAAGTCAATTGACTTATCGCCCTTAATTGACCTGATATAGGGTGCCCTGACGTAGATTACAATTTCAGCATCTAAATCTACAGCAAGTTTACGGGCATATTCAAATGCCTCAGACTTAGTAGTAAAAGTATTACCATTAACTAAATACTTCATAAGGTAACCTCTAAGGGTTTAGTTGAAAGATGTAAGTATATCTTGCACGTCAAGGAGGCAATCAATAGTATCCTGATGGGTAGGATTACTCATTTTCATAAGTAAGTCTATTCTATCAAGAGCTTTAGTGATTGTAGACCTGATAGGGCTACCATTTATTTTCATTTCAGTTACAGCTTTAATCAAAGCCGAAATATCTTCAGGAGATAAAGCAAACCTGTAGTCGGTTTCGGTCATAGTTCCCCTATTATTTTAGAAATAAAAGCCCAACTAAACCCAAGATTAAAAGGATCTAGTTGGGCAGTTATTTGAATTATTCTGAGTCAGACTCAGAAGACTCCAGAGCACCTAGCATGGGGAGTGCAGAACGCACACTTTCCATGAGGGGCTCGGCTACATCACGTCCTACAGCCTCAGATACAAGACTTGCAGCCTGACGGGCTGTACGAGCAGTACGACCAGTAATTAGGTTTGTATCTGCTGCCATTGACAGAGCCATAGCACCAAGAAGCTTAACAGCAGCACGGCCGTAAGGATTCTCGAGAACTACATCTGCACTTTCACCAAGTAGGCCACGGCCTACCTGAATAGCAACTTCTGATGCCTGATTGGCAACACCGACCTTGACTCCGTGACGGAGGCCAGAGGCGATTGACTCAAGAGAATTTGAAACTGGTGAACTGCCAGGAGCAGTTCCGATAGTGATTGTAGCCATTTGTTTATTTTTCCATGGAGGTTGTTTTAGTATGAATTTTATATAAGAATAGACTTGTCTGATCAAGTAAGATTTTAATACTTGTCTGTATTTAAATAATAAGACACGGGTTTACTTAATTAGACAATTTGAACTTTTAGTAAGATTAGTACCCGACTAGTGCTTTGTTTTAGCTTTTCTATTATTTTTTGTTCTAGTCGTGGGTGAATCTATAGTCTTACTATTAGTTCTTTGATCTACGCTTGTTGCAAGAATCCGATTGATCAAATTGGATCCAAGCTCAATCAAATTAAAACGGACCGAAAAGGTGGCGGGGCCAACCTTTAGAGTTGTAATGTTACTAAGTCTGTTGTTTTTTAACATAAGCATATCCTGGTAGGACTTACACTACAGATTGCCGGAACGGCAACAGGGCAGTTAAGCAAGTTTCCTTTAGGAAAATCTACTTAGAAATTTCAATTTGGCCATTGAGAATGCAAACAATGGGATTGATAGATCTAGATAGTATGCCATTAAATGTCTCTTCGGTCATTGAAACAAACTTCGCAGATTTAGGTAAGCAATCTGTAAGTTTAATTTCGTTAAGGTGAAAAGCATATATAGATTGTGTTCCATCTTGTGCTCTTAGAATCAGGTGGTAATTTTTAGCTGATAAGTTGGATAAAAATGAAATATCATTAGTTTTAGAATGGGAAAAGTAACTATTGGCAAGTTTTATCGAATGATGCATTTTTAACCTACTAACTTAAGATTAACACTCGTCTATTCCATCGAGATAAGAAAGGAGTAGCTTGTTGGTTTTCTTTGTATTCCGTAATAAAGGAATGGGACAAACCATAGCAATCTTGAAGAAAGGACATTACTTCAACCTCCGAAGGAGGGTTGGCTTTTATATCAAGAATATTAGACTTAAATATAGGTCTTTTTATAAGATACTTATTAACTAAAGTGCCTGACTCAAAGTATGGTTCAAGACTGAATTTGATTGCATAAAATGTTGAACAGAAAGCCTGATAAATAATATCAACCTTTTCATCTTTAACTTCATTTTTTAGATCAAATCCTGGTAAAGGAATGACTAAATCTTCAAAATGAAAAGCTAAATTATCAACTTTATGTACTAAATCATTAGCTTTGATTCCTAAGTGATTATAGAATGAAAGCCTAAGATTCTCAATTGCCAGGTGGGCATTGTCACTCAGATGCTTTTTAACAGGAGTAATAATGTCACCAGTAACAGATTCTTCTACATCATGAAAGAGGCATTCATCTATAAAATCTTCATAGATTACTTGGCCCTTTCTGTTTAAGACAACATTCATTGCACTAAACATCTTAGTAGCAATGAGGTAGCAGAATATACAATGCTGAAGTACACTGTACTCAGCTCTTTGGCCAGCAAATCTGTTAATTCTACTTAAAGTTGCTTCAATAAGCTCAGGCTCAACTTCTTCAACAAATTTCCTGATTTGACTGTTATCAAATAAATCAAAGTGAGAATAGTTGAGACCATTTAGTATAAATGGCATTATCCAGGTCTCCAGGATTGTAGAGTAAGTTAAGATTCTTCCATTGAAAGAAACTCTACATTATTCATTTTGTGTTTAATTGTAGACTTCAAGTTTGGAAAAACTTCAAGTACCTGATCAATAAGCTGCATTCTGACTTTAGACCTAAGACCAGATGAATCAAAGTTAGTAGGCTCCTCAAAGTAAGGAACGCCTTTTCTATCGCACCAAGAGATTAGTTCAATCTTTGGAGTTGAAAGAACAGGCCTGGAAATGCCCATAGAATGATTTACAGTGGGCATTAGCTTGGGATTGCCTCCAGAGAATGAAGACATAATCCAAGTTTCTACTTGATCATCCAGGTTGTGAGCAGTATGAACGTAAGCCATATCATACTGTCTCCTTAGAGCAGAGAAAGCAGAATACCTCTCATTTCTCCAGTATTCGTACCAAGATTCAGATGATTTCTTGGAAGATTGATTCTTGGAGCAATGAAGTGTGATCTTGCGATCATTACAATAAGATTCAACTAAATCTTGTAGATAGTTACAAGAATCTGCACCATGATTATGGTGAAAAGCTATTACTTGTTTCTTTCGAGAAAGAAAATCAAGTAATGCCATTGAATCAGGACCGCCGCTGACAGCAACAAGAACACTATTATTTGGAGTTGGCCGAAGGAGTTTGATCACATCAACACTCTTAGGGTTATAAGATTTAAACTTAAAATAAAGACCCCATAATAAAACATGGCTCTATAAGTTATATGTTTAGGAGTAAAAAAAATAACAACTAAAGCTGCAAATAACAATACAAAAACGTATAGATTAGTCACAAAGCTAAGCATGATTAATTTCCTAGATACATACATGACCAGGTTTGATCATTATTAGAATAGAAGACTCTTCTTATTCCGACGTATCTAAGGGCATTTTCACACATAGAGCAGGGCTTACTGTTGGCAAGTTTATCATTGGAGACTAATCTTGCAACGTAAACATCTGCTCCCCTTGTAACTTTAATATCAACGTTTAAGATTAAAGCAAGCTCAGCATGGCATGAAGCAAAGTATTTATTTTCTCTAAATCTAGCACCAAAGCTTGAAAAGCCAGGTTGATTAAAAGAAGTCTTATATACTTTACCGCCCTTATATAGAGCGGCACCATGGCGCATTCTAAAGTTAGAATCTAAAGCTGCCAGAGTGGCAGCGCGAATAGGTGCCTTTTTCATAAGGGTAGTTTAATGCATAGAATCTGGTTCAGTATTTGGGCTTTTGACTGAAGTAGGAGAATTAATCTCCCAATTGTTAGTTAAGCGATCAGAATCCTGAAGCCAAAGTTCGTAGATGTACTCGTTGAGAGACGGGTAGTCAGCACCTTCAAGATTGAAAATCATACACTTGTAGTAGTAAAACGCATACCTAACAAAAGTCAAAGCAAAGGGAATGAAATCCAAATAATTCCAATACTCAAGCTCAAGCTCAATGCTTGGTTCATTGTTCTGGAGATTAGGATTATAGGTTCCACCTTCTCTACTATTCAGGATTTCTCTAGATTCTGTTTCTGCGAATTTAAAATACTGAGAAAGATAAGGAGTAACAATATCGGGAATGTTATAAATGGAAAAATATGTATGGCCATTTCGACTATAGTCTCTTGCAAGGGAGTAAGACAAAGCCAGCAAGAAGCAAGCATGTCTAGTGTGCAAAACTGGCCTATTGAGATTGTCAATATTACTGATGGTGATTGTATCTTCCTCTTCCTCGGCGTCGAAGAATGTAAAAGATTCAATTACGCCACTATGCTTGTAGTTGAAAACTACATCGCCCTTATTAAGATTAAGGGCTGCCTGATTTTGTCCCTTAATTCTTGAAGGAGTATCGTTGGTAGAGCAACGAGACAAAGAAACTAGCTTGCTATTTTCACTATGGGGAGCCATGCAGAAAGTGTAAACATGCTCACCCATGCTTACATATTCCTCAATAACACAAGAAGTGTATTCGTACTCAGGAAACAACCTATGCTTCGATGCATAGCGATCAAGTGTACGGGACATTGACAAGAACTCATCATTATTTTTATGTGTCATTTTTACTTACAGGTTAAGAGTACAAAGAAACCAGGAGGAACTTCATTTGGCAAGTAAATATAACTATGCTCATGAAGTATACCTAAAAATAAAAGTCCGCCAGAGTCTAGTGTATAAGAGCCCTGCATCTCGTCTTCTAAGAAGTATAAATCCACATCAACTAAAGATTTGCCATCTTGAGGAATCCATAGTAAATATGAATTATGCTGAATAGGCTTCTCATAGGGCTTATCTGGTTTTCTGTCGTGTGAAGCAGGCAAGCTCAGAGTTAGAGCCTTGCAAGATTCAATAACTGAGACTGAATAGCAAATATTTCTATTCCCCATCATTCCATCAATGACACCAATAAGTGCCATAAATGGGATTGGAATGGGGTCAAAGTAAGACTCAGAAGAGAGTGCCCACCAATTAGAAGAGTCAAAATAAAGTTCACTTCCAAAAAATAGGGAGTTAACTTCAAAGTAACTATTATCTGGCAAGGGCCAGTCAATAATACTATATTCTAATCTCTCCAAATAAGACTTAAGCCATGATTCCATTTCAAATGGAATGTGGCCTCTATAAAGGTCAAAGGCATACTTCTCAACTTCAATGCTTTCATTGTAATCAAAAAGTACATCTTGAAGAGAGAGTGATATTTCTCTATCAGAAAATCTACTTTCTGATTTGATTGGATCCCTCATAGTGTAAAGTACTCCATCTTTTTGTTTACTTTAAACGAGTCAAAGTTATCAATTATTGACTTAACTTCTTCAGCAAACTTGGCTTTCCTGTAATAGCTTATTGGAATAATGGTACATCCAGCACAAGATTGAAAGTCACCTGATAGCAAGTTATACTGCTTCTCTAAGGTTTCCATAAGCAAGTTAGAGTCAATGAAGTATCCTCTATCAGAATACTTTTTGACTCTTACATGAAAGTTAAGAATATTAGAATGATAAGGATTTATAACTAAAGTTTTCGACTCATTGTCTTCATAGAATGAATCAACGCAATTGACTTCACCATTGTAATAGTAGGCACTTACACAAGTAAAGTCATAGGTTTCAATCAAGTTATAAGGAGAAAGTATAAGTCTCCTAAGAGGATTTAACATGTAATAATGAGTAAAAACTTGCTGTGATGGAGTACGAACTTTAGAAAAGAAATATGAATAAAACACTGAAATTATGTATTCAAGCTTTTCCTCGGGGAATGGAAGATTGAAAGAATTAATTTTACTGCTAAGAGTAGTAAAAGAAAGATCTCCTATAGGAGTAATTAATGTATCGTCAGTATCTGGGGTCAAATTAGAAACAGTAAAGAAATAATCAATAGGTTTTTCTGGAGGAAAAATATTCATCAGAGATTTAGAATTAAGTGCTATTACCTGAATGTGTACAGATTCAATTTCACTTAAAACAACCTCCAAAGAGATTAGTCCAGAATTTCTAAGTTCCTGATTTCTATTTACACCAGCTGTATCTTCAAAAAAAGTAGAAACAATATAAGTATCTACTTTATCTTCAGATTTAGAGTTATTAGAATGAATCTTAAGCTTAGAGTTAGGATATTTCTCAGCAATAAATTCAATCAAGAGCTTAAAAATAAATCCTCTTCCATTAGGAGTATAAGAGAAGCTTAAGTCCATAATGTATAAGTCCCAGTCATTAACTGGAGTATCATTCCATACGGAAGTTAGACTGCCACCTGATAAAGCCAAAGCTGGGTAAGAAGATTCACCTAAAAAATCTTTAAATTTAGAATATTCAATAATAGGATTAACAACTTCAGCGAAGTGTTTATTTTTATTAAGTTTATCTAACAGAATTTTGTTGTTAGCTTGTTTCTCAAAATACATTCAGTTAGTCCTACTATTGATATAGTTTAAAGTTAAAGTTTCTTATTTATTTCAAGGATGTTATCTTGGAGATCAGATATAGCTTGCCATAGCATTTTAATTTCTTCATCAGAAGAGCTCCTATTGCTCATTAGCTGAGGAAACTCAGGAACAAATACCATTGACACTTCATTCTGGAAGATGCTTTGATAAATCCAGCCGTTGGGAACTTTAAAGCGAGCCAAATATTTGTCTACTTTTTCGTATTCCATTTACCCTCTTAGATTGCGATTGGAGCAATGTATCTGTCGGGACTCGAACCCGAAATCAGTAAATTAAAAGTTTACTGCCTTACCAATTAGGCCACAGATACAAATAAAGAAAAATGCCCAGAGCGGGACTCGAACCCGCAAGGCCCTAAGGCCGGGGGATTTTAAGTCCCCTGCGTCTACCATTTCGCCATCCCGGCATTTACCCCAGTGAGCGGGGTGTTCTATCTATCACAAGCGGATGGGCATGACAACTGCCATCTTGTCACCTGATTCATCCTGAAACAGGATCGGTGAAAGGGAATTTTCCGCATACATCAAGACCTTATCATACCCCTTCAACGCATCCATCATGTAGTTTACGTTGACGGCGAATTTAGCGGCCTTGTGTTCTGCAAGGTAACCGCCTTGAATTATGATTTCGTGATCCTGCGTAAATAGGGTGTCTTCGGACACAACGCCGATAGAAATCTTCATTTCGTTATTTTCAGCAACGACACTCACGCATTTATACTTCTTATCCACTAGCCGCGAAAGGGTCTTGAACGCATCTAAGGCAACCTTTGCTGATCCCGCAAACACAGGAGATTTGTAATAGGGGATTACCTGATTATAGTTTGGGAACGACATGGTATCGTCCCCCTTAATACGGATTTCGTACCCGTCAAATCCCGTGAATGAGTTATCGTCCCATATGATAGACGCACGGGTACCGTTTTTACGCACCGTGGGATCAAACCGATATTGCGCGTTTTCTATGCCGGAAAACAGATTCCACACGTCCCGTGGAATTAGGTAGGTATCCGCCGTGTCATCTTCTGATCTGGTAGATGCGTTGGAGGGTGTTATCACCGCGTCTTTTTTTAGGGACTTGAATTCGAGTCAATCGGTGTCCGTCCGTTGAAACGAGTGCCATCTTCCCGTTTTTCACTTCTGCCATAACATGCATAAGCGAGGGGAGGGATTCGTCCGCTGACACGTTAGACGCAACACTATCCGCATAATTGCGAAAGGCTTTACCCGTATTTATCAGTACGGCGTCCGGTTGATCCACCGACGGAGGAATCTGGAAGTCCAAAGGCGGGATTTCATTCAACTGGTTGTCAACCGCAGGGGGAAGTAAATTGACTTGGGAAGTCAACGGGGATTTTTGACTCCGAAGCCTAAATCCCGTTTCCGTAGCTTCAATACTGTCAAACCCATTAGCGCGTAGGGAGTCGTGCAAAATCACCCCTAGAAAATTGGCATTTTCTGGAGCTGGGAGGATGTAGAACGCGGAAAATAATCCCGCATTTACACGAATCACAGCCTTGCCCCTTCCGCCTTCACGAGGCATTTTGGGAAGGTGGATTTTTTCGGGATTAGGCTCAATAGGTGCTTTAATTGCATGATTTACCTGTGGGGTTATGGTTGATTTACCAGAGGACGATCTTGTAAATCGTTTGATTAGTTTGGTAGTCGAATGACTCAGACATCTGAATCATGCCTTCAACACACATGTGTGTAAGGTATGTGTGTATTTCGCCTTCGCATTCCCTGAATGAGAGATTCCGATCTGCCATTAATTCCCACGGGGTTAGCTTCTTCGCAAGCTCCTCTATTGTCCCTGACAAGCAGGCAACGCCCGAAATCATTTCCGCGTAATTTTTCGCACGATCCATGATTAGGGTCATGACCTCATCTTCGCGGGGTATCTTGGGATCGTTAGAACCCGCATAAGGGGGATTAGGGGAGTCAATTAGCTTCACGCTCGCAGGGGATTCGCCGTAGATTTTTGCCAGTTCACGGTACGCCTGTTCGGGTGAAAGGGCAACCCGCGAGACCTGCCCAAATAGGTTAACTTCGATTACCACTTGCAATATGTCCATGATGATTCTCGGTATTATTTCGGTAGGGTTATTTCGGTAGGATTCGGATAATCCCGTCGTTACTAACGAAGAGAAAGCCGTGGAAAATGCTACTTCGCCGTATCAGGAATTTCAAGGATATTGGTTACAGTATCTGTTGACCAAACACATCAAAGATAACGTGGTCGAAATTGCCTGCCTGTACGAACTCATGCAGGAGCTGATTTCTAAGCACAAGGGAAATCCGGAATTCGTCGATTTCCTTTATCAGATTCCGGGCTATCGGGATCACATGACGTATCTCTACGACGAGCACGGGGATTCGTCCACATATCGGCAGTTTCTACCAATTCGGTAGAATCGCCCCTACACGAATAGGGAACGTAGCGGGTGCTTCGAGTCTAGCAGTGAAGGCAGTCGATCTACCCCTCCTATCTGAATGGCGATTTCACGATTATACATCGCGAGTTCGTGATTTCGATTCTGAGGGTACATGAACCCCATCGCGACGTATGCGAAAACCGACGCGGCTTCTTCCGGAGTCAGATCCGCCGTATACTCAAAATTCCCGTCGTCGCCGTCGTTGTTGCTGTCGGCAAGGGGGTCCACAGGCTGCAAAGCCTCTGCGAGAGAAGCTGCGATTGCCGCTGCGAGGTCGTTCATGTTCATCATCTTGTTTCCTAGATCAAAGGGCGGAAGTGCCTATCAGATAGACACCGCTTGTGGAAGATCTTACAAGATCCTAATGCAATACCCTAATGCGAAGTACCGAGAGCGGGACTCGAACCCGCAAGGCCCTAAAGCCAGGGGATTTTAAGTCCCCCTTCTTTACCAGTTTGAACACTCGGGCGAAATGCACTCAGCCGGATTTGAACCGGCAACCACCGAATTATGAGTACGGTGCTCTAACCAGATTGAGCTATGAGTGCAAATTAGCTAAATAAAGCCTAAGAAATTGCCGGAACGGCAATCGGATATTGACTTATATAGCCTCTTATTAAAGATACATTTCTTCTTCAAGATCTGTGTTACCGCTACCATTACCATTAGTAGAAAAATCCCCAGCACAACGACTAAAGCCACAACCTAGTCCAAATTTGACAAAGCTCCCATAGCCATGGCCTCTACCACTACCATCACCATGAAGATCTATAGATCCATGACTTGAGCTAATACCAGAACCAAAGCCAGTAAAGAGTGGCTGACCATATTGGTCGCCATTACCATGACCAGTTAGGTAGCCAGATGCCACCCCATGAGCAACTCCTGGACTTGCACCGCATAGCTTATTAGTGCCAGCTGAATTGCTTAATCCAGCACCATAGCCTGTTTCTGTGTTTTTATACACTATAAGCTCCTTAGGTTATTACTAATTTAGTAATCTTGACTTGAACCAGTGCAGTCCCTGACTCCAGACCCATGAGCAATACCTCCTCCTATTCCTTTCATGTTTGAAGATCCAGGAGAAGAACCAAAACCAGCTCCGTAGCCTTTAGCGTTTTCTGTCAGATCATTAGATTGATTAGCACAACCGTAACCAGTACATTTATAATATCCATCACCATTTGAAATTCCGCCTCCATAATTAAATGTAATATTTTCAGTATGAGTCATATGTGCCACAAAGAGAGAAAGAGTAAACAGAAGACTTAGTCCTTTCTGCGTTAGTAGGAAATTGATTACCAAATCCCATTCCAGTTAAGTCTTTATTACCTGGGGATGTTGCCAGACCATCGCCTTCTCCAGTTAAATTAGTTTCACCAAATCCGTGAGCAATACCATCTCCCAAGCCTATAAATTGATTTAGACAATAATAGTTATCAAGGCTACTAAGTCCAATTCCCTTGCAGTTCTGTGAACCATATGAATTGGAATTTTGGAATTCAAAAGTTTCTGTCATGGTATGTCCTTCAAAAGATTCGGTCATTAGTTATAGCTGAGCCAGAAAGAGATAAATCTCCATGTGCCAGGTCGTCACCTCCACCAAAGCCCATAGGAAGTGAAGATTCAAAGCCTGAAGCTTCACCAATACCGTCTCCATAACCATTGAGCATGCCATCGCCGGCGGCAAAAGCAATGCCCATACCATAACCTGATATATCAATAAATCCAAATGAAGAGCCATACCCCTTTCCATTTCCTGTGGAAAGGAAGTTTCCATGGCAATCACTTTCGCCATAAGCGTCACCTGAAGAGTCATCATAGCCATAGCAACCGCTATCGCCATTGCCAAAGCCTAAAGCCTCTTCATCACCTGAACTATTGTTGTAACCATTACCAAAGCCGGTAAGGAATTTATTTCCACAGCCAAAAGATGAACCGTATCCGAGGCCATAGCCAAATTCTTTGTTATTATCTAGAGAATCAACCATAAGTTACATTATTCAGTTTCATAGTCATCAGCGCCTTCACCTTCACCATAGCAGCTACTGTGACCTTTAGCAGAGCTATAGCCACAACTAAAGCCATTGGCGTTTTTACTTCCAAAACCACAACTCATGCCACAGCCTGAGCCTTGATAGCCGAAGCCAGCAGCGCCACCTTCGCCTTGAGCAATTCCATTACAACTGCTATCACCAGATGCATCCGATTTACCATAACCCCAGCCATTATTTTCACAATAGCCGTATTTATAGTCAAGGGAAAGGGTAAATTCAGATTCAGTCATACTTCCTCCCAAGGTGATTCACTACCGCTTTCGATTAGATAAGCGTGTGCTTCGCTTATATCATTGAACGCCTGAAAACCGTTTTTGATTAGATAGGCGTGAACTTCGTTTACGTCATTGAACACTTGAAGATCACTACTTGTATCTAGGCGTACTACTGTTTCCTTTTCGTCGTCTGGGGTATCTACGTTGATGGGCATAGGTGGGTACAGGTATATTACCCCTGCCTCAGTGACTGACCGCCAGCCTTTACGCAGCTTTAACATACTTCCTCCAAAGGGGATTCTACTTCCTCCCATGGTGATTTATTACCTGCCTTAATCAGTAATTCATGCGCTTCCAGAATACTGCTAAATATCAGAAACTCGCTATCACTAGCGCGTCGTAATGACTTTGGATATGCCACTACCTCTTTTTTACCGTCTGGCGCATCCAGATAATAAACGTACCATTCGGAACCAGACGTATCTCTACCGGGCGGATACAGATAGGTTATTCCATCCTCAGTAACCAAATCCCATTCGTTACGTAATTTCAGTGTCATACTTTCTCCCACGGCGACTCGCTGCCTCTAGGCGAGGGTGCGACGTACCTAACCACCTCGCGCCAAACCGGCGAAAAGCAATCTCAAGCATTTCTGCCTGAAGCTCGGCCTGTGATTTTGACCGCACTTCGTCAAGCAGTCGATCTATGAGCTGCTTCGTTTCGGTGCTCATACTGCCTCCCATGGCGATTCGTCGCCGCAGCCGTTGCCGCTGCCGTCGCGGCCACTGCTGTAGCCGTAGCCGCATCCTGTCTGTGTATTATTCTGAGTCATCGTCATCGCGAGTACCCGAGTTCCCGCAAGCGAATCAATATCATATACGCGGACACATCGAAGTCGCGCGCCAGCTGGTTACCGTCCACCATCCCACGCACCCGGATGGCTGCATGCATGTAGTCGGTCGGCATAAGGAAGCTGGTAGCAAACCGATTAGCCTGTCGTTCCTGGATGGGGTCACCGCTTCCCCGAAGTTCGGTGTCTCGAAATACCAGACCGATGGGGTGCAGGAGGATGTGCCCAAGTTCGTGCGCCATCGTGAACCGCTGGCGTTGGTGCGAATCGCCAGCCCGAACCCAAATCTGGCCATATCCAAGCACGTCGGTCTTGGCAGCGCCGGCCACGTCCATCACCGAGCGATAGACTGCGATGCCCAAGGAGTTGCAGAGCGCCTCCACATTAACTGGCAGACCCTTGACTTGAAGCTGATTCAAAACCAACTGCGCCGCAAGTTGTGGGGAGTTAGTAGCCCACGTTTCCACTATGTTTTTGAGTTCAGTCCAATGCATGCCGACCTCGCGAGCTAGGTGTTGACTCGCTGCAACCGTATCCGCTGCTATGAGCGCCGCCATAACCACTACCGCCGGTGTTGCCGGTGCCGTAGCCTTCACCGTATCCGTAGCCGCTGCCGGAGCCGACGCCTGTCTGTGTATTATTCTGAGTCATAGTCATCATCGTCATCACTTGCGGTGCCATTGCCATAGCCTTCTCCCTCTCCAAAGCCGAAACCGTTACCGTAGCCATAGCTATCGCCGCTACCATAGCCATCACCGCCACCAGAGCCGGTGCCGTAACAATAGCCTAATCCGTTTCCAGATCCGTAACCTTTGCCCCATCCGTAGCCATCGTCATCGCCATAACCATCGCCAGAGCCAGAGCCTTTTCCGCGGCCAGAGCATTTTCCGCGGCCAGATCCGTAACCTTTGCCCCATCCGCAGCCGAAACGGTATCCGTTGCCGGAGCCGCTGTCTATCTGTGTATTATTCTGGGTCATTGTCATCTCCGCAGCCTTCGCCGTAGCCGTTGCCTCCGCCGTTGCCGTCGCCGCGACGGTAGCCGCTGCCGTAGCCGTCTCCGGCGCCATAGCCATAGCCGTAGCCATCACCGCATCCATGGCCGCGACCGGGGCCACAACCATCTCCGCTGCCGTAGCCTTCGCCGTTGCCATATCCATAGCCATATCCATATCCGCAGCCGTCGCCGTTGCCATGGCCATAGCTGTAGCCATAGCCGTAGCCATCACCGCATCCATGGCCTCGACCATCGGCGTATCCTTCTCCGCAGCCATCGCCGCGCCCTGATTCGGTCTGTGTATTATTCTGTGCTATCGACATCGCCACCTCCATCGCCGCGACCGCAATCGTAGCCACCACCGTAGCCGCAGCCATGGCCGTAGCCATCTCCTTCGCCGTAACCTTCGCCGTAGCCGTCGCCGTTGCCGTAGCCGACGCCGCCGCCGTAGCCGCTGCCGTATCCGCTACCGCTACCGTCGCCATTTCCTTTGACGTGACCTTCGCCGTTGCCGTAGCCGTGGCCGTCTCCGGTGCCCCAGCCGTAGGCGTAGCCGTAGCCGCCTCCCTCGCTGCCGTCGCGGCCACTTCCGTAGCCGTTGCCGTAGCCGTCGCCGCGCCCTGAAGTCACGGTGTCCATACGGGTGCCCCCATGACACTAGCTGCACCTGCTTCGGAGCAGAGCACAATCTCCACCACGTCACACGAAACAACCGCAGCAACGACCGGGGCAACCTTGCTCTCCGCGTGACTCAGGCCGTTCGCGGCAATCCCGTGACAGGACGCTGCCCCGCTCCAATACCAGACCTTGCGCGCATCACGCAACACGCATGACTTGCTGGCAAGGTCCAGAGACACCAATACTCCGACGTGGACACCCGCGCGGTGGTCCCGAACCAACACTGTCTTTCCAACAAACTGTACCATGATCTCTTCTCCTCTTGTTACGCCCGAAATTGGGCATTTTGCGAACCAAAATATGGAATGTAGTTAAAGCACTTCTTCCCACGGCGATTCGCTACCGCTTTCAATTAGATAGGCGTGAGCCTCATTCATGTCATAAAATACCATATATTCTTCTTTCCCATTGGGGTATGCTGCTATTTCTTTTTCACCGTCTGCTATATCTAGATAATCGACGTACCAGCCGTTACCAGTGGTGACTTCCTCTAGAGGATATAAATAAGTTACTCCACGATCGGTAACTGATTTCCACCCTTTCCTTAATTTCAACATACTTCCTCCCAAGGCGATTCGCTGCCAACGCTCAGAAGGTAAGCGTGGGCTTCTTCTATAGAGTCAAATTCAAAATCATTCATACCGCCGTTGGGATACACATAAATCCCTTTGCTTTCGATTAAAGCATAGGCGTGCCCCCAGCTCTCCCCTTCCCGGTAAATCCGTTCATGGCCTTTTCGGTAAGGATTATACATTTTTTCAATTTTCCAACCCTCACGTACTTTCAGTGTCATACTTCCTCCCAAGGCGATTTGCTACCAACGCTTAACAGGTAAGCGTGTGCTTCTTCGGTGGATTTACATTTAAATGAATCATTCCCACCATTTGGATATGCATAAACAATTTTAGCATTTAAATCCATATAGACATACCAAAAAGGACCAAACTTAGGGCTAGTCCAGGGCGGGTAGAAATAAATGCTGCAATCTGTTTCCCAAGTCTTCCATCCTTCCCTTAATTTCAACATAGTCACCTCTCTTGAAAGGATTAAGTGTTAAATGTTTTACTGAGCTACGTCAGAGTCTGCTTCCTCTTTAAGCATAAGTAATGCATAGCCAAGAATATCACCATAGGGTGACTCTCCAAAGGCATCTTTCCTGTTAGCAATGCGCATAAGCTTATCAAAAATACGAGCAATAGTTAACATGTCTTTATACTGACTTACAGCAATTCCATTTGGATAAAGAATTTCAAGAAACTGCTGGGATTTACTAAAGCTACTTCCATAAGCTTCATTCTTTTGAGAAACAAGATTAGCAATAAATATTGCAATATTTTGATATGAGTTATTCATAGATTTTACTCTCTGATTACAAGTTAAGGCCACAAGATTTTAATTCTTGCAAAGCAAGATATTCAATAAGACAATTATTAACAGACTCGTGGTCTAGTTCTTCATTATCAATCTTAGCTTTATTTATCATAATAAAATCAGGGTCTTGAGTGTCTAAGGTTGCAGCAATGCACCAAGTATGAATACGTCTTGTATAAACAAAATCGGGGTCAAGAAGTGAAGTCCCTATGTACTCTATATTAATAAAGTCACCAGGATTCACAACATTCTTCTCTAGAAGAGTAGAGATCTTCTTACTAGAGTATTTAATCAAGTTCTTTATAACATATTCAGGCAGCATTATAAGTCCTTTAGTTGGTTTAGCAAAATAAAATCTTCTATTTTATGAGTATACACCCATACCCATGGGTAAGCAGAGCTTACCAAGTCACAAAAGGCTAAATAAAACAACAAGTTCCTCGGCGGCGGAATATAACAATGTCAATTTTCTACTTCTTCTAGACTAAAATCTACAAGTTAGAAAAACAATCCTTCTATTTTACCTAATAAAGCAACCTACCTAAAACAACCGAAGGTTGTTTCACCCAGTAACTATAAATCCTACTAACCCTAGATTCTACAAACCTAATTACTACTAACTAACTACACCTAACACATAACGCATAGACATATATGCAAGTAGCATAAGACAGGTAAAGCAGAGTGCGAAGTGAGTGCAAAGACAGGTCAAGCAAAGTACGAAGTCAGGTCAAGCAGAGTGCATAAGGTAAGCATAAGATAGTTACAAAGTAGGCATGAAGCAGTTAACCCTCCGCATAAATCCTACTTCCAGACTTCTTATTACTCTGTTTACTATGGTTATAGTGGGTTTAAGATTAGTTGTATTTGATTTGTCTATGGGGGAATAAACCTATTTTAATATTCTTATTATGGTACTTATAGGTGTATTGAATGATATCAAGTACTTAGCTTATTTAGTATCTAGAAGATAGATAAACTGTATCTATATTGCCGGCGATTTCCTGTGTGAAATAAAACCTCCTTTCGATTTCCCTATGGGGAAATAAACCTCTTTTGCTTCTTAAGAAGCCAAGGCTATATGTCTCTTGTGTAATATCAAGGACTTAGCGGAGTTGGGGTATAAGGCCCTCTTAGGAGGTTGGTACAAGTGGGTCAATTTCACTATGTAAAAATGAACCACCTTTCGATTTCACTATGTAAAAACAAACCTCTTTTAGGGCCGGCGTAATACAGAATATACCTGATTGTAATAATATCAAACACTTACAAACTTAGCCTGCTAGATACATCCTAGACCCATATACATATAGTGTCAATTTCATATAGGAGAAACAAACCACCTTTCCATTTCCCTGTGGGAAATAAAACCTCTTTAAGGATAAAGAGAGATGAAAGTGAGTCTAGTTGTAAAAGGGCAGGCCAAGGCTATATGTCTCTTATGCTGGTGTAGGCCGGAGTTTTAAGGCCCCTTTTCAGGGGCCTCGTTTCAGGGATCGTATTCCTCAAGGATCCCTTCGATCACTTCGATCCGGTCTCTGGCATCCGCGATGCTTGAGACGTGCCTGTCGATCTCTTCGTCGAAGAGAGTATGCTCACCTATACCCACTGGGTTTTCGATGATGGCTAGAAGGTTTGATTGTGCTGTAGCCTCTTTTGCCTTTTCACGCATAAGGGCCGCTTTAAGAAGTGCGATTCCTACTCTCATTGTATTCTCCGTTTTGTTGTTAGGGACCAGTGACCCCGACAGGAATTGAACCTGTGGCCTACGGATTAGGAATCCGTCGCTCTATCCGACTGAGCTACGAGGTCAGATAAGAAAAGCCCACTAGGGATAATGACAAAGTCACTAGCTAGTGGGTCAGATCTTACGCAGGCTCAGGTCCCCATTCTGGGCAGTCCATTACTGAACTTGCACCTTCTGGGGTACAGAGTACTACTTCTACCACATCTGTAGAAGCAACCATGGGCACCATGGGTGCGACCCTGCTACCCTTGTGGCACAAGCCTCTGGCTGCAATGCCATGACATGAGGCAGCGCCTTCCCAATACCATACCTTGCGCGCATTTGTCAAAGTGCACGTTTTTGATGGCAAGTCAAGTGACACCAGTGTACCTACATGTACACCTGCACGGTTGTCTCGAACGAGAACAACCTGATTGATCATTGTATCCATGAGAGCACCTTCTAGAAGAAGAAGTAAACTTACGCTGTGTGCGTCAGGTTCTCAGTTGGATAGATTACCTGAGCAACGCGTTTCCGAACTGTTTGATTGATTGTTGCCTTGACTTCCGGCTTTACTTCCGTTGTCACAGGAACAGCATTGGGAGCAGAAGCCACTGTCTCGGTCTTTGCTGCCGACTGAGCGATAGTCACTTCAACTGGAGTTGCAGTGGTGCCGCTAGCAGGAGCAGGAGCTGTCCAGTCCCGAGACTGCCTGAAGAGTTTCTTGTTAAACTCCCTGAAAGCTGGCAACATCTTCAGGCCGAAGGCCTGGTCGACAATAGCCAACGCAATCGTTACGCCAAATACTACAAAGATGTAGTAGCAGCCAACGAGGCAAAAGTAAGCGATAGAACCAAAGATAGCTGTCCAGATTGAACCTTCATCTTGCATGGCATTTCTCAGTAGTTAAGGGGGTGATCCCTGTATGGTTGATGATACTCGTAACCAGAATGGGAAACTGCAGCAGGGCCACCTGCAAATACCCAAAGAATACTTGCAATGGGAATTAGTATTGCGAAAAGTAATGTGCTCAAAAGAATGACTGTCAGATTGAGGACAATACTCTGCATTTTCTCTTACTTGCGGCGAGAGGATTTACGAGCACTCGGAGTTTCCTCCTTGATACTTTCGATTGCTGCACTGAGTGCAGTATCTGGTTCCTCCTGTTGAAGGATCGTAACTCCTCCCTGGGTGGGGAGAATGAAGCACATCTGACTGAATGCAGGAGTACCCTCCTGATTCACGAAGTGCTCCAAGGTGCGGCGACGCAACTGAAGTGAGCCAGTAACACTGACTCGGGTCGAAACCTGAAGTTCCGAGACTGTCTCGGCACTTGGTTCGTCGATGAGCACGTTGAACACGTTAGGTCCATTCAACTCACGAGTGTGAGCTGAAGTGGCCACCTGGATTTCGAGTACCTGCTTCCCCGCACGGGTCGCCTTGAGGCGAGGAGCAGCCACGATGTTGCCCTCAATCTGAAACTGGTTGATGTCTCTTGCCATACAAATCTCCTAATGCTTGCCCCGTATCTGGAAATCAGATACTGATAAGAAAGGCATAATAAAGGCCCCGAAGGGGCCTGGGTCACAACAGTGGGATTCACCGCGTGTATAACAGATCAGTCGCGAGTTCAAACACTCGGTTAAAGTATTCGAGCTGAGACTGGTTGAGTCTACTATAATTTGCAATAGTAAACTCCAGAGGATGCGCATCCGGCGTATATTCAATTTCAACATTGAACAACCCAGACTGCAAATCCAGCTTCTTACTCTTGGAAGATAGCATGACCCTACATAAGTTGATCACATCTCCCTCTTCAATGAGCTGTTGTATTTTACTCATCACATCCTCTTGAAAGAAACTTCAGCAACAATCTTGTGATTGTCGATGAGATCAGGGATTGAGCACAATTTGCCTAAGTCTAACCAAGTCTGAATGTTCCCATTAGGGTCACTTTCAAATCCCAGAATCTCACTAGGACCACCCCAAGGAGGAATGGTCCAGGAAGTTACAATGTAACTGTTTCCCTTCTTCCAAAGAAACTGAGATCCCTTGGCATCGGGATTGACCGGCCCAAGAAGTTTCAACTCACTGAACTTCTCGTTCTGAGTCTTGATCTTGATGATGAACGTCATCTCATTCAAAACATAGTTTTTGAACTTCTGGAAGAACACACACTGTTCAAACATGTCACTGAATTTGCCATTGATTGCATCAATGACCTCGTACTCGTCCTGAGCGATGAAGACATGAATCTTCTCATACTCAGTGTGGATTGAGATGCAGTACTCTTTACTTTGAGTACTGTTCCCGAAGCTGTAAGTAGCACCACTCTCAGCTAAAACCTTAGCCGTACAAAAGAAAACATCGTTACTCATCTAACCCTCCTAATCTAAAGTAAAAGGAACCAAGATAAAGGCCCCGAAGGGGCCAAGGTCATTTGTCTCTAATGTCGGAGAGACCCGTGATCAAAAAGCCCCTGAACACAGATAACACCAGTATGGTGCACCTGTGCCCAAGGGCATCACGTCCCGAGTGGGACTTAGAACGGCAGGGCCTCGTCTTCCGACGAAGTGGCCACCGGCTCCGAAGGAGCCGTGGCCTTGCGGCCCGGTCCCCGACGGGCCGGCTGGGCTGCCTCGGTGCCTTGCTTCGCGATCAGCGAAGCAAGGTGGCTGAGTTGCTCCGGGGTGAAGTTCATTGCTGAACCACCACCTGAACCCGAGCCGCCAGTCGAACCCGACCCACCGCGAGCACGCTCTGCACCGCGGGGATCCAGCGTGAGCTGGGTCACCTGCATCTTGAGCGCAACGCCGTCCGTCCCGTCCTTACGCTTGAAGGACACGGGCTCCAGCGAAGTAGAGTCCACGGTCAAGAAGTCGCCCTTGTGGACGTAGCGCTTCACTACGTCTGCGAGCGAGTCGCTGTTGACGTAACAGTCGTGCTGTGTAGCACGAGTCACTTCCACTCCGTTGGCGTCCTTCCACCGCTTATTGTGGATAAGGCGGAACACCACGGAACCGGAGTCAAGGATCTGAGGGTCTGCTGCAACGTTTCCGGTGACGGAATAATTCTGTCGTGACATGGTGGCACCTCCTGGTGTGTTTGGTAAATGAGCAGGACATGTCAACCTGCTCACCATAAAGGACCCGAAGGGGCCTTGCGCTAGAAGCCTCGGAATGAAGGCGAAAGGTAGTTGTGTGCACGGCGCTGGGTAATGGACACGGAGCGAGCGAAGCGAGCGGAGTTCGCCGGCTTACAAGAAAGAACTGAGAAAAAAGCCCCAACTGGGGCTGAGCACCTACTCACGAAGCATTTGCTTGTAGTGAGTAAGTTCTAGCTGGTGGGCGATCTTTATCCGGCGTATCTTGGTTTCCAGCTTGTCTATGTAGATAGCCAGGCCGGCGTTGCAACCACAGGCAAATACTAAGATGATGTCATACATGAACTGGGGCATCATGACTTCACCAGAGCCATGTCCAGGAGCCGCTGGACCTTCTGACGATAGACCTGGCGGTCGTAGTCCTCAACTGGAATAGACTGCTGAAGATGAGGCGTGTTGGTCAACTCAAAGACCTGAGCCTCCAGGTGATTGATTCGCTCAACAAACCTCATCTTCATTTCCCAGATGTACATCCACATGATGATCAACAGGGCAGTCTCAGCAGCGGAAAGGAACATGAGAAAATTTAAACCAGTATCCATGGCAATCCTCCTGTTTTAGTCCGGCGAAATGCCAGACTTGTCATTATAAAGATCCCGAAGGGATCTTGTGCCCTGTAGCTTCTTCATTGATCAGACTCGGCCAAGAAGTACGAGCCAGCTGAGCTTCAAGGTTGGCAACTCGGTCAGAGTTGCGCATCTTGAGTTCATAGATGTAAAGCCAGAGGATCACAACCATTCCGGTCATGAAGGCAGAGAGTGTCATGTAAAAGTAAGTAAAGTCCATGAGAATCCTCCTGTTTAGTTCAGCGAAATGCTGAACGTGTCAGGCCAAAGACCCCGAAGGGGTCTGAGTCCCGCAGTAGTTCAAATCATGGTTATTAAGAGTAGAGATCAGAGCCACATAAGACACCTGGATGTCAAGCCGGGCTCCGTATCCAAATCTTTGCTCGACGTCACGAATGATTCGATGCTCAGCATCACTGCTTGAGCAGCAAACTCTTCCTCTGGCAAGAAAATACTCACTCTCTCCAAGTATTGGAGTCTTGAATACTTTAGCTTCGTAGTACCATGGCATTCTCATAAGTCCTCCTGTATTTTGGTTTTACTTGGGGTATCCCAAGTGCAAGATGCAAGTAAAAGATCCCGAAGGGATCTTTGTGCCTTGGAGCTGTTTACTTTTGAGGATAAAGGTCTCTAATGTCGGAGTGCAAGTTTGAAAAGACGGGGCGTTACGAAAGCCCCTGAACAACGACACTGTTCAATGCGTGCGCCCGCGCTGGTTTTCAGGCCGGCGTACAAAAGTTTAGTCTTCTTCTAGAAAAAAGAAACCCCATAGTGACCAGCTATGGGGGAATTCACTAAGGATACACTAATGTATCAACTCGTGAACTCGGCAGGGAGGGTGTCTGCCTTCTCACCACATAGTCCCCGAAGGGGACTTGTTCCCTTAGCCAGAGATTATCTGTCTAGTATAAGGGAAATAACTGAAAATGAAAAGCCCCACTAGGGGGCAGAGCGAGATAGATGATGTTCTTCTATTCTGTGATTGAAACAGAATCTTCTGACACCACCGGCTTGATACCCGAGCGACCTTCTACGATCGCCATAAAGCGACCGAGGAACTGCTCGCTAACACCAAGAGCAGAGATGTACTCTGCTTCAGTGTATTCGACGGTAGCCTCTATCTCCAACTTTAAGGACTTATCCAGAATCCCAGCGCCAGGGTTAACGAAGGAAGCCGGAACAAGGGCATTGATTCTGAAAGAAGACTTCACTGTTTCACCTTTTAATTGACTGGGGCGAAATTGCCCAGATGGTTTAATACCCTCGTTGCCATGAGGGCGGAGCCCGATGGTCTGCCTGAGCGAAGCGAACTACGCCGGCGCCAGTTGAAACTCAACTTCCTGCTCAATGATAGTATGAGAAGTAACTCTCATGGAGCAGTGTGCTGAGGCAGACCAGGGACAATATGGTCGGTGCCCAGAAGAAACCAATCATCATAAAGTGGTCGAAGTTGTTGATGCTTGAGAAGCCTCGCTTGGCCCCATCAACCTGCTCGTTGGTAAAGCGAACTGTACACATGATTGACAACCACAAGCTAGCAGCAAATGCAAATACCTGGAACATAATTCACCTCTAATTTATCAGTAGGAAGAAATAGCCGAAATGGCCGGAGAAAATGCTCGGTCACACTATGGGCCCCGAAGGGGCCCTGGAGCCTATGTGTCTTGGATGCAGGATAAGAGCTGAAAATGAGAAGCCCCACGAAGGGGCAAGAAAATACCATGGACACAGCTAAGCGGGTGTTACGACCACTGGCTGCATCTGATAGTACCCATAGCCGACTACACCAAGAAGGTAAGCCTCGGCTGACTGCTGTGCCTCCTCCAAAGAGGAGGCTTCAATTGCCCACGTCAAGACGAACGGATCGTCCCACGCGGGGCTAAGGTTAAAGTTGGCTCTGAAAAGCATGGCAACTCCTGTGGTGCTTTGCACCCGTGTTTGATCCAGGGAATCCCAGATCTAGTCGACTTATGGGCCCCGAAGGGGCCCTGGAGCCTATATGTCTAAGACTTAGGGTAAAGCTGGAAATGAAAAGCCCCCAGAAGGGGGCAGGCGGTAGAGTTACCGCAACAGCTTAGCGGCCGGTGGCTAGCTTCGCCATTGCAAGCACACCCTCTCGGGTGGCCGCGCCGGCGATGAAGCGTCCAGGGTGACAGAAGATGGCATCTGCCACTCCAGTCAGAGCCTGAAGCTCCGAGTCACGCTTCGCTGCCCACTCCTCGGGCAGAGGAAGTCGCTTGTCAAACGACCCCTCCGAGGGAGGAACGCACTGAAGCATCCACTGACCTCTGGGGTCGGGATAGACAACGAAGTCTATCCCTGTGGAGGAGTCAGCGTTAGCAGCGATAACTGGTCCTTGCCAGGAGCCGCCACGCTCCAGCACCAGCACGGTTTCGCCCTCAGCGAGGGCTTCCTGTGCCAGTTCCAGGATGCGGGCACGATCCAGCTCCGCCTTCATAGCGGAGCGAATCTCGGCAGCCAGCAGCGTGCCGGCCAACTCGACTGCCCGCTCGAAAGCGGAGTCGAAGTCACCACCGTCCTCGGTGGGGTTCATCGCGCTGATAGCGCGACTCACCGACCAAACGTTGAGGCCCCGAGGAGCTGCTCCGACGTCTGCAGCGTCCACTGGCTGCACGACCTGTCGGTCGATCAGCTCCCAGACTGCCTCGGTGGCCGGGTCCGTGGTGTGCCCGCAAACCATGGCGATTGCGGTCCTGCCGAACGCGGCCCATGCCAGCCCGAAGGCTGCATAGGGAGCACCCTCGGGGGTGCCACCTCGACGGCCAGCAGCGTCCGTAGGCCTCCACTGGTGGTGGTCGAGGTAGTGGAGCGGGCCGGACTGTGCATGGTTGCGCTGCGTTTCATGACGTCCTCCGACGTCAATGACCGCAATCATGCAGCTGTCCAGGATCTCGGGCTGGCGAGTCCTGACAACAGCCAGACCCTCGCCGCAGTCAAATGCCAGCGCCGCCACGGCGCAGGCAAACGTCTCGTCTGCGTGGAACACACCATCGTGTGTTCCGATGTGAGCGGGAGCAATTTTGGCTGCAGTTGTGTCGATGGTATGAATCAGCATGACTTCTCCTGTGGCCCAGAGGGCCGGTTTTGACTCGGGGGAGTCCCGAGTCTGGTCGCCTTATGGCACCCGAAGGGTGCCTGGACTTATAAGTCTCAGATCTAGGCAAGACCTGAGAAAGAAAAAGCCCCTTTCGGGGCGGGGGCTCAGGAGCTGGGAAGCCCCGGGAGGTTAATTAAGTGGGGACGCTCCGTCAACAACCGGAGCGCGGGCTCATCGCCCATACCCGGGCGCAGCACTGCCGCGTAGAGGTCCCTCAGCTTTTCGTAGTGTTTCCAGGTGTCCATATCGCGGGTTGTCGACGCGATCCACTTTGCATCATGGTAGTTGTTATAGCAAATGCTATGGGCCTCGGCTGCTGTCATAACTCCTCCGGTGGCGCCATGCGCCGGTTTTTGACTCAGGGAAATCCTGAGTCTGGTCACACTATGGCACCCGAAGGGTGCCTGCAGCCAAAGTCCGTGATATAAGGCAAAAGTTGAGAAATAAAAAACCCCTTTCGGGGTAGTTTACGCTTATTGCAACTCACTTCCGGTTTCATCACCGGCTGGACCCTTCACCTTTACTACCAGCCCTATGATAGGGTATAGTTGCGACCGAAAGGTCGCAGCTGGTCGCTTCCGCGCGAATAGCGCCGCAGTCAACTATCCACCGGTTTGCACCCCGATGGTAGTCCTGCTAATATGAGTCTAGGTGACTCACAATAAGGGACCCGAAGGGTCCCTGCAGCTAAAACAACGTAAGAAAAAAGCCCAATCTTGCGACTGAGCTTAATCCCCACCTTCGGTGTATGTTTCGTGGTCTCATCACTCCAACCGCCACTTTCAGCGGGCCTTGGCAGGCGACGTGTTTCGGTTGTTCCTTGCCTAAGGGAAGCCTAGGTCATAATCTTGACCAATAGAAAAACCCCGAAGGGGTGCATGTCTTTATAAGAAAAATACCCAACCTGCAGATTGAGTAAATTTCCGAAGAGTGGCCACTCTTCTACCCGAATACCAGAGCCTCTGGTGTTCCCCTCGGGTCAGGGGGGCTTTGACATGCCAAAATTATTCTCCCCAAGTTGTCAGCTTGGGGACCCAGTTGTCGCTGGGATGGGGACTTCGCTCCCTGGGGTGACAGCCTCCCCTTGGGTTCGTATGCACGGTATCAGCGTGCTTAGATACGAAGAACATACCATGGTACCCGAAGGGTACCTGCAGTAAAAGCGGCGTATACAAATCTTTTCTTCTAGAAAAAAATACCCGCCTAGCGGAGTTCCAATAGTCAAACTATAAGTCTAACTACAAAGGAAAAGAGAACCCCTGCTCGCACCGCCACCTCCAATGGGAGATGACAGACACGACAGGGGGAGGTTCGCTGCGCTAGACTAGGCAGGCCTCATGTGGCGGGGGGACCACACTCACAAGAAGGCACCCGAAGGGTGCCTGCAAGTGTGTCCGAATGTCCGGCCGGCAGGGTGTCCGGCAGGGTGTGCGGAGCCCGCGAAGCGGGCAAGCTAGCGGAGTTATTCCTTGAAGAACTTCTCCACGTACTTCTTGGCCGCAAGCTTGACTTTTGGCAGATTTGCAACCTTACACAGAAGCTGGCCAAGGTGATTCTCACCTTTACCCTTACACTTACCCCAGAAGGTATCACCCCAGTGGTTATTTTCCACAGGAGTAACTTTGCCGCCCGAAGTTGCAGCGTAAAGGCGAAAAGCCAAATACATTCCTTCTGGAGTATCTGCTTGGTCAGCAAACTTAGACTCCAGGATGCAGTACATGACATCTAACCTTAAAGCCTCCCAGGTTGCCATTGCATCAGGTGAAGAAGGCTTAAAGTCCTTAGCCTTCTTCTTTGCCGTGTACCCGTTGTCAGTAGGAAGAATAGTGTTTTCTTCTTGATTGAGAATATTACACTTAATCCACTGATACAAGGTCTCACTTGAGGCAAAGACAACACCATCTGCCACTACGGAGCACGGATACATGTTAGACATAAACTCAAAGTCCTTAGACTTAAAGTTATCAGTCTCACTGATTACCAGTTGTCCATAGTGGCTCTTTCGAGCTGAAGGCTCGTGCTCGGTCGACTTATTTGCCAGCTTCAACAAGATGTCACCGTGACACTTCTTGGGTGCACACCAGCACACTAAGTCCTTGCCTTTCAATTCATGCAAAGATTTCATGAGTTCTGGTTGTTGTACTACCCAGTCAGCGTACTTCTCCACAGCTTCGTCTCGCGTCTGACACTTCCACTTGGCTGATGTTTCAGCCTGGTGGCTAAATGGATTACCCCACTTAGTAGGGCGTCCAATGTAGACTGCGGTTTCGGGAGCCGTGTTGGCATGCTTGTTGTGCACCACTGGCAAGCCAGGAGGAGTCGGAGGCGTGTCATTAACAACACCAACCAAAGACACATGACGAGCATTCTTCTTGCCCAAGGCAAGATACTTGTCATAGGTGTCCTTAACACCTCCAATTGGTCCGTTCTCCCCAAAGGTAAAGGCAATCAAGAAGTCCGAATCTTCCGCAATCAGAGTATTGCGATCAAACAGGCCCTTGATCTCTCCACTCTGGAAAGTTACCTGGTGCCGCTCATCCCGAGGATCATTCCAGTAGGTATTAACCATTGCCTGGATGTCCTCAAGAGACCAGGACTGGCTTTCGCCGTCAGTCATGGCAAGGCTAAACTGCCGGTGATACTTATTCATGGCATCACCTGCGTCGTTTGCCTCTTTGACAGTAAAGGCATTATTCTCAAACTCAGCACCAAGGTGCAAAGTAAGAGCTTCAACCTCTGCGCCCATGAGGAGGGATATTGCAACATGGTCAGACCAAGCCGCACCTCCACTGACAAGACGAATCGCCTCGGCACCAGTTGCAGCCTTAATTGCTGCAACAGCCTTCTTGGTGCGCTCAACCATGAACAAGAAATGTTCTTTGGTCAAGTTCTCACCGCGGCCAGCGGTGCCAATAACACCCAGAGTCACCGTCTTCTCAGGCAAACGGTAGTAGCCGTCGATGTCCTCGGTGCGATTATCGCCATCGCCGTCAAAAGTGACGACATAACGACTCTCATCGTTCCCAAGGAAGCTGATACCAGAGTAACCAGCTGCCTTCACTCGTGTGAAGAAGGCGTTGCTGTTGTCCCCTGGATTCAGCAGGTCGAACGGCTTACCAGTCTCCCGGTAGTGCTCAGACCGCAGCTGCTCGTAGGCCGCCCTTCCATCCTTGGACAGTCTAACCAAGAAGTTGGTAAGGTCAACCTTACGGGAGTCAATCTGACTTCCATAGGTCTTTGCCTCCTCCTTGTCCTCGGTCCAGTACTGGAATTCACGTCCATCGCTCCTACCATGAAGACCCTGATAGACAGTGACCTCAGCAGCAACTTCTGGTTCGACTTCTACTTCTGCTGGCCCTGGCTCAGGATCAGAGCCACTACAGAAGTCAAGAGACAGCTGATAGCGGTAGGAGTGACAGCCACTTCCATCTTCATCTCCGTAGAACCAGAACAAAAGAGGCTCTGAGAAATGGTGCAGGAAGTGCTCCATGAAAGCTTCATCCATGTCCCCTTGTTCCTCGAAGTACCCTACCTCAATGTAGAGGCCAGTATAGCCTCTCTTCTTGAGGTACAGGAAGAATTCACCATCAGACTTCAGGTCCTCAATGAAGTCTTCACGAGTCTGCAGTGACTTAACATCAAGGCAGTACTCGATGTGGATCTTGAGGAGCTGACGAAGGCTGCTGGGCGACTCAATGACCAGCATAGCCGACCTATCAAAGACTCTATAGTCTCCGACGCCTGCCATGGAAGCTTGACTAGCAAGCCAGGTCGAGAAGTCCTCTTCCTCTTCCTCATCCCCCTCGTAGTACTTAGACGCAAGGATAAGGTTTGGATCAGGATCTGTAAATGGATGCCTATAAGTAGGCACTTCCACTTCAGGTTCCGCCTTCACCTCAGTCTTGATCTCGACTACCTCAGACTCGACAACCTCAGGCTTAGCCTCGACAACTTCAGCCTCGATCACCTCACTGTAAGTGAAGTCCTCGACTGCCACATCTTCGAGACCATCGAAGTCGTAGTTGTCGAAGTCCACATCAGTGTGATAGCCGATGGGGCCTGAGGTGTAGTCCACCTGCTCAACCGAAGGAGCGAACTCCGACAGGTCCAGCTTGCCGAGAGGAGAAACCTCGCCCTCAAATGCAACCGTGACCTTAAAGGTCGGGTGCAGAACCTGCACCGCTGGGTTGCTTGCCTTGGTATTCCCGGTCACATCAGTTTCGATGCTGATGACACGGTACTTGTCAAGGCCCTTGTGGGAGATAAACTCCTCAAGCAGCTCGGGGGTGACGACCTTCGTGTCTTTGAAGAAATCCCTGAAGGCCGTGTTGATCAAGGTTGTAGCACCCCTCTCAACCCTCAGCTTGCCAAGGAAATTCTCACCCTTGGTCTTGAGGATTCCACCACGCAGAACGTCACTCAGAAGCTGACCAACAACCTCAGAGTTGATCTGAGAAGCAACCTCAGAATCAAGCACGAAGGCATCGCCAAACTCTGACTTCCGCTTGACCATCGGGGTCTTGATGTCAAGTCCCAACTCAGCCACGTCAGGCCCCTTGCCATTGATGAAGGCAAAGTAGGCCTTCCCGAAGTCCTTATACTCGTCGTTAAACGAGAAACCAAGGACAACGGTGCTCTGAGGAGCGGAAGCGCCCAGGACATTCAGGGCCTTGAGCGAGTAGACCCAAGGACCCTCAGGCAGGCCGTCAGCAGACATGACCGGCGTCCCGTCCTCATTCAGGTAGTTGCCCACATACAGAGTGTGGATGGGCAGCTTGTCAACCTGAATTGAACCGAAGCTCCGGCGGCCGCTCTTGATGAACTGCTCGCAGGAAAGCGCCCGCTCAGGATTGGCCTGGTCAGTCTTGAACGCGTTCGCACGCTTGACCAGCTGGAGGAAGGTCCAGAGGGCAAAGCGCAGCTTGCCAGACTCATTCCAGGCATGCCACTCCTTGAGCCAGGCCTGCTCGACAGCTGCCCTTGCACGGATTCGGCTCTTCTTGTCAAGAGGAAGAGCTTCAACCTGGGCAATCTTGTCGAATCGACCCCTGTTCAAGCGAGAGCAGAAGTCTGCAAAACCTGCAATCTCTGCCTCGTGGGTGCCAAGGGCAGCCTCAAGCTGAAGCCAGGGTGACTCCTCAAGAGTCTGCTCGACCTGCTCGAAGGCGATCCGCAACACGGAATCCTTGTACTTCTCGAACAAGTCAAAGACCCATGAAGTAGCACGCTCAACCTTCACGTTCTTGAACGCAAAGTGCAGTGCCTTGATGCCCTGACCGGTCGCAGCATCACCCTCCTGAAGGAGCTGACTCTGCCCAGCAAAAGGAGCCGCAAAGGCCGCAATGCCACGCTTCATCAGCCAGCCAGGGAAGTAGAACTTCATCTGGCTTGCAGGCAGCATGTGCATGCTGTACGAGACGGTAGTTTCACCCTCGTACTTTTCGACCTTCTTGCTCGGGTCGCCGAACAGAGCAAGGCCCATGTACATGGAAACAGACCAGATCATCTGCATGACCTTTACTGCCTCCGGCACATTCTGACCCTGAGTGTCGGCGTCGATGACGTTCGACAGCATCTCTGACATGGTCAGCAAGATGAGGTCGAGGTAGGTCAAGGACTTCCACTCACCGTTCGGGTCAAGGCCATCAGACTCAATTACTGACCTGACGTTTGCCCTGAGGTTAAACTTGTCACCAAAGTGAACAAGCCCCTGCATGATGGCACCCATCAGCATCTGCACGTTAGCTGCAGTACCAGTGGTGCCCTTCATGTTCTCCAGTGCAAAGATTGCACTGTCGACCCTCTCCAGAGGAGAGCTGAACACCCGGAGGTTGCCGCTCGTGTCAAGTGCACCCTCGGTGAAGTACCTCTCGGCAAACTGCAGCTTCGCCATGTTCATGATGAACGCAGTCAAGCCGACTGGGATAGTCGAAGGGGGAAGCTTGGCATTCGTTTTACCTTCTGCCTGCTTCCTATTCCTCCGCTCCTCAGCCTTCAGGTGAGCGTTGTTCAGCTCCTTGAGGACGAAGTCGTTGGCTGCCCTGTCTCCAACAAGGTCACGAACCAAAGCCTCGTCGTCTCCGCCAAAGCCAAAGGAGTACCAGCCTTTGAAGTCAAAGCGGGTATCCAGTGCCATGTGCCGGAACTGACCGACCTGAGAGTTCAGGAAGTCAAGAGCCACCTTCCTCTTCTCCTCGCCGGGAGTCATGGCAATAATGGCCTGCTTCTTGCGCTCCTGGAAGCGGATGCAAGACTTGGCCAAGTCGCCGTGAATCTCCGCCATCCGGTCGTCAAGGTCTGCACCGTCCTGTGCCTTGAAGAAGATTTCAAAGGCCTCAGGAGTTGGCATGACCCAGCGGCACCCGACTGGCACCGAGTCCATTGGGACAAGGATACCCCATGCTCCCGACTTGAAAGTCGAAGGGTTCCGGTAATAGAACACCAACGGGGAGCCATGCAGACCCATGATCCGGTTGTAATCTGCAGTGTTGCAGAAAATAACCCGGTTGTAATCATAGGTCAAGCCAAGTGGCTTGAGGTGATTCTCGACCAGAGACTTAATCTGCTCCTCAGATACTGCATTCTTATATGCAGACCAAAGAGCCTTCGTCTCGTCCTTGACGTTGAGCTTCATCACCTCAGCTACGGCCTCAAACATCAGGCCAGGGTGCACCTGCGGATACACCGACTCAGCGATCTTGGTATACACCATCTCGCCGTTGGCGTTTGGCATCTTCAATGCCAAGGGCAGTCGGGTCCTTGCAGGGTCCATTGCCTGATTGGTGAGCTGGTTCATGATTGGCGCTACCAGCTGAGGCAGAGGAATGCCGTTCCCAATCACCTTAGCAGTCCCACCGAGGACCTCCTTGAGGCGGCTCGCAGCGAGGAGTGCGTCAGCAACGCCTTCAGGCTCTGACTCATCCCCATCCATGAGGTCGGTGAAGATCTCAGAGTCAAGCTCTGACATTTCGTTCTTCACTCTCAGGTTGGAGAGAATCTCCTCAAGGCGGGTCGTTGCATCCTCTTCAATCTTCTTGAAGATGTCAATGACCGCCGGATCCCTCAGGTCAAACCCGTTGATCAGGCTCTGAGTGTCAGTGCAGACACCCTTACGAGCCTTCGGGACACCCGAGTTCAGGATGATCGTAGCTCGATCATCTGACCAGGTGGGGCAGATTTCACCCTTTGACCCGTAGGCAATCATGTCCTTCCCAGTAGCCTTCATGAACTCTGGAGACATGATGTGGAAGCCACCCTTCACCATGAAGTTGGTGAAGTAGGCTCGGCCAATGAGGATCTTCCCATCGAGCTTGCCTGCCTTGAGGTCAGCCAGATAGTCCTGAGGCAGCACGAGAGCCATGAGGCGGCGAGAGACAAACACCACGCCGTCATAGATCTCATCGGCAAGCATTGCTGCCTTAGCCTTCTCGAACAGGCTGTCACCGTTAACTGGCTTGACGACCAGGACAGAGTCCTTAAGAGCATTAAGCTTGAAGGTCTGCCCTTCCAGCTTGTAGCTCTTATTGAACTCAACGACCTTGCCACGGAGCAAGTTCGGCGCAAAGTACTGAGAAATGTACTTCTGCGCCTTCGCTGCAGCCTGCACCTGCTTCGCCGGTGAGCCGTCCTCTTTGACCTTCACTCCATAGACGCAAGAAGCAAGCTTCATTGCTTCGTCGTCAGTTGCCTTAGACAAGGCATCATTGGTCAAGTTGAGGAACAAGCAGGTGGGGTTGACATCGGGAGTCTTATCAATTCCCTTGTCGCTCTCCTCCCAGGTCTCCCCAGCGGCCTCAGCTGCCTTCCGCTTCAACTCCCTGAGCTGCTTCTTCTCAGCCTTCTTGGAGGCCTCGATTCGTCGCTCATAGAGTGAGTCCATCGAGTCTTTGCTGAGAGCATTGACCAGAGAGGTCCTGGCAGCAACCTCGACCTGCTCGGACCCATAGTTGGTCTGAATCAGGTTGAGTGTTGCCCATGCCTGAGCAAGCTCGCCCGCAGTCAGGTGGCGCAGGTCGCCGTGCTTCTTCAGACAGTCAAGCGCTCGCTTGACCGTGAAGTAGAAGTCAATGCTTGCGCCTGAGCTTGGAGCCCGGTGCAGGTGATGCAAAGACTTCTGCCAGACATTGACGTCGCCAGGCTTCACGTTAAACGGCTTAAAGCCGTAAAACTTCTCAAAAGCGGCCATGATTTCTGCCGTCTTCTGAGCATACGGTGCCATGGAGTCAACGTGGACCTTGTAGGCCACCTTGGCATCTTTCTCGTCAAATCCTGGCCAGTTGAAAAGCTCAGGAGACGTCAGGTTGAGTCCAACCTTATGCCCAAGCAGAACACGGATCATTGCCACTGCCGCAGGCAATACGAGGGACTTGTAGTCTTCCTCGTTGCAGCGGATAGCCTCGATGTTCTCAGACTTCAGCGTCTTGAAGAGTTCGAGTGCCTGGTCATTGGCTACTTCTACTTTCACTTCGCTCATGAGACCCTCCTGGTCTACGTGGGGTTGGTTCCCCTGGTCATTTGCATCCGGCAGACTATCTGCCTTTTGCACAGTAATAATTGTCATGACTTGGCCTTAGGCTCGGCTAAGCAGGGTGACTGCAAACCCTCCGAAGGAGGGTCGGGCCATGCTTGCTCTGTATCCAGAGCAAGGTAAGCAGCCTCGGCAGCTGCCTGCTCCTCAAGCTGGCAGTCGTGCATCCACTGGTCGAACATTGCCTGAGACCAAGCAAGCTCGTCATCATCAGTGAAGTGCCTAGACCTGTCCGCTGCAGCAGGTACTTGCTCGACCCACTTCTCCAAAGCTCGTTCCAGTTCCCATCGCTGGAATTCCAGGTTTGGCCAGTCATTGCCAAGGAACAGGGAACAGCCCATGGCCGAGGGCAAGCTGGCCATAGAGAAGACCTCAGCCTCCTCCTCAACATGCCACTGATCGTAGCTGTTAATGGCTTGAGCCCAGCGGATTCGGACCCCGCAGCTCAGAACCTGCCCTTTTTCCTGAGCCTGAGCCCACTCGATCTGCTCTCGCAGCTCCGAGTAGTACTCATCCCAGTCGTGCATGGTAGCGTAAGATACGCCACCCACTGCAACCTCAGTGTTGAGGCTGTAGAAGTGCGAATCCTGACGCAACATCTCTGCCGCGACCTCGGCTGCTTCCTCAGTAGTTTCCCACTGAGCAAGGAGATCAGGGCACTCGTCCGCCTTACTGGCCTTGAACTTACCCACAATCATAGAGATCATAAGCTTAAAGTATTTCATTTTATTACCCTCGTGTTGTTTGGTTTGCTGGTTGAGCAAAGACTGGCTGCTTATGCAGCCTTCTTTGCGTAGCGGGCCAGGACATCCGCAAACTTAAAGTTTGCGCTGCCTCCGACCTTGCTGGCTGCTGCCCAGTCTTCAGTGAGCGTAAGGTCCATGAAGACCTCCGACTCCTGGCTGGCCAGCCAAGCCTGGCGCTTTGCTTCGCGCTCAAGCTCCTTGATGGTGCGGCGGTGAGCCGCAGCCTTCTGGTTCATGACCAGTCGGTAGCCACGGAAGCTCAGAACCCGCAGGTTCTTTGGCCCGGTGATGCTGTCCGTCGTCATTGCCCAGACGAGCCTTTCGATCTGCTCGTTGATGCAGGCAATGTCGCTTCGCAGCGATTCGGTCGCCAGGAAAGCTGCCTTCTTGGGAAGGCGGGTGAAGGCCTGCGTGACCTTCTCCTGCACTTCTGCGCGGCTAGCCAACAGGCTTCCAATCTTGGCCATCACGACGGCCACAATCGACCGGCGGCGAGCAGCGAGGGCCTTAGCGGCCTTGATCTGTGCCTCGGTCTGGACCTGACGCCAGGCCGGGGCAGCTGCTGCTGCCTTTGCGGCCGCCTTGCCCTTGCGGGTCATGGCAGCGCGCTGAGCCGGAGTGGTCTCCGGTGCAGTAACAACGTGTGCCCAGCGAGCGCGGGCAGGAGCCTTCGGAGCAGTTGCCACTGCCTTGGGTGCCAGCACGTCGCTGGCGATGAGGCGAGCACGACTAGCCGTGCTGACCTTCTTAGCCATGGTGGCCCGCTCTGCAAGAGAGCAGGCTTCCCAGAAGCCAAGAAAACTGAAGATGGCCTTGACGAAGGCCTTCTCAGCTGCACGCTGAGTGCGTGCAGCAAGCTTTGCCTCAGCGCGGGCTTGCGCCTTTGCTGCAGCGGGGCTGACGGTAGCCTGGGAGTCCAGGTCGCCGGTCGAGGTGCTGTGGTCAGCGTGCTTCGATCGGTCCATGATGACCAAAGGAAGCACACGAAGGGGTGCCGGGGCCGCCGGTACGGTGGCCTTCCGGCCGTAGATGTTTTCGCGGACCGCAATCCGGTCCGCATTGGCAAGCACCTTAAGTGCCGCCAATGAAGGAATAAGGTTTGCCACGGTAACCTCCTTGCTCATAGAGCATTTGATGCCAACTAAACGCCCAACAACGGGCTGATTAGCTTTCTCTGTGGCAGAGAAATGACCACTATGGTCAAGGCAATAGTCGACTGGGATTTGAACCCCATTAACTCCACAGTTGGAGCTATCAACTTTGGGCCAAGTGCAAGGCCCAATGGTATCTGTCTGGCACTTCAAACAATTGCCGCTCGTTGCCAAAGTGGCATCCTGTGAGCGGGTTGAGCAGAAGCCCATGCTGGTCAGGCACTGGAGGAGAAAGACCGAGGCTTGACCAGAGCCTCGGTTTGCCCAGTTGCCCTGGGCGGGGGCGCAGCCAAGGGTGGCTGCCACCGCGAGAATGATCTCGCAGGTGTTCATGATCACTTATTACCTCCAAGGGTAAATGAAGTTTAGGAGTAGCAGCAGGATTGCTACTATCCAGGGCTAGGATCACGGCCCAAGACCAAAGTGTCATGTCTTTGACACTATGGGTCTCATATTAAATGAAAAAAGAATGGAATACATCTTCTAGAAGAAGAATGAACTCCAATTCCCCGCGAAGATAAATGCCAATGGCAAATGTCTCCTGTGAGATTATAAGTCTCATATTAAATAAAAAAGGAATGGAAATTAATCCATTCCTTCCCCCTGACCTCACCTAAGCGTTATTCAACGCAAAGGCGGGTCAGTTCATCAGGCGGGCAGTGGTGGTTGTACTCCTGCGCGTTCCACACATGCAGCGCGATAGCTGCAGCGAGAACCACCAGGAAAAATACCACCGTTACCAACCGATCGACAAACACCTTGTCCATAACTCCTCCGATGGTTAACCTATACACCATAAGGTAAGGGATTAACAGAGAATGAGACGACATGTCTCATTCCCCATGAAAAAAGAATGCAACCAGGCCGAAGCCTGGCTGCATTCTTCAAACTTTATGCCCAGTTTCTACTCTTGGCCTTGAGGGGCCTGTGGTACCTGGGCTCCGGTGGTGGGAGCTTTGCCGGCTCCCACTCCTGGGCCCAGGCCAGTCGCTCTTCCGCCTCCCGCTCCAAGCGGGCCCGGAGGCGGCGGTCGGCCTCCGCCTCTTCCCGGGCGGCCTTGGCCGCCTGGGCCTCCCGCACCAGGCGGGCGTCTTTCGACGCCCACTCATTTTCCCAGGCCGAGCACCTGGGTACGTAGTCGGGCATTGGGGCCTGCGCCCAGAGTGGGCGCTGGTCCTTGGGTGCGGGGGCCGGGGCAGGTGCGGCGGCGGTAGTGCTGGTGGTTGCGGTGGGGGTGGTGGCGGTGATGGCAGCCATGGCCCGAGCTTCTGCTCGGGCAACGATGACTATGACTACGACGACAATAACAACGATGATGTCAAGCAACATGAGCGAAACTCCCGACTAGTACCTACTAGCCTTAATGGGATGGATAGGAAATGAGACAGAATGTCTCATTCCCCATGAAAAAAGAATGCAACCAGGCCGAAGCCTGGCTGCATTCTTCAATCTTCCTTACTTAGCCCGAGTCCTCCAGGCATGAAGGAACTTAACTGGATGCATTACTGCATCCAAAAAGTCAAGGAAAGTGACCGGGTCTGCGCCCAGGTGGGCCCATGCCCACTCCGCGACGACGTAGATCAGGAAGGCCACCGATGCCAGAACGAGGATAGAAACAGCCACCAAGAACAATGTGAACATGGCGAACTCCCGGCTAGCGACACGCTAGCCTTATTGGGATCAATAGGAAATGAGACAGAATGTCTCATTCCCCATGAAAAAAGAATGCAACCAGGCCGAAGCCTGGCTGCATTCTTTAATCTTACTTACCAGCTATCGACAAAAGCGTCGACAAGCTGACCCCAGGTCACCCAGTCCTGGCACGCCAACCCAAGCTCGTCGTGCCAGCCCAGGTCGGGGTCCATGCCCCCGAGCTCGCTGAGGATCACGACTGTGTCCCACATTGCGCCAGATGGAGTTCCCTTGAAGAGGAACTCGGCCGTCAGGCGGTCGATCCCATGGGGGCCGACGTAACCCACTGTAAAATCTCCGCTGTAGCTGAGGATGTTGGGGCAGTAGCCCAGCAGGATGCGGGTGGCGGTGATGGTGGTGGTAGTGGTGTTCTGCATGGCGAAACTCCCGGCTAGCGACACGCTAGCCATGATGGGATGGATAGGAAATGAGACAGAATGTCTCATTCCCCATGAAAAAAGAATGCAACCAGGCCGAAGCCTGGTTGCACCTTTAATCTTAGACCTTACTTCCTAGCAAGGCAGGCACTCATTGCCTGCCAGTGTTGGTCGAGAGTGGGGCGAGCAAAGCCAACCTCCACTTCGTTGTAGGACATCATTGAAACTGGGGATCCGTCCTCCCTACAGGAAAGGACGGCCAAAACGCCGTCCTTTCGGTGAAGTGATTTTACCCATCCCGCTCCGGGCACTGCCCAAAGAACAATTCCCTGGTTGATGCGGTGAGCATCAAACCAGATGGTGTTGGCGAGGGGGCTGCAGATCTCGCTGTTAGCGACGGCGTGGTCGGCCTCGGTGATGATCTGTGCGGCGTTGGGAACAATGAGAGCGATGATGGTAGCGTTCAACATGAGAGACTCCTATGCCAGTTAACCTAATACACTGGCAGGTCGAAAGTTTCCAGGGGGTGGGCTCGGAATTAAGCCTATATCCCTGGTGCCATAATCGGCATAGTACCCTCTCATCCACATTTTTTACCTTTTCCATAAGGCCCTATAAGGTCCACCCAAGACCCTCTCATCCACATTTTTCACTACTTCTATAAGCTCCCTATGGCCCAGTCTCAAGCTACCTCGAACCCACCTATCTACATTTTTTAACGCCCCCTAAGGCCCCATAAGGCCCACCTGAACTATCCTAGGGCCCACTTGTCCATATATAATACTGTGTCAATATTTAGGAGGGGGTGGGGTGTGAGAAAATAAATAAGGAAATTTGCTATGGAGATTTTTAGATTTTTTTTAGTAAGATTTCGCCCATATGTAATAGGAGTTTTTATTCTTCTAGAACCATATTGATTTGTTGAAGCGAGTTTATGAATACACAGATTGAAAGAAATGATTTACTCAGACTCAGCCTTAAGGCTTACAGTTTATCAGCTATGCTTAGTAATGGGGCTATGGGCATAGTAGCAGGTAATTTTCTTAAGAAGCGTTACTTCTGTCCTATGGTTATCTCTGGAATGAAAGATCTACAGGACATGGTAGAGATTGGTAAGGTGAAGAAGGAATTACTTGAGCTTGTAGATTTAATTGATAAACTTGAAGGTAGAGAGATTAGCAATGACGAATAGAGGAACTGAGAAAGCTAAAGCCAGAGGAGAGACTTCGTCTCTCAGTCCAGAAGAAAGGAAAGCAGAAAGGCACAGGAAAGCCATGGCAAAGTACATGGCAAAGAGAAGGCAAAAGGAGAAGGAAGCCAGACAGATTCTGGCCAGGGAAGAGAAGGCAAAGCAAGCGGCCGAAAAGGAGGAAATTGCAAAAAATCTGGAGGAACAAATTGCAAGTGTTCCCCCTGGGAAGCATTTTGCAACAGAGTTGCAAAAGAAGAACTCCTTAAATGAATTAGATTTTGGCCGCGTTTTAAATGATGCTTTAACTGTAATTGAACCTTCTCAGGTAAATGTAGAAGAGTTCTTCAGTTTTCTGGAGTTGAACAAATATAATGAGACCCTTTATAAGGGCATAACCATGACCAGGGCCATGGCAGAGGGAATTAAGAATCACCTCATGGCAATGAAGCATGGTACTTACAGTGCTGTTCCTTTACTCTGTAAAGGTGGTCTTAAGTGTCCCATGGTCAGTCAGTGTTGGTTTGCTCACAGGGATGATGATGGTCAAATAGATCATGAGAAATCTACATACCCTTTATTTAAACCTTGTCCTGTAGAGTCTGGAATTATTGAGTTAAAGATTAGACAATATATTAGTGAACACCTGGGGAATAACATGAACATTACTCCCAGTGTTATGAATCTTATTTCCCGGCTTGCTGAGTTGGATATATATGAAATAAGAGCTGACATATTACTTAGTACCGGTTCTGCTCTTAGCTCGGATGGGCAGAATCTCCTTATTACCGTGGTTGATGCAATAAATCAAAAAAGCGGGGAGGCATTCTTCACCGTAAAAGAGCATCCTGCCTTGGTAATCAAAGAGAAGCTACAGAATCAAAAAGATCGACTTATGAAAAGTCTGCTTAGTACACCTGAAGCTAAGCTTGCTATGGCAGCTAAGCTTAAAGGTACAAGTGAAAAATCTGATCAGACAAACATATTAACTCAGATTGCAACTACCCTGAAAAAGAATGCATCAAAAGTAGATTCTTATTGGGACGTTGATTTAATTGATCCAGAGGATCTATGATAGATAAGGACTTACTCGATAAGCTTGGAAGCGTCACCAGCGTTGCAAAAATGCGCATTCTGATGCAGGGAATACAAGATAAGGATACAGACATAGGTACGATAAGAACCATGTCTAAAGAGGCATTTGAGGCCATTAAATTCGATCTTGCAACCGGGCACTTAAAGGCGATGAGACACCTTACTCTCGGAGTAAGTCCTGAGATTAGAAATGCTTTACTTCTAGATATTGAAGGTGGAGGTATTGACAGATTTGCTCCTGTTCTTCAGATTGCTGTTGGTACAGTTGGTCTTGATTCTACTGAGACTAAATATAGCTTTGTAGATAAAGCTGGACAAATAACTGAAGATTCTAGTAAGGCTATACAGGAACTTGAACTGTTGCCTGTTTCTCACATTAAAGATGTAGAAGAGGTTATTGATCAAAATAGGTCGGGTTATAAAACAGCGACCTATAAAGGTCGCAGGGAGATGTATTTATCTCAGCAAGCCTATACTCAGAATGTAATGAATTCTGGATGGGTGTTTAATGCTTCAGAAAAGTCTGATGCGTTAAAGACAAGAGCCCTTTATGAGTACCTAGAAACCTTACCTGAAAATGAAAAACTTGCTAAGTTAAAGGAAGGCTTTGAAAAAGGTAGCTTTGAATTTACAGATAGAGCTGGAAAGGTTCAAAGGTTATATACTCCGAGAGAAGCTGCAATTCGAGTTCTAGAAAGTCTCCTTGACATGAGGAATAAGAATGGCGCAGTAATTGGCGCTAATATTCAGTTCGACTCCGAAAGACTCATGACCCTTATAGGGTCCTACATCAAAGAAGAAGATGGATCTATTAATGCTCATAGATTCTCCAGTGAAACTACACTGGTAGATGAAGCGGGCAGGCGAATTGATGTTATTGAACAGGCAATTAATAACGATCCCCGTATAACTAAATTCTTTGGAGGGCAAGCCATAAAGGGCTTTGAAGACATCAGAGCAATGATGTCTTCAACCTACAAAAACCCCGGCAAGACTAACATACTTGACCCGACCCAGACAAGATATAGAAGTAAAGTTGCTAGACTAAACCAGCTAGGTGCTGGTTATATGTCTTCTCTGTATCTCAAGTTATTTGAATCTGAACTAAGAGATAAAGGCTTAAGCTCAATAGACCAGCAAGATGTAACAGCAAGGGCAATCTATAGTGCTGCATCTATGTTGACCAGAGACAAGGCACTTGAACAAGCGCAACTTAAAGATCAAGCAATAAGAATAGCAGATCAAAATAGAGCTTCAAAGATATATGGCCTGAATATTCCAGACTCTGAGTCGATGCTTCCCCGAGGTGGAATACTGGATACCACGGATCCAGTAGAAGGTCAAGTTAGAAGGCTTGGTGTAGGAAGTAGAAATGTAAAAGCATTATTAGATGATACCTTTTCACTAACAAGTGTTCAGTATAACCTCAGTGTTCTTTTTCCTGAAGCAGCAAAACAAGCTCACACTGCTGGACAGGACCTAGTAGATCAGTTAAAAATTCTTAATAAAGTAAATCCAGTAGCTAGATTCCTTGCAACAAATGCAGGGCTATATCAAGCTGGTGGTTTTGTAAATTCAACACTAGCATTTTTAAGAGAAACTGCTGCTGTTCTAAATACAGAAACTAGAGAAGAAATAGAAAGTGTATGGAAGCTTTTTACAACAAAAGCTGTTGATGTAAGTTACTATGATTTTATTTCTAAAAAAAATATAACAGGACCACTAGCTCAGGTCAAAAAGTATAGAAGCTTGCAAAGAGCAATGTTCCAACTTCAAGAGTCCATGGAGATATGGACTGCTAGTTTAGATGAGATAGAAAGAGGTGAAGTAAAGTCTACTTTATTAGCTAGAGATGCAACTGGAAAAGTAATTATTAATGAAGTAGATGGCAAAAGAGTACCAAAGATGGAGGAAGGATTTACTTTAACACAAGTAAAGACAACATCAAAGCAAATGGTAAGAGCAGATGGTCTTACCATTACTGAGTTAAGAAATGTAGGTAGAGATTACACAGTAGAAAATAGAGCTAGGCTTTACTATGATTTTAAATTTTCCGAACTTGGACAGGATCCTAGTGGTCTAGACTACCAGACAAAAAGAGCAGAAGCTTTAAAATTCGCAACATCAGAAATTAGAAAAGAATATGCTGCCTTGCCAAATGTAAAACAAAGTGGATTTACTATTGAAGATTTGGAAAGAATGTCTTCTGAAATCCAGGCAAGGTATGCTGATACAGGTGGCCCTGAGGAACTAAGAAGCCAGTTAGTTCAAGGAGGCAAGTCAACTAATGTAGAAACAAATCAAAGCTTAATTAAGCTTGGTGCAACTGAATATAAAGGAGAAATAAATATTGAAAGAGCACTAACAGATCAAGCTATAAAAGCAGAAGGTGCAAGCAGGACGCTTGGAGGTCAAGCTTCAATGCTTCTAGACAGTTATACTTCTAATTATATTAGAAGACATGCAGGAAAGATTGCTGGTGGAGCCATAGGCTTAGGTGCAGTTGGTGTTATGAGTGCTGATGCAGCATATGAGTTTATTACTAAAGATAATTATGATCCAAGTAGAGTATCAACTTTAGATATTATTGGAAGGAGAGATGAAATAGATCCATTCCTAAGTCAATTTACAGAAGCAAATGATAACTCTTCAGATTACGAACCAAGTAGATTCCAGCAGCCATTTTATATGGCCTCAAAAGCTCTTAGAGCAATAAGTAATCTTGGTAATAGTTTTATGCCTCAAATGGAAGCTGATATAGGTCAATATTTAACTGGACCAAGTCAAGTAAATAACATGTCTTCTTCTTATTCAGGTATGGGAGTTGATCTTAATAAGTTTGATTTGTCCGTTGAAGACGCAGATACAGTTAAGCTTATAAGTAAGTCAAATGCAAATGCAGAATTTCAAGTTCGTTTCTCTGGTGTCGATACTCCAGAAACAAGGCACACTGGTGGTGGTAGTGGCCTAATTATAGGTGAAGGTAACGTTGGTCAGCCAATGGCCAACGAAGCTGCAAACTATACTAAAAACTTACTTCTATCAACAAAGAACTTGAGCCTTAGCCTTGGTGAGAAGGATGCATACGGTCGATATGTAGGTGTCTTTTCCTCAGGGAGAGGCAAGAACATTAATATGCAAATGGTTCAAGCTGGTGTAGGTCAAGCTTTGCCATGGGGTCCACAGAAGGTAGATACCATTAATCAGAAGGATTTCCTTTATGCAGAAAAACTTGCACAGCAAACTGAATCAGGAATACATGGGTTAAGCTACTATAAGAAATATTATGAATCTCTCGAAGGTCGCTTCTCTAAGAGAACTTTTAATACCATTTCTCAAATTTCACCCAACAGAGACAGTAGAAATAACCCTGCTCTTTTTGCTGTAATGAATGCAGGCACCAGAGAACAAGCAAGAAGATTTAAGCAAGTAAGAGAGATGGATGAAAGGCTTAACAGAGAAGTCTTCTCTGAGTTATTTGGCACAGGTGGTGACTCAAGGCAACTTGAAGCACTAGGTCACCAGGGTATTGCCTGGCAGATAAGGCAACAGATGACAGATTTCGGATCAGGCTATCGAGGACTTGACGGTTCACTTTTTAAGAGAATTACTAATATTTTTGATAAAGGATTTGAGCAATCTCCTGGTCATAGAATTTGGTATCAGAAAGATCACCTTGCAATAGTTCAAAGAATATCGGATGACTTACTAAAGACAAAAGGCGGGGATAAATTTGTATCAGATCACCTTGTCTGGATGCACGACCTGCCTAAAGCCTTAAATATGGATAAAGACCATAGTGTTTCTTTTAGCTTACTAAAAGAGGCATATGGCAGTAAGGTAGCAAGTCAAATAACAAGGAACCTGGAGGAAGTAGACAACATCAAAGAGATGAGTCCACTGGAGTTAATGAAGCTTTCTGCTGATGTAAAGAATGTATCTACTGCAGATGCCATGTCTCACTACTCTACAGGAGAAGGCGGGTTCTTACAAATCTTCATGAATGAAAAAGGTCATTCACTTAAACTAGAAGATGTAATGGAATCCAATATTAAAAAGCTGGCCAAAGACCAAAAGAAAATACAGTATCAAGAATATAACCTTGATGATGTTTCATTTGAATATGGGAAAAATAATAGGATTACTGTAGAAGGAACTGTTCCCAGTTTAGTTACATCAAAATACATGGGTAACAGAGATGAGATCTTAAAAGATAATACTTACCTTACTTTGGCTGGAACCATGCAAAGAAATCCAGGTAGGTCAAGAACCAGAAGATCTTAAGTTTAAGTAATAATTGGAGATATTAGATGAGTTTATCTAGAATAATATCAGAAATGGGCCAAAACTTAGCGGAGAATAGTCCGCAGGGAGCGGGCCTGGTTACCTATGGTGTAAATAGAGCTACTAGGGGAGAAAGTGGATTTGGTGCCTACTCCACTCCACTAAAGTTACTTGGTGCAGCTGGCGTCCTATCACTAGGCGCAGGAGCGTACAAAGGAGCAACAAACAGAGACGATAAAGACAACGCACTAATAGGTGGAATAAAAGGAATGCTGGGTGCTACCTCAAATTTCAGTCAAAATGTACTAATGCCAACTTCAATTGGAGTCGGAGCTTTAGCAGCTACTGGATTCACAAGAAAGTTTGAAACCGGATATATGTTGACAAAAAGGATTTCAAACAGCAGAGATCTTGCTACGAAATACAAAAAAACTGGAAAAGAAAAAGATTACAGAGCTGCTGTTTCTGCATTATTTCCAGGAGGCAAGCCTCCTAAGAATTCAGCAAATTATTTTGGGTCTATTGATGAAAGAAATGCCGTAGATAGAGTTACTAATTTGATTGAGAATCAAAAGGGAACTGTTAACTCTAGAAATTTCTCTACTGATATTATTTCAGAAATAATAGAAAGAGATACCAAGGGTCAAGGAAGTGCATTAAATAATGTATTCCAGGGAGCCAGTTCACTTGGCTATGCAGCAGGTGGCCTTATGGCTGAAGTAGACATTGCAATCGGCAAGGGAACAAAAGCTCTATTAGGCGGTAAGTATTACGGAAAAACTAAAAGTGAAATTAAACAAATGAAGGAAGCAGAGAAAGTAGCATATGCTCAAGCTCAACAAAGAAGAAGAGATCCTGAAGCTACAAATTTTTGGGCTGATGAATTTTCTACACTTGCAAAAGGTGGAGCAATTGCCTCCATGGTTGGAATGGGTATTTTTGCTGGGGCTGCAGCTGCAGACACTGGATATTTTGGTGGATCTCCCATCAATGCAGTAGGTAAAGGTCTTTCACTTAGACAAAATGATGCAGATTATATCTATTCAATGGAACAACAAAAAATGGGACAATATGAAATGGTTGCTGCATATAACCCATCACAAGTCGGCATGAGAGATACAGATGATGCATATTCTTATGCAAGGTCTGTAAATCCATCTAGTGTAAATCCGATGAATGCAGCTCTTGCAGAAACAGCAGGAAGACAAAGAAGTATATCTCCTGGTCAATTTGGAGATACTGGCAGCCTTGTCTTTGCAATGAATACATTAAGAAGAGGTTAAAATGGCAAGTTTTTTAGGTGCCTTATGGGAGCGTGAATTAGCAAACTCAGCCATGGACAAAGGCCTGGCAAGACAAATAAGCTCTATTGCTCCTGACTTTGGTTTTCAGAGATATACCGTAGAAGGAGTAAGTAAGCCAGTCGATACCTTTTTAGGTAAGGCTATAGGGTCCTCATCGGCAAGAGGTAGTTTCATAGCAGGAGAGGGGGGCGCCATGTTTGGCAGCTCTACCAGTTACCGTGCTTATAACACAGCAGCAGAAGCATCACTATATGATGATTCAATTACTTCAAGAATTGCGAGAAAAGCCTTAGGTGGAACTGAAATAACTGGTAAAAAAGCGGCAATTAGAGGTGCAATATTTAGATTTGCAAACTCAAGAAATCCTGCAATGCTATTCACTGGTGGCTTTGCTGCTTATTCTGGACTTTCCGCCCTAGGTAGAGGTGAAGGAGTTGGAGCGGCTGCTTTTGCTTTTGGGAAGGAATTTGCAGTTGCTTCAATCTATGCCAAAGGTTTAGGTTTATTAGCAACGCCAGCTGGAATGGCAACAGCAGCAGTAGCCGGTGCCGCAGGGCTTGGTGCGTATGGAGTATATTCAACAAGAGAATATGGAAACATGTACCTGAGGTCATATCCCAGGAGTTCTTTTAATACTCCAAGTCTTAGTGACTCCGTTATGGCTTCGACAATGAGACAAAGAGCTGTCATGTCAATGCAGCAATCAAAAATGAATGCCTTTAGAAATCTATCTAACGAAGCGACTTTCGCACATCAACCTAGATCAAGATACGGTAATAGCTACCAAGGCTTGACTCCTACTCCAGTTATGGGCTACTAAATGGAATTTGCAAAATCAATAGCTGAACTTTATATTCAGCCTGATGAAGAGCATGAAAGTGTAAGCTATATAAATTATTGGACAAAAATAGATAAAAGGCTAAAAGATGAGTATAGGGATAAGTACAAAATAAAGTCCGATAACATAGCAGAAGAATGTGTTACTTGTCAAATAACTCACATTGATAAGTATAAATCACTATACCCAAATACTCCTAGGGAGTCCATAGTTCAATACAGGGCAAGTGGAGGTAAGGCAGCATTAAGCCATGCATGGCAAATTAGCTGTCCCTATATTCCGGTTGATTATTTGGCTGGTGTTAATAAAACTGTACTTGCTTCAATGAGTTCAGAAGAAAGAGAAATTATTAAAGCTACACTTGACCCTGTTGCATTTGGTAGAAGAAACTTTGCCTGGCAAGCTAGAAAACATCAAGAAATTATGATGAGGTGCCAGGCTAAGAAGAAGGTTTTAAGGTGCGGGAGACGTACTGGTAAATCTGAAGCAATGGCAATGGAGCTTTTATTTCATGCCTTAACAAGAGAAAAAGTTACTATAAATCCAGATACAGGAGATGAAGTAACCTCACCAATAAAAGTGCTTATCATTGCCCCTTACCTGGCTCAGGTTAAGGAAATTTTCCTAAAGATAAAAGGCTTCCTAGAGAAAAACAAAGAACTAAAAGATACAGTCATTAGAGATGTTCAGACTCCTAATTATGAGCTTAAGTTTACTAATGGCTCTACAATAGTAGGATTTACTACAGGTTCTAAAAACACCGGTGATGCTTCTACTATCCGTGGTCAGGGTGCTGATGTTATCTATATAGATGAAGCTGATTACCTAGGAGCTGGGGATTTTAAAGCTTTAATTCCAGTCTTTGCTGATAATCCAGACATAGTAGTAAGAGCTTCCAGTACACCTTCTGGAAAAGATTTAAGATTTAAAGAATGGTGTAATGACTCTCCTGGGTGGAAAGAGTTTTACTTTCCAACTCCAGTTCTTGAAAAAACCTCAGGAATAAACTGGAAGAGAATGAGAAGAGAGCAACGCTCTGAGTTTTCATTTGATGAGTGGCAGCAAGAAATGATGGCATTATTTATTGCCGGCTCTAACTCAGTATATCAGTCAAGGTTTGTAAGTGAAGCTATGGAAGATTATACATATGAAGATATGTCAGAACTTCAAGCTCAAGGCAGACTTATTGGTTGGGACTTTTCTGTTGGCGTTGACTGGAACAAAGATGTCGGTACAGAAATATGCGTAATAGGCTATACCAGGTCATCTGGCAGGCACATGTTTAAAGTCTTTGATTATTACAATGTGCCGAAGCAAGACTTCACTCAACATGCAGGCTTGAGTGAAGTTATAAGGATATGCAGAAAGTGGCAGGCTAAGTATGTATATATTGACCGTGGATATGGAGCCGTGCAGTGGGAAATGATAAGGCTATGGTCCTTACAGCAAAGATCCGGTACTTATGAAAGAAGTCTTGAAAGACGAGTTAAATCATTTGAGTTTGGCGGCAATATAGAAATAAGAGACCCAGCAACAGGCAAGAAAGTAACCCACCCAGGAAAGGCTTACATGGTTGAGGCTTCCGTGAGGAAGTTTGAAGACGGCGTTATAAAATTCTCTAAAGATGATGAGAAGTTAAGAAAGCAATTACTTAACTACATCATAAAAGGAAGAGATAGAAGTAATAGGCCTTTATATGGAGTTGAATCTCCCAAAATAGGAGATCACTATTTAGATGCTTTTAATCTTGCTCTTGTAGCTTTTGTCATAGAAGAAGGAGTGTTAAGTAAAGGTTACTATAATGGGTCTGCTACAGTAGGCATAGCTGGAACTGAAATGCAACAAGAAGCAGCAGTAAATGCAGTTAAAAAGAATCCATCAGTGGCGTTTTTCCCAACAATAGAAGAGGAAGTAAAAGGGCCAAATGGAATTCGCCTAATGGCAGAAGCTAGAGCTAGTAATGTAGCTTCTAGAAATAATAACCTTGAAGGTAATAGTAAAAATGAAATGTTCCCTGTATATGATAAAGGTTACAAAACAGGAAGTGAAGGAAAATATAGTAGTAAAACTTCTGCTGTAAGTAGAGGGTCTGGTAAAGGCAGTATTTTTGGAAGAAATTCTAGACTATAGAGTTGTAAAATGGCAAAGAAAAATTCTCCATCCTTTAAGTACTCAGATGATGAGTTATCAAATCTTATAAATGAAGCAGATGCTGCAAAAGCTAGGCAGCCTGTTTCTGTTGCTACAAATTATGATAGTGGCAGTCCTCTTTCATCTAGAGTATTTAATGATTCTGATGGAATGCTGCCTAAATTTGATACTGAAATTAAAGCTCCTAATAGTCGTAAAATTAATAAAAAAGAAACAAGAAAACTAAAAGAAATTTCTAATACTTATGATGCCTCTTCAGATATCGTAAAGGGTGGACCAACAGAGTCTCAATATGGAGAATTAAGAGCTTCACAAAAAAGCAGTTCAGTGACTGGTAATAGTCAAAAGTTTTATACTGCTGATGAGTTTACAAATCCACGCCGAACTGGTCCTGACTTTAGTTTTGTAGATAATGCAAATGAAGCTGCAAATGCAAATAGTGCAACTTCAGATTATAACATTCTTGATAAAGACTCAAGTGGTGTAGATAATCGTAAGCCAGTGTCAAATGCAGCTAAAAGAGAAGCAGCAAAAACTAGTGTTCCATTTTCTAATTCTTATGATAGTGCAGCTGACTTCACTGCATCTGGAGTTAGTGAGTCTGAGTATGGAAAGGTAAGAATTGGAGAAAAGGGTAGTCTTATAGGTGGAGCAGGAGGCTCAGACGCAGGCAGGGCACCTTATTATCAAGCTGGACAGGTGAGTCCAGTAGGTGGACAGAGTAGATCTCCCCTGTCTTTTTCTCCCGCAATGGGAGGAGAAATTAAAAGTTATACTGGTGAGGGAAGTGTTTTATCTGATGACATAAATTCAATGAACTCAATGCCAGATGAAAAAATGGCTCAAAGAGCTCAAGCACGAGCTGCTAGTGCACAATATAAAGCTCCCCAGCAAGTACTAAGTGGCACAGGACCTTTATTTGCCCCAGCTGGTGGTAGTAAAGTTGGACTTAGCGGGATGCTTTCAAGTGGTAAAGTTGGAAGAAATGCAATAGCAGGTGCAGTTGTCGGTGCCGTAGCAGGAGGGTTAAATCCAGCTGGAGACGATGGTCTTTTTAGAGGCGCGGCAGGAGGAGCAGCTGTAGGTGCAGTAATGGGCGGGCTAGCTGGTGCAGTTAATGCTCAGATGAATCCCAAGGGAAGTGAAACAGTCTCAAAAGGGGGAAGGCTGTTCCCTGGTCCGATGAAAGATGGAGCGCCGCCTAAAATTGGTAGAGCTGGAATGTTAATGTCAGTAGGTGGAGTAGTTGGTGGCCTGATGGGAGGCCTCCTAGGTGGATCAGGAAGAGGGAAAAGGCATAATACTATAGATAGCAACGGCTGGTCTAAGGGAACTCACCCGGCCTATTTCTAAGGTTAATAATGTTAAACATATACAAGAGTCAAGAATCTTCCTCTATGATTGGGGAAGAAAATCTTTTACTGACAGTTCATAATGGAAGAATCGGTAGCTGGAATATAATTAAGTGCTTCTTAAGAAATGATAACCCAAGCACAAAATATAATAATATAATACTGTCAGTTATTAACACCTCAAGCTCAGGTGCAACATTCCAGCTTTACCCTGGAGATTTTGAACCTACTGCACTTGAGTGGAATTTTGTTGGATTTAATAACTCTATTACAATGCAAGACATAGAAGGAACTGAAGTTTATCTTCCATTCTGGCTGAGAGTTTTCTATCCAGGCGAAACTGCAGCCAATCTATATCAGGAAGCAAGTATTAAAATCCTTGCTACAGAAGAGGCTATTTAATGACCTTTAAGAAAATTAAGTCTCCGAAAATTCCAATCTATACAAATCTTGGAGTTTCGTATGAAGATGAAATAGAATTTAGAAGTAGTTCACCTCCAGTAGAAAAAGAAGAAAAAAGCATAGCTGATTTGGTAAATGATCTTCTTTCCAAAATAGAAGAAAAAGGTACATATAATAATGTCAGTGACACTGTAAATAAGCCGGACTCTGGAGATACATATAATCCAGAAGAGATGCTTGCTCTTAGGTTGCAGAATAGAGAAAATGCAAAAAGAATAAGAGCAGAAATAGATGGGTTAAAAGCAAGATATATAGAAAGCGTAACTTTAAATAGTTATGAAATAAAGTATAAAGTTAATCAAAATTCTAAGATTAATCAGTTTATAAATGAATACTTAGATCGTCCTGCTGATAGTCCCCAGGTTGTAAAGTCCTCTCAGTATTTAGATTTAAAAGAAACTGAAAGGAGAATGATAAAGCAAGAATCAAGGGGAGTATTTGCGGAAGCAGAAGTTAATGCATCTGATTATGTTTCTTTTCCTAATCTTAATAGCCGGGACAGGATAGCAACAAGGTATGGAATAGATGTCGTTAGTGCTAGTGTAAATCTAATTGAGGATAGTGATTTTTCTAGAATTCCTGATGGAATTCCAGTAGGCTATGGACTGCTTCCTGTTTTTGAATCTGTAATGGATGTAGAAGAACAAATAGCAGGAGTAGAAGAAATTCTAGCAAGAACAGATGAAGATACTTCCTATATAGAAAATTTATTTGGGAGAGATCTTGATGAGCCTATTGACGCTAGCGCACTAGGAAGACCAGCAAATTATTCATTTAAAGAAATAATGAAGAATTGCTTTGATTGCTTTATTGGTGCATGGAATGGTCCTGTAGACTTCAAGTTTCACTTGCAAGTTGAACTTAGTATAAAGGAACTTCTTGCTCAGTTGGATTTTCTAATTGGAAGGATAAAGTTTGCCTTAGATATAGAAGGAATAATTAAGAGTAATGCTTGTTCATTATTTAACCTGGGAGTGCTATGTCCCATTGAAATAATGTTTCTAATTGCTTCGCTGTTTGGATTATTAAAATATTGTGCTCTAGAGATAGTATTAAATTTTAGAGGTTTCTTGATGGGGCTTATAGCTTCTATCCTAGGGCCTCTATTGCAAATGCTACAGCTTGCTGCCAGTTTTGGCATTGGTCCTCTTAATATATATATGGGTTGTGTGTTTAAGACTTTGCTTACTGCACCTCAGATAAGATGGACAGGCAGGATGACTCTGGCGCAATTAGCAGGCGTCCATAGTGTAATCTCTGGAAATGGAGATCAAGAGTTTGTAAACAAAAGAACCGGAACAAGAGAAGAAAGAAGAGCTGAAAATCAAAGAGAAAGAGAACTAAGACAACAAGAAAGAGAAACTAGGCAGCAGGAAAGAACTGAAACGAGAGAAGCAAACGAACAAGAAAGAAACTTAAGAAGACAAGACAGGGAATTTGCCAGACAAGCTGAAGATGATCCTAGAATTGGAGCAATACCTGCTGCAATTGAACAGAGTCCAGCTCTTGCTGCAATATTGTCTCCAACTCAGAATACTGAAGTTGAAGCTCCAGAGATAACAACAAATGGCGATCAAGAAGTACAGAGAAATACAGTAGGAGCGGCTATAGCTAGTATAGCCACAGGTGAAAGTGAGAATTCGATAAGCTTAAGTGTAAGTCCACTTAATATAGTTTCAGTAATACCTAGACCTCAGTTCCTTGAGGCACAGAATAGATTAGAAAGTAATCCTAAGTTAAATGCAGTAATAGAAAGAATCAAGTCTTTAGCTATGGGTAATCAATCCACTATTGATCTTGAAGAAATAGGTGTTGACTTTTTAAATCTAATGGATGAATCTCTTGTAGCTGGAGATGGATCACTTACCAGTGCAATAGCTGGCTTAGAGTTTGTTGAAAAAATGGTAAATCACTACAAGTGGATAATGAATGCACTTGCAGCTTTGAGAAATTGGGCAGCTCAACAGAGTGCTGGAAGAATTGAATTAAGCGCCAAAATAGCAGGGATAAGTATTCTCGTGGGAGTATTAGGTGCAATACTTAGATTAATTACTGATAAGAACTTATCAGAGTATTGTAATGTTAAGACAAATCCAGATGGGACTGTAGAAATAACTCCAACTGCTTCTCCTGATGTGCTATTTAATCTCATAAATCAAAATCCTTCACTTGTATTAGTTAATGATCCGCAGGAACCTGGTAGTGATGGTGGTGATAATATAAACAATCCAGTAATATTAAATACAATAACAGGTACTAGGTTTCCTTTAATTAACTGTACTAAAGCTCAGCCAGTTGTTCTTACAGATAGAGAAATTGCAGAATTACTATCGAATGTTTAAGAGAGTCAAATGAATAAACTATCAAATCAAATGAAACCGGCAAAACCGGAGATCAAAGATGAACTCTCTATTAAGTCAACCATAGGACTAAAAGGTGTAAGGAACCCAGTTCTTACTTACAAGCAAAGTAGAAGTGGTAACGACATATGGACAAAGCCTGAATATGACTTTTCGGATATAGAAAGAATAGCAGATATAGAGTCATATCTTGCAAGATCTTTTGATAAGAAAAGAAACCTATTCTTTAAGGGTGGTTATGACTTTGTATCAAGAAATCCAGATACAAGTTCTTATATCAAGCGGCGCCTTAATCAAATATGTAAGCAAAGTAATACAAATGTAGATTCATTGCTTTCAGATATTGAAAAAGATCTGATCATGTTTTCTAATTGCTATTTGTATGTAGTAAGAAACAATGAAGCTTCTGGTGGCTATCCCTATACTGATAGACTTAATGGCCGAAGAATCCAACCCATAGCTGGTTTGTTTATTATTCCTGCAGCAAGTGTCGAGTATAGATTAGATGATAAAGAAGAAAACATAATTAAATATCGTCAGTACATTCCTGGAAGACTCCACGAATATCGAGAGTTTAATCCAAAAGACATCATACACTTCACACGCAATAAGAAGCCAGGATTTTATGCTGGCACTCCCTCTTGTCTTCCTGTACTTGATGACATTAAGGCCCTAAGGCGCATAGAAGAAAACGTAGAGATTCTTATTGTTCAATCTATCTTCCCGATTGTTCACTACAAGGTAGGAACTGAGGAGTCTCCAGCAAGGGAGACTCTAGATGGCAGCGGTAATGAAGTAGAAGATGTAGCAAGAAGAATACAGTCAATGCCACCGGAAGGTATCTATGTAACCTCAGAAAGGCATGACATACAAATCAAAGGAACAGAAGGTAGGGCTCTCAGAGTTGAGAGCTATCTTGACTACTTTAAGAAGAGAGTATTTGCTGGCATAAGTATGTCAGGCATAGACTTTGGCGAAGGAGATACAGCTAACAGGGCAACGGCACTGGCAATAAGCCAGTCGCTACTTGATGAGGTTAAAGCAAACCAGAAGCTATTTGCTTCAAGCTTTAAGAACTTCATTATAGATCAACTGCTTCTTGAGACTGGTACTGCTTTAAATTTAGATGATGAAGATAACCATGTCTATGTATCGTTTGGTGAAATAGATCACTTCTCTGAGATTGCAGAAGAAAACAACGTAATCCAAAAGTGGATTAACAATGTAATTACGCTAAAAGAAGCAAGAAGAGAACTTGGACTAAATGAACTCTCAGATGAAGAAAGAGAAGACTTATTCGTTCATCGGGTTACAATTCCTGCAACATTAGTCTCTGGTACTACAGATGGTAGTAATGCAGTTTCTCTTGCAGCAGCAGAGAATCCAAACACACCTATAAGGCCTGAAAACGTAAGACAGGCAACGCAGGAAGTTAATAGAAGGTCTAACCAGGCTAGAGCTAATGCTAGCCCCGAAGGCTCTGCAAGAAGGGCAGGCAGGCCTAATCAGGCCCCTCAATCAAATGGTGGAGCTTCAACTGCAGTATCCCGGCCATCTAATCAGTTTGGAACCTCAACAAGCCCAAGGCCAAGCTCCAGAGACCAGCTGGAAAAATATCTGGCTGATAACAATCTAAAAGATTTTGTTGGAGCTATAACTCAATACTCTAAAGTTGGAGTCCTGGACTCAAGTGATAAGAGTATGTTTATGGCTTCCTTGAGCTTGTTTAAAGATAAGGAAAGAGTTTCCGTTGCAAGGGTTAGTGGAGCTGCTTTTGATAGCGGGATAAAGTATACATTCTCTGAGTTTGGAACTTCCATAGTTGGCGACGAAGTCTACATAGAAGCTGCCAGGTGTAAGCGTCTAGCAGAAAGCTATATAGACAAAGCATTTGATGAAGTACAGAAGGTAATAACTAAAAAGAAAGAAGTAACAAAGGACGATGTTATTGCTTCTGTTAATTCAATTGCCTATAGATTAGACTTTATCAGAAGAACAGAAAAAGTTAGAAGTTATAATTGGGGAGTAATCTCAGGATTACGAATAGTTGGAGAACAGTACTATTCGATTGAGCTAAATGAAGATAGTGAAGAAAGTGAAGTAGCATTGTTAAATAAGAAGTTCCCACTTAATAGTGCTGATTTAAACAATATACCTCCATGGCATCCTAATAGTTCAATTACAGTTAAAAGAGTGAATAATGAATAATCAAATAATTCTTGATGAAAAGTTTACGGAAGATCAAATATTAAAATGTCTTCCTGTTAATCTAAAAGAAGAAGTCTGGAATCCTAAGTCCCCTAACTTCTTGAACTTTGAACACTTCAGGGATTCTGAAGAATATTCAGGTGGGCTAACTGCGGTTAATAAAGTCACTCATGGCTTTAAGATGAATCGCAATAAAAGAATATACGGCCCTCGTGAGCTTAAGCTTGCAGCTGATAGCATACTCACTCCTTATCCTGCCCCTATTAAGAATGGCCACTCAGCTGGTGGTGATGATGGCCCTGTAATAGGAAGAGCAGTAAGAGCAAAGTATGTACCCAAGAAGTCTGATGATGTTATTGATGTTAATCTTGTCAATAAGCTAAAAGCTACCGATAAGATGTTCCATCAGGCAATACAGAATGCAGCAAAGAAAGGTTTCTTTGGTAAAGATAATGGTGGTGCTGGTTATCTGGAAGGCGTAAGTAAGATTACCGATAAAGATGCCATTGAGAAGATATTGGATGGTAGACTGATGACTGTCTCCGTAGAGATGATGACTTCCAAGTGGCTAGACCCAGGGTCTGGAGAGGCTTGGGATTATGATCTCCTTTCAAAGTTTCAGCCGGGAAGATTTGATGAAGACAAAGTCTTCCATGCACTCTTGGCAACTGACCTTCAAATAGAAGGCTGGGCATATGTGACTCATCCGGCCGATAGAGAAGCTGTACTCCTAAGCTCCATGAAGGATTCCATAGTTCAAGAATTTAAAGAAATGGCCAAGACGCCAACCTTCTACTTTGGTAACATTAACTATAAGAACATAAATGATTCTGTTCTTTCCAATCTAGATTCTTCTATATGTGAAGACCATGCTATAGATGGTGGAGTTTTTGCAGATGAAAATACAGGCTTACAAGAAGAAAAAGAAGAAGTAATGCCCCTGGCAACAGATGCAGAAAAGTATAGCAATATAAGCTTTAGTCCGCCTCAGAGTGTTAGGGCTGCTGCTAAGCGTGGACTAGAGGTTAGGGCGTCTAAGCCTCCCTCTGAAAGAGGAGGCACTGCCATTGGCGTTGCAAGGGCCAGGGATCTAAGCAACGGCAAAGACGTAAGCCCTGACACTGCCAGGAGAATGAAAGCCTATTTTGACCGTCATGAGATTGACAAAAAAGGTAGTACCTGGAGTGAACAAGGCAAAGGCTGGCAAGCATGGCACCTCTGGGGAGGTGACCCAGGACAAGCTTGGTCGGCTAAGTTAGTAAGACAAATGAATTCAGCTGACGAAGGCTCAGATGCCAATGCTGCAAGTGAAATTACCAATGATAATAACAATGCAAACGGAGATTACTCGATGCTAATTAATAAGTATAAAGAAGGCCTTGATACTGGGACTGAGACAGTAAAAGTCGAAGAAGTAGTATCTGAACTTTACGGCAAAGATTGTAAGGTTCAAGTTGTTAATGCCCTAATGTACAAGGGTATTCCAATTGCAAGCAATGATGCTTTTGCTTCTGTGCTCGAAGTATTTGGAGAAACCCCTGAACTTGAAAGACTATCTATAGTTCTCGATGCTCTACTTGATGGCAGAGATTCACTAGTAGAAGTAGTTGATTCAAAGGAAGATTCAGCCATAGATGATAACAATAAAACAGAACAGTCAATCGCTGACGAAGAGGTATCAGTAGAAATGAACTTAGAATCTGTTATAGGTTTCATCCGTGATAATAAGGAAGCTGTAATTTCAGAGCTTAATCTTGTTGACTCACAAAAGTTTGAATCTCTTCAACTGGAGCTTGACTCCATTCGCTCACAAAAAGAAGAACTACAAAAGAAGCTTGACTTGTCTGCTTCTGATTCAGTTAAGCTTGGTGTGCTTCGAGATGAACTAAGAAGCATGAGTCAAGAAATTACTACAAGTCAAGTAATGTTTAATCAAGTAACTAGTGACTCAACTGCAATGCTTGCCAAGGTGGCTAAGGTTCTAAGTGCAGTTGGTTGCGAAGTTTCACTTGAAGATGATTTTATCTTTGCAACTAATCTAGATAGGTTTAATAAGGCAATTGATAGCCTTGACCTTGAACTTATTAGGTCTAAGGTAAATGCACTCGGAAAGGATCCGGTTACTGAATTAGTAGCTGCTGATCATGTATCTGAGGAAGAAGTAAAAGTAGAGTACAATAAAGCAGAAATTAGAGCAGCTAGAAACTATGAATCACTAGTAGAAGATTCAGGTATTATTGCTGCAAATAATTATTGGTCAAAACAAATCAAGCAAGGTTTTGTTAGACCAGATCTCAAAGCAAAACAAGTCCTAGATTCAATTAAGTAATAGGAGGATAGTAATGGCTTATATACCGAATTTCAGAAAGCCAGTTGTTCCTTTCGGGAATATCATTCCTGAAGTACACTCATCAAGTTCCGAGCGTCCCTGGCTAGATTCACAAGTAGCAAACTGGCTACCCCTTGGCGATACAACTACAAATCGTACCATGGGTTTCATTGTTTATGAAGAGCCTGTTAAGAAGGACTTCTTCGTAATTACCCCCGGTAAGCTTGTAGGTATTACCCGCGAGCGAATTTCACTTACAGGCTTTAATGGCCCCGTTGGCCGCCTTGTTCCTGCTGGCATTAAGCTTGCTTGGGAAGAAGCTGCCGGTGATGACGTAGTCCTTCAGTATAAAAACGTTGACGTAGAAAGGCGAACTGAGGATCTTGCTACTGGTACTTTTGTTGCAGGAGAAGTAGAGTATACAAAGGATGAGCTCACCGCTGCCCTGCAGTCACGAGGCCTTCTTAAAACAACTGAAACCCTCTCTGACTTTGTCTCTGAGCCGGTAGGCATTGTTCCTCAGGCACAGTGGGAATCACCTGGTGGTGATGGTACCCAGCCGAGCGGCTTCAAGTTCCATAACTATAACAGGGGCAATCGCTCACAGATTCTCTGTGACTATGTTCTTACCTATCCTCTTACTCCGTCGGGAGTTGCTACAACTACAGTTCCAGTGATAGGTACAGTAGTCGATGCACTCTCAGACCTAAGTGCACTAGAGCCTTCATCTAGCGGATCAGGCTTCTGGATACTACCTGCTGTAGTAGAGTCACTACTAGGTGCAAGGTATGGTGCCATTACTAATGAGAACTTTATTGGTCTGTCACTTGGTCGTCGCCGTCTAGAAGTCGCTCCACATCTTACGTTTAAGATTACAAGAGGTGCGACCGACAGGACTGATCTAGTTCTAGTAAGAAAGAAGAACCATATTAATGAGCTGACAAAAGAAGGTGACTATTTCGTTGACCTTGAGCTTGGTATTATTTTCTTCTATGAAGCAGGTGGTGATGGAATTCCTGTGAACCTTGCAGCTGCTGACGTAGTTTCAGGTCAGTACCTTCTAGCTTTCTCAACCTGGACTTCTCACTTGGCTCACATTCGAGGTGATATTTATCCTGGTCAGCTATTGACCTATGATAAGTACAGCAACTTTGCTCCTTTTGTTCCGCGTCCGGCTGAGACAGATGTAGATGGCACACCAGGTTCTGTTGATCTAGTTGACCCGAGCACCTACACTCGCCCGGAGCGAATCGTAGGTCAGGCTCTAACTTTCTCCTCATATCCCCGTGACGGAATGGACAAGGTACACACCTGGTACTCAAACCTTCCCACTGGTGTGCTAGATAAGATGCCCGGTTCTGCAACTGGCGGCTTTACTGATCAACAAACCTATACCGGCTCAGGTCAGTACATGGTTCTAGTCAACTTACTTAAGTAATTAGGAGGCTTTAAATGAGCAGCTTTGGAAAGAAATATACTATTGAATCAGCCAGCGAATTGGCTGCTGTCATTGCAAATGATGGCTACCACCCGCAGGCTACAGGGTCAGATGACCCGCGTCTAACAATACGCGATGCAGTTATGTCAAATGACCTAAGTGCATTGTTCCCTCACGCAGTAACAGAGATCATGGTTGAGGCTACTGAGCCCATCCTTACTCTTACTCCCCTCCTTGATGTAATCAACGCAGAAGGTGCAGCTACTCATGAATGGCGTATGCCTGCCATTGGTACCTTTACCATTGAGCGTGTTGCTGAAGGTCAAGCTTATCCTCAGCGCAGACTACAGATGGGTGGTTCAACTGTAACCTGTACCATTGATAAGTACGGTGTTGCTCTTGGCTTCTCACCTGATGCAATCGAAGCCTCACGCTGGGACCTACTTGGTATGCACCTTCGTGAAGCTGGCCGAGCATTTGCTCGCAAGAAGGAAACAGTTGTAGCTGACCACATCCGTGGCCTTGGCGAAGCTGTATTTGACAACCTCAATCCTTCTCTATCACGTCGTGGTATTACTACTGGCCGTGATATTGCAATGGCTCCCAATGGTACTCTTACTGTAGATGACCTATTTGAAGCTTATCATGACCTACTTCATAAGGGCTACATGGCTGATCTATTGATCATGCACCCGGCTACTTACATGATGTTCATCAAGGATCCGCTTCTTCGTGCATTCGTTATGCAGAATGGCGGCGGCGTAGTCTTTCAGAACTACACTGGTCAGGCTCGCAATGGCTTCCCCCGTCCTGCTGGCACCCAGATGACTATTGCATCTGGTAGCCGAAATGCTGGTCTTGGTCAGTTTAATACTGGTGCTCCTTCTAAGAACTCGGATTTCAATCCTGCTCTTACAAGCGCCCCGGTACTTCCGAGCTACTTGCCGTTCCCGCTTAGGATTATTGTAAGCCCCTTCATGCCTTATGATACAGTTAATCGTCTAACTGACATCATCATGTGTGATTCTTCTTCACTTGGCGCTGTTGTTGTAAAGCACGGCCTACGTCAGGTAAACTGGAGCGATCCTGAGCACGACCTACAGTATATGAGATTTGATGAAGCTTATGCTCCTCTTATGTATGAAGAAGGTATGGGTTCACTAGTGTTCCGTAACGTCAAGTGTGACCAGAACTGGTTCCCGGGTATGCCTGGAAGTGCAGATTTTGATATTACTTCAATTTCTGTAATTGATAGGACTACTGGTTCACCGCTCTAATTACTAGTTTACTTAGTAAGTAGTATCGAAGCCCCCTGGAAACAGGGGGCTTTTTTGTTTGTAGTAAAATGTAGGTGTCTTTAACCTGGTGTTACCAATGAACAACAACATAGTAGATATTAAAAACTATAATTTAGATTTAACAGGAATTAATTTAAAAGAAGATTATGAAAGATTTTTAGAAGATGACTGGATTAGGGATAATACTGAAATGGTTAATGTTAGAGTAATATACTCAAATGAAGGCCTTGTAAGCCTTGAATTTACTGAGGAGAAGGGTTACCTTACAGTAAGTATTGATCCAGAGCTGAAGAAGATTATAGAGTAGTTTATAGCTCTCTCAGGGCTATAGATTAGTCAAGTTATTTTAGACTATAGTAGGTACAATTATCTTGAGCACTTTTAACCGAGCTTAAGAGGTTGTATGTCTATTCAATTAACTTTCAGTCCTAGTGCGGGGAGCACTTTGGTTGGAGTAAATCAGCCTATTGAAATTATAAGCAATAGGACTTTGGATTTATCTAACCTAGAAGGATGTATACATGTTTATGGGCCAGATTTTACTGTAGCCCAAAACACTACAATGGCCAATAGTGTTGCTTATGATAAGCAGCATTTAAGTAAGATACTTAGAAGCGGTGGGTTTCAAGGGGAAGTCGAAATACAAATCCTTGTAGAAGGATCTACAATTCTGCCAGAAAGTCCAGATACAGAAACTGGAACCAGGATAATGGTTTACCCTAAGGGGTCATGGGCAGAGCATACAGATTACACTGTTTTTATTTCTGGCGGTGATAACACAGAAAAAGAAAGTACACTTAGAAGTATTAGCATTTATGAGCCTTCTGCCTTACAAGTTTCAAGAGGCCAGTTAATATTTGAAGGGACCTATACAGAAGATAAAAGCGATGTACTTGTCATACAGGTAACTTCAGGCGGACGTGCAAATGAAGTTGAATTTACATGGAGTTTTCTAGATGGAGAATCTGGGCAGGTAGAATCAACAGCAAAGCTAAAAGATGAAGTTGTACACTACCTTGATAATGGCATAAGTATAAGGATTCTTACTGCAGAAGATCAGCTTATAGTTGATGGTGATTTTACATCAGCATACTTGCAGAAGCCTGAGTTACTAGAAAGTACATTGAAGTATCAGTTTTCTACTGCAAAGAAAGAAATGATAGAAGTTGAAGCTGAAAGTTCAACTTCCCCACTTATGACAACTTTATCTGTAAATGGATTTGAGTTGATTAACTCATCTCCTAAAGATGAAGCTTCTAATATTCCTCTAGATAAAACCAATATAGTTCTACAATTTAATAAGGATGTAAATCCACAATCAGTAAATGCAAAGACAATTAGAATAAAAGCAACTGCAGCAGACGGGACAACTGAAACAGTAGAAGTGCCTGCTTCTTTTCTCGTAGAAGGTAGTCGTGTATTTATCAAGCTGGAGGTTGAGTAATGACAACACTACAGGGACAAGCAATAAAACTGGAAGCGCAATTCACAAGTGGAATTGGCAAGAATATAGATCCTGCAGAATTAACTGTTTATATATTTGATCAAGGATCAAATCCAGATGAAAAAACAGTAAAAATAGAAGATGCAGTTGCTGTACTTAGCCCAGTAAGAGTGAAGAAAGGATCATATGAAGTTCAATATGATGTACCGCCTGACGGTGAAGTAGGAGAATGGTATGCTCTTTGGTTTGGTAGTAACAATACAACCTTCTTTAGAAAGGTTACCAAGTTTCAAGTAGTACATAACTATGAAATAAATGGAACACCGCAGCCTAAGAAAGTGTTCTACTTTACTGAGAATACGCTTTATACCATAGAAATAGATGGCGTAGAGTCAGTAGATGAAGAAGTCATTTCTGATGAAATGATATGGTTTACTAGCAAGTATACCCCAATGTATACAAGCTTCCAAAACATACTTGCTCTAATGAGAGAGTGGGTACTCAAGCTTAAAGAAGATGCAGTCAATTACTCTATATGGAAATATAGTGAAGAGGCTGACATCATTACTATGCCCAGAGTCGCGCCAGATGAAAAGTACCTGAGGCTTGCAAAGAGAAAGTTTGTAGAGTTCTCTACTGTATTAAATCTTCTAGAAAACTTCAGTGGCTCTTCTTCTACTCTAAAGTCTAAGTCACTAGGTGACCTTAAGGTTATCTATGCAGACAATCAAATAGGCTTAGGCGATGCAATAAGAAAGACAAAGAAAGAATTAGAAGAATGGGAGAGGGTGCTTAACTCCGGTGGAACCAGAGTTAAGGGTCAAAGCATAGGGCTAGTGCCTACCATAGTAGGCATAAACTCAGGAGACAGGCCTTGGCTTGGTAGAGATATTTATGAAAATAAATATGGAGAAAGGGCAGCTAATAGCAGAATAAGAAAAGAAAAAGGCATAAGAACAGAGCCTGCATATGTAACACCAGTGACGCCTAGTCACATTGACAGGATAGGGAGAGATGTCTGGTAACTCAATAGTATTTAA